TTATACGGGAAACTCAATACACACAACAGTGCGCCCTATATTTCAATAAAACCCACTTGGTCTCGGAGGGAGGACGGTAACACCTCCACCACCTACCCACTACACCCTGCCAAGACCTGCCAAACTGACATGACAAACCGACATTGTGTCATACTGACAAATTGTCAGCGACAAGTGACATTGTGTCATGTGGCATGACAATATATGTTTGGCATGGTGTTTGCATATTATATGGTGAGCAATTAAAATTTAGAATTATTATGACACAAAAAGAAAAAGAATTGTTACTCCAAGTCATTTGCACAATGTTGCCGTATGGAGTTAGAGTTAAACTTAATGGGCGTAGAGAAACATCAAATAAATTAACAATTGATTGGCTTTATGCATATTCAAGACACATTGAAGATATTAAGCCATATCTTCGTCCAATGTCAAGTATGACAGAAGAGGAAAAGGTAGAATATGACCAGTTGTGTTATAATTGCCAAGAGCAAGATAGCGTTGATTACAATATAACCCAACTTGATAGGACACAACTTATATATGTTATTGATTGGCTTAACGCCCATCATTTTGACTACCGTGGTTTAATCCCTATGGGATTGGCATTAGAAGCACCAGAAGATATGTATGCAACGAAATCAAAATCAACAACAACAAAACAATTGTGATTATGTTGGCAGCAATAATATTGATAGGCAGTTTCGGTGCAGTGGTTTATTCCTGCATTGGAAAATAGTGACACCAATACGCAGATGCGTACACATATTTGGCACGATAATTGTATAAACGATATGTGGGTCAAGGTGCGCCACCCGAATCAAAGTGCGCACCGCAACAATTAAAATTAGAATTATGGAACAGACAAAAGAACAAAAAGTTTATGTACTCACGACACAATGGAGTTTGGATTATGAGCAAGGCAGCAATGTAGGTGTGTATGCCACAAAGGAACTTGCCCAAAAGGAGATGAAACGTGACTATGAGTATATGTGTGAGGAATATCCCGATTGGGTTAGAAGTATTGATGATAATTGTGCTGAAATGCAGGAAGAGGGTGATTATACCCGAAATCATTGCGATTGGCAGATAAAGGAAATGAAAGTAATCACCGAATAAAAAACAAGTATCATGGATGAGATTATCAATATGCTAACCAAACCTTTCGTTACGGGAGAGTATGTCTATTTTTGGCGGTTGGAATGGTGGAAATGGTTTATAGTAGAACCACCAAACCGAAAGCACCTCATCGGGAAGCTATATTGGAGGTGCAAGTAAAGTGAATTGGCACGCTTTTTGCATATATCGCAACACAATTAACAAGTTTTATTCACAATTAAAATTTAGATTATCATGGAAAAACAAGCAGTCATTTCATTCAGCGTTGCAACAACAATAAGCGGAAATTCTATCGCTGAAATCAAGCGTAAATTTGAAAATATGAATATTCCGTTTGAGTTCATTGAATTGTTGTCCGTAGAGGATGCGAAGACAAGAGATGACTTGATGGAGGTTTGGAATGATGACCGACCACTCTGTGAGTTGGAGGATGAATTGAGAGAACAATTTGATGATTTTGACACCGATACATTTTGTATTGATGATTATGGCATCAAACACAATGGTGCTTTAATCACCCACATTACAAAGCCCAACGATGCGGATATTTGCTTTTGGAGTTGTAGTAGAACTCCGTATTGTGATAAGGATGCCGAAGAAATCCAAATCACAGACTACGACCAAAGAAGAGAAATCATTATTGAAATCCTGCAAAATTTGTAAACAATTAAAATTCAGATTATCATGGCAAAAATCAGTAAAGAAGAAATCAAGAACCTCAACGGAAAAAAATATGAGTTTGAGCAGGCGGTATATTGGAACGGAGATGGTTGGGCGAGCGTGTGCGGATATTTCACCGAAAAAGGTGTTGTCCGTTTCGCGGGGACACCGATGGAAACCATAGAAACCTATGATGAAATTGACGATTACATCCTGCAAGTCTGCATTGACAATATCGTTGATAACGATTAAGACGAGACATTATAATAATTAAAATTAGCAAAACAATCATTAATTAAAATTTCATTAAAAAAAGTATTATGAAGAAGATTTTATTTGTATTAACAATGGTTTTAATGAGCGTATGCTCTTTTGGTCAAGAATACAAAACAATTGATATTCCTTTGTCGGTGGAATATGGTCTTGTCCCGAAACAAGAAGTAATCAAAAGTTTTGACACCATTGAAAAATCGTATCAAGTTAAAGAATTGGTTACATCAAAAATTTCCAATCGTGGTTTTAAGACCGATTCGGATGGCTCAATATTGACAATTCTAACCCTTGAAGATGGACATATCGTCACACTTTCAGTCGCAAACAATCTAACCATCGCAGGAGATATTATTGGTAGTGATTATAGTTATTACATTACACGAACCAAATGTTATCCGTATTATAAAGAAAAATACGATACCATCTATGTTAAGGTGAATGCTCCGAAATATGTAAACCTCGCTTTGTTAAAAGTGAAGTCGGAAATGTATATTGACAACAAAACCCATTATTCAGCAAAAATCTATTCCTATTCACTTGATAAGGCATTTTGGATTGAAACCGACAATTATTTTTATAAAAAGCACGAAAACGACAAGCGTATTACAAAAAGAAAAGCAAGATTGAACAAATACTATATGGAATATTCCGATTACAAGATGTTTTTGAATTTCGTATATACCGCATTTAGAATTAAAAATTATAATTTCATTGAAACACCATCCAATTAGATAATCAAAATATTCGTGTCATGCCGATGAGGTTTGGCACGATTTTTGTTTATATGGAGATGTATTAGTAACAATTAAAATTACGATATTATGAAAATCACATTAAAAGAAATTACAATCGGAGAAGTTGCAAAAGGTTTTGTTGATAACAACGAACAAGGTGTTGTCGGTTATGACGGATTGTTGAATATCCGACCCGCATACCAAAGGGAATTTGTCTATAAGGACAAACAACGCAATGCGGTCATTGACACGATTATGAAAGGTTTTCCGCTTAATGTTATGTATTGGGCGAAAAATGCAAATGGCACTTATGAACTCCTTGATGGTCAGCAAAGAACAATATCTTTCTGCCAATTTGTCAGCGGTTGGTTCTCCGTGACTGACACAAATGGCAATCCGAAGTATTTTCAAAACATGACTGAAAAGGAGCAATCCGATTTCCTTTCATACAAATTGTTCATCTATGTTTGTGATGGGGCAGACAACGAGCGTCTTGATTGGTTTCGCACTATCAATATAGCAGGCGAAAAACTGACCGACCAAGAACTTTTGAACGCTAATTATGTCGGTGCTTGGTTGAGCAGCGCAAAACAAAGGTTTTCAAAGACAAATTGTGTGGCATACCATATTGGCAACAAATATGTCAATGGCAGTCCGATTCGGCAGGAATACCTTGAAACCGCTATTAAATGGGTTTCCGATGGCAAGGTTGCTGAATACATGGCAGCGCATCAATTTGATGAAAATTCCGATGAATTATACAATCACTACCGCAATGTGATTGATTGGATTGAAAAAACATTCACCACATACCGAAAGGAAATGAAAGGTTTGGATTGGGGTAAATTGTATAAAACCTATCACAAAAACGAATATGATAGTGAAAAACTTGAAGAACAAGTGAAAGAGTTGATGATGAACGATGAGGTCACCGACAAGAAAGGCATCTATGAATATGTGTTGAGTGGAAAGGATGAGTATATCGCACGCAAATTGTCAAAACGGACTTTCTCCAATGCTGACAAACGAACTGCCTATGAAAGACAAAATGGCATTTGCCCTAAATGCGGTCAGCATCACGAATTTTCCGAAATGGATGGAGACCACATTGTCGCTTGGTGGAGAGGAGGCAAAACAACACTTGACAACCTTCAAATGCTCTGCAAAAAGTGCAATGGTGTGAAAAGCGGAAAGACTGAATAACTTTGGCATACTTTTTGCATATATGGGAATGTCAGTATATTTATAGAAACAACAATTAAAATTATAATTACTATGGCAAATAACAATTCAAACCTGCACAATGCAAAAACCGCAAAAAACGATGAGTTTTACACCCAACTTTCCGACATTGAGAAAGAACTGAACAACTACAAGGACTTTTTCAATGGAAAAATCGTTTATTGCAATTGTGATGACCCAAGAGAATCCAATTTTTTCAAATTCTTCTCATTGAACTTTGAGAGACTTGGCTTGAAAAAACTCATCACTACGGGGTATAAGAAAGACGGACACGGGGTTGTTTTTGTCTATGAGGGTGACAAGAACGGAAATAGAATGGTTGATGATGATGAGGTTGTTGTGACCGAATTGAAAGGCAATGGTAGTTATGATTCCGAAGAGTGCATTGAATTTCTAAAAGAATGCGATGTTGTTGTGACCAACCCACCATTTAGTTTGTTCCGTGATTATGTGAAACAACTGATGGACTACAATAAGAAATTTTTAATCATTGGAAGCCAAAATGCTATCACATACAAGGAGATTTTCCCTTACATCAAAAATAACCAACTTTGGTTAGGAATGAATTGGGTGAAAGAGTTTATCCAACCTAACAAGGAAATAAAAAAATTTGGAAACATTTGTTGGTTTACCAATGTGGAAAACAAAAAGAGAAACAAACCTTTGGATTTGTATAGAAAATACAATCCAACTGACTATCCGAAATACGACAACTATGATGCTATTGAGGTCAGCAAAGTAACTGATATTCCCGAAGATTACAACAGAGTGATGGGTGTACCTATTACTTTCCTTGACAAATATTGTCCTACACAATTTCAAATTGTAGGAATTGACCGCTATGTTGAAGATAATCCAAATTATGGACATCGTTTCAACATCAATGGAAAAGAATGTTACGCACGAATTTTAATTAGGAAACTCGCTTAATCAATAATCTTTTATAAACACCCTTTCCATTGATTTCAAATTGACCAAGTGATGCTCCATTTCCATCAATATCGTGTTCGTGACCTACAATTTGAAATTGTGTACAATTAACGAAAAAAATATGACATTTATTGCATAATCCTAATTTTAATTGTAATGACAATGTGTCACCTTTAACTGACAAGGTGGCACATTTTTTATGACAATATGTCAGTTGAGGTTTTGGCATGGTATTTGCATAATGGTAAATGTATAACAATTAAAAATTTAGTGCTATGAGCGAAAATATTGAAAAAATCATTAAGAACGCAAAAGATAATAACTATAACACAATGGATATGGTTATTGCCGCCAACTCAATTATGGTGGAAGAATTGAAAAACAAAATCAAAGAAAACGGAGGTAGCATTTCATTCACCAAACAATTCTCAAATCCATTTATGGTATATTGTGGAACTGAGGTGAGCGAGGTCAAGGTGACCAAAGTTTATTTTGATGAAAATGAAGAAATTAAAATTGACGGGCAAATTGTTTATGGTGATGATACCATTTATACATTCGATATTGACGAATTTGTGATGGGGCAGATATACAACATTCTCATAGTGATATAACAAATTGGCACACTATTTGCATATAGGGAAATGTAACAATTAAAATTAGAATTATGGCAACATCAAGAGAAATCAAAGAAAAAGCAATCCAAAGTTTAATAGAAATTATTTCCTCTTGTGTCAAGAGGAGTGGTGGAAAAATAACAACCCGTGTCAATATTGGGGAGGCAAGAACACACAACGAAGTGTTCACCCGAACCATTAGGGATGTGTTTGATTACAAACACTCAAACAAAGACGCTTTACGAAATTCCGAATACGATTTGTATTATAGCGAAGATTGTTGCCACGATGCACCGATTGAAGAATTGGGATTCTATCAATTGTTTGAGATTGCATACCAATGTGAAAATATTAACAATTAAGATTACAAGATTATGAATAGCATTGAAACCTTACCAATCAGCATTGAGCGCAAAGGTGGCATATATACATTAGATGTATATGTTACCGCATGGAACAAGTTGTGCGTATCTTATAGAAACATTGTGGTCCCTGCTGACAAGTATTGTTCGGTAGTGATTGAGCCCGACAATTATTCATCAAAACCAAACATTGAAAATGAATCAATTGGGAATGCCCGAAATCTTGACGATGCGGTGGAAATGATTAAAGAATATATTGAAAACAATTAATTATGAATACCGAGAGAAAAAATTATATTTGTGAAAATGAGGATGAGTACAAGGAATTGCTATCATCCTTTGTGGCAACCAAAGCGTATGCCAAAATCAAGGAACACAACCTAAATGAAAATCAATCGTGGAAATTGATGGAATGGGCAATCAATTATTCCATCAATCTATATGAGAAAAGTGAAACGCTAAACTATTATGTGATGGATTTGGATTTTGAAAAATACATCATTGAAAATTTGGCATAGTATTTGCATATTGCATAATGTCAATTTAATTTATTCACCAATTAAAATTTGAATTATGGCAAAGAAACAAAAAACCTATCGTGTGAGTTTATCATGTGTCTATAACGGATATATGAATGTAAAGGCGGACAATGAAGACGATGCTCTTCGCAAGGCAAATGAAATGCTTAACTGCGAAACCTTGTCGGAATTTCCCCAATATGTGGATATGCCTTATGGAGAATTTCAATTTGGTGAGGCAACTGCCGATTTCATTGAAGAAACCTATGAGGATGATGACAATATGTCACCCGATTCTGACATTGTGTCAGACCAATGCGCAAGCGGTGTTGTCCGTGAGTATGGTGTGATGTTTTGTGATGAGGGTATTTTCGGGGATGATGAAGAACACGAATACGATGTTGATTGTGCCGATGGTGCTGCCGTTGCACACGCAAAGAACGAAAAAGACCCACAAACATTAGTACTGACCTATCCGAAGATGGCGGAGGTTGTCAAAAATGTGAAGATGGTAGATGATATTGGTGATTATCGTGGATTGCTCTATAACGAAAAAATCCACTACGCTGATGTTATGATGTATTGTGGCAAGATTGTCGCACGGATGTAAGGTGGAATTTTAATTGTTGTCAGCGTGCCATGCTTTTATGAGTTTGGCACGCTTTTTGCGTATAGTAATATGTAAACGGATTGTCTAACTTAAACCACCGACAATGAAACCACCTTAATAGCATAGGACATAAAAACCAATAAGGCATGGGTTATGCCGAAAAGGGCTGAACATTTAGTAGTGTAGTAGGAGAGTGTACTCCGTCACACGAAAAGCGTTTAGGAGAGTGTACTCCAACCTACCCTTTATTTTTTTATAGGGACACATTGTCAGTCCTGCCATGACACTTTGTCAGTATGACATTTTTGTCATGTGTGTCATGCCACATTGTCAGTATGTGTGACAAACAAGTTTGGCATGATTATTGCATGATGTATGGAGAATAATTAAAATTTCCGATTATGAGCAACAATACAAACAAAGAAAAAGCAAAGGAGTTATTTTACAATTTTTGCAAAGAGAAATCTTGTGATGGTAGAGTTATATGCACATTTTGTCCAAGAGCAAAGGCATTAGCACCATTGATTGAAATGGCAGAGTGGAAAGAAAAACAAATGATTGAGAGGGCGCAAGATTTTATTGCCACTTGGTTTTATGAACATCCGCATGAACAAAAATTTATATGCTCCGATGAATTTGGAAGTATTGACCAATTGCTTGAAAAGTTGAAAAAAGCAATGGAAGAATAAAATTCCCGAATATGAATTTTAGTTTGGCACACTTTTTGCATATAGTAGTGTGCAGTAATAACAATTAAAATTAGAATTATGAAACAAGCGACAAAATTGGTAGCAGCGAAAAAAGAAATCGGAAGAGTAATGCAGATTGCTGAAACGATAAGAACACAAATCAAATACCCGAACAAATATGTGTTTTGCTCTTGGGGAGCACACAACTTCCAATTTGCGGTCACGGATGACAATAACTACCCTGCATTGCGTTTCAAGGTGAACGGAATGAAATTCAAGGGTTATGTGCATATCATCTACAACCCTATGGATTACTATGAGATTGAGTTTGTCAGCACTCATGGCAATTTGAAGAAGAGAGTGGAAATGTGCTATTTTGACAATTTGCAGGAAATCATTGACAATTATGTTGAGAAAATTCCCGAATATGAATTTTAGTTTGGCACGGTAATTGCGGATAATCAAGTACAATTAACAATATCATTAACAAACAAAAACAACACAATTATGAAAAAATCACAAAACAACAACGCTGAAACTGAAACTCTTTTTGGTATTACCACATTTACCGATAAAGCAAATGAGTTGTGGTTGGTAACCGACCCAACCGACTATGATGATGAACTCATCGGAACATATCAAGTGGAATATGATGTCATTGACAAACTCGCCACAAAAGATGAAGCGGTCAAGTATTTGGTTGAAGAGGGCGATGATGGGGAAGATTTGTTGGGCGAAACCGACAATCTTGATGTGGATAAGATGAAAGAAGACGGCTATCTTGGGTATTATTATGATATGGGAGATAGTGTATTGATGGTTTGTCTATTTGACAAGTCTATGGCGAAAAAGATTGACGGAGAAGAGGCAAGGTTTGATGACGATGGAAAAAAATTATATCGTTACCCAATAACTTGGTCGGAAGAGGATGGCGGTTGGTTGGTTGTGTATGCTCATTCTTACGAGGAGGCAGAACAACTCTATGATGACGGAGAGTATGAAGTTGAAGCCTCCGAAGAGGACAAAGAGTATGTTTGGGTGTATTCATCATCCTTTGAGAACGGAGCAAAATTCAAAAACGAATGGGGTGTAAAACTCTTCAAGAATCGTTCTGCTGCGGAAAAATGTTTGAAAGAAGATGCGGAGATTAAGAAATGTATGTTCTGTGATGTGTATAACGATGGTGTTATCATTGAAAAAGAAACGGACAAAGTAACAATCTCCACAAAAAACGATGGTTGTGTTGATGATGAATGGAAAGGAATGATAACCAAAATGTCAGTCAGCAAGGCAAAATAAGTTTGGCACGATAATTGCATATAGTATAATCGGTCAAGGTCTCACACCGACATTAAGCGGAGACCACAATTAAAATTTCAATAGTATTATGGCAACAAACAAAATGAATCAAATTGTAAACAACACGAACCTTGAAATCTACAAGGCGAAAGCGAGAACCATTTTTGCGGAGGCGAAGAACGCATTGGTGAACGATGAAATCACCATGAGCGATTTGCTGAAATTGGACTTGGAATTTGACAAGGCGGTCATGGGTGTTGTTGAATGTGAGAAGAAAAAGGCGAAACTGAACAATGAGGAGGTTAAGAACAAGAGATTGCTTGACATTGCGAGAGACATCGTGTATGGCGAAGATGATGAGTGCGATGAGGAATGTGAAAACGAAGAAGATGATACCGATGACAATTCCCATGTGAATGAAGTCTTCGGGATGGTGTTCGGAGCATTTGGATTCTAACGATTGGCAACATGGTGGCGGGGTTGTGTTTGCAATCTTGTCATCGTTTGTTTTATCACGAAACAATAATACGCAACTGCGTACATACATTTTGGCATGATTATTGCATATAGGTGAATGACAAATTAAGTAATAACAATTAAAATTCACAATTATGATTACATTTACTATACCATCATTTATTTCCTACACAATCTTCGTGATTGTATTGTCATTCTTAATGTTCATTTCGCTCCACTACATCATTGATGATATAAAAAGCAATAAGAAGTCAAAAAAGAAAATGGTCAAATCGCCTTTGAAGATTGGTGGAATATATGGAAGAAGACCATTGTATGGTAATGATAATGACCCATTTTCCCCTATTCGTGAGTATGATTATTATGTGGCAATCCTTGACATAAAACCATCAAGGGATGGAGATTGTGAATACTGCCAATATGTCTTTCTAAATGACAAAATGTCACCATATAGCACTTATTGTAACACTACAATTTTGAGCGAAAAAACCAATTACTTTGATGGTTGGGAATATATAAAGGATATTGACTTGAACACCATAAAAATTTCATAATCTTAATTTTAATTGTTGTCAGCGTGCCACTCCTAATAAGTTTGGCACGCTTTTTGCATATAGCATAATACAATTTAGTATTAACAAATTAAACAAATAGGCAATATGATAATTATACACATGGACACGCAGCAGGACACACATGTCCTTGATGTGCTTTACAAAGGATTTTCCGAATCGGACAACATCATCATGGTCAATCCGACAAGGGTTGAGGTTGAGGCAACTCTTAACAAATATCCCAATGAAAATGTCATGTTGATTGGTCATGGCGATTATTTTGGGTTATGGGCAAGTGATAACGACTTTTACAATCCAACGATGTATGTCATTGACGGGCATAATGTGGACTTGCTGAAAAATAGGGAAATCATTGGTATTTGGTGCTATGCGAGTTATTTTGCAAAAAAGCACAAATTGAGAGGTTTTTTCACCTATATGTTTGTGTCAAACCCATCGGAGGCGAAAATGCTCAATTTCGGAGAATATTCCGAAAAATATTGTAATGAGCAGAATGTGAAGTTCTGCAACCAAATCAACCAACTGATAACCGAGAATGTCAATATGGCAGATTGGACTGACAAACTGACACACGATGATGTCAATTTTGTCAATTACAATTATAAGCATCTTGAATATTTGTACGGATATTAAAACAATCACTTTGGCACGATAATTGCACATAGTATAGTGACAATTTAGTAATAACAATTAAAATTAGAAATTTTATGAAAAAGAACGAAATCACAAAGCAAATCAGCAAGGTCATGGATATGCAGGCGGAGGTTGCCGCAAAAATGGTTTGTGACATCAAAGACACTTTGAACAATGATTTTGATGGAAGCATTGATTGGGTGGACTACGAAACCGAAGACGATGAGGTTTGGACACCAACAATGAACTATGTTGACTATTGGTCATGTACTTGTGAGGAGGGTGTACACATGGAGCAAGTAATGTGCAATGAGGATGGTGAAGTCTATATCACATTGGAAAATGATGAAACCACAAACATCAATGATTTGAATTTTGAAGACCTCAACACATTATACATTGCAATTGCAAACCTTTGCGAATATCTTGGAAAAGAATAAAGTTTGGCATGGTTATTGTATATAGTATGGTGTAGTATTAACAATTAAAATTTCAATTATTATGGCAACAATTGACACAAAAGAAATCAACGAAAGAATAACAAAATATTATTCTCATACAAGGGAATTGCGTCAAGACATGGTTTCAGCAATCACCAATATGCTGAAAGATATGGGTGGCGAAATCTCGCTTACCGACAAACAATATGACGATACATTGTGTATTGCCTATGATGGCGGCAATCATGCGGAATACGCTTCCTCCATGTGTGAGGAGGTGGAATCAATCAAAACCTTGCAAGACGAAGATAATTTTTATGTTGAGGTTGCTGGCGAGGATTACATTGAAAGTCATAGATTGATTTTTGACGATGTGTGCGCTATTTGGGATGTTGTTTCATCAAGATACAACGATTTCAATGAGAATGTCGGTCAGTACAAAGAGGTTGTTGAAATCGCCAACAAGAATGAACTTAAAATACAAATGAATTTCAGTCTTAATGACGAATTGGATATTGTCAAACAATTCGGTGAACCAATTGACCTTGAAACTTTGGAAAATCCCGCCTGCGTTGAGGTTAAAAGTTATTTGTATGTTGATGTCTTGGGTAATCAAACAATTGCCGAATTAAGAGGTAGTGACGAAAAGTTTTCCAAGTACCAAAACATTGTCGCTAATTTGATGAAAACCAAGAAACCGCAATATCTCATCGGTGCGAAAGACGGAATTGTGCAAGGTCTATTGTGGTGCGAGTTCTGATTTTTGGCACGATTATTGCATATAACACAATACAAACAATTAAAATTAATATTAACAAATTAAATTAAAATTATTATGGGACAATATTATAAAGCGTGTTTCGTAAACACAAAAAAGGACAAAGTTGAAGAATATTTTGAATCTTGGGACACAAATAGTGGTTCTAAATTAATGGAACATTCGTATGTTGGCAATAAATTTGTGATGAATGTCACCTACAAAATGATTAATTCACCGAAGAGACTTGTTTGGGCGGGAGACTATGGGGATGAAATTGTTGGAGAGGATAATTTCTATGACCTCACAAATAATGCGGAAAAATCAGAACCATTTGAAATTGATATGATGAAACATGTACTTGATGCAAACACCATCTATATCAATCACGACAAAAAGGAATGGTTTGACCTCAAAAAGCAGACAATTCCCGCTATGAGAGGTTGGAGTGGAATTGTACACCCTCTCCCAATACTAACCGCTGACGGAAATGGTCGTGGAGGTGGAGACTATGGTGGTGCGAACATGGAACTTGTCGGCACTTGGAAAGGTGATTTAATTGAGATTTCAGATACCATCCCCGACAATTATATTGAGATTGAGCCGTGGTTTACGGAAATGTCACAAAAAGAAATTGATGAATATTTCAAAGAGTTGGAAAACCCAAAAAAGAAATACACAATCAAAATCAATTATACAACATCGGAAGAATTTGTTGTAGAGGCACACACCGAAGAAGAAGCTTTAACACTTGTGGAGGATATGAATCCCGATGAAACACAAGTTTATGAGAACCTTACCCTTGACGGAAGTCCGCATGTGATTTTTTGTGAAGATTAATTTGTTGCTTTTTCATAGTTTGTAAGTTTTAATTAGTTATTTGTCATGGGTGTGTCATTTTGGCACACCTTTGTCATTTTTGTCATGTGACATTATGTACTGACAATTTGGCAAACATACATGACATTATGGCATTTATAAGTTTGGCACGCTTTTTGCATATAGGGTAGTGACAATTTAGTATTAACAATTAAAATTAGAATTATTATGATTAAGATTGAAATTCAAGCAGAAGATTATCATATTGCAGATGCAATGAGTGATTTGGTTATGAGAATTGAAAATGGAAACCTTTTGGATTCGGTGTATTTGGATAGAGCGGATAGTGTTACCATCCGTGATGACAATTATACTGCCACATTGTCAAAGGTAAAGCAAATTGAGAAACCTAAAATGTCAGCACACAAGTCGGAACTTATTGACGAAATCAAACTCTACGCAGGTCTTGAATATTCAATTGATGACTTGTGGAATGGTGAGGATTACGAAACCGAAGACGGAATGGTCAAGGAAGATGGTGTAGAAAGATTTACCAATGATTGGAAACACATCTTTGAAACCTATGAGGAAATTGATGAAGATGTTTTGGAAAACATCTTGGAGGCTGTCAAGAAACACCCTCTCGTCACCACAAAGAGAAATGTCCTTTTGGAAGACGATGAAACCGATTTTGGTGGCATATCGTTCATCGGTGAAACCCTGCTTGACTTCATGCTTTCAGTCCACATGCCTTTCACCTCCACAAAGGAAGAAATTGACAAGGCATTGAAAGAATGTGGCATAAGACCACTTTTTGAAAAATAGTTTGGCATGGTATTTGCATATAGCATAGTGACAAATCAGTATTAACAATTAAAATTAGAATTATTATGACAATCAACATTCCCCAAAACACCTATCAATCTCCAACCACCATCAATCCCGAAATGGTAGAACTAATCTGCAAGGTATTCATTCGTGGTGATGAATATAAGGCTACATCATGCAATATTATTGCGGCAGATTATTGTATTGACACATATTCCGTTAAATATCCTCGTTTCTATAATGGATATAGAAGTGGGATTGGGGAAAAACACGAAGAGAGAAAATTCAACGGAGCGGAAATGAATGCGGCTTTTAATGCACTAATCCAAGCAGGTTATTATATGTTCAAAACCTACGATAAGGGTGTTGTATATAAGTGCAAAAGAGTGCCTTATGATAATGACGGATGGCAGAGAGTGTATTCATTTGACACTCAAATTGACTAATTTAAATAACAATTAAAATTAAAATCATTAAATCATGGATAAGAGAAAGATTGAAACTGCCGATGGCATTGTATTATGCAAGACCGCATTTGACACCGACACAAATACCGATTACATTGAGTTCTACCTTCACAATGGCGAGGAGGAAAGCGTGTTCCCTTATGACTATGTTGGTGAAAGCACAATGATGAAAGACTTTTCAGCATACACCGATAGTGAATTGGTTGGTCTCTATTATGAGAGTGTATAAAACTTTGGCACACTTTTTGCATGTAGTATAGAGACAATTTAGTATTAACAATTAAAATTAAAAAGATTATGGAAAAGAACATCAATGAAATCATTTTATTCGCAAACATTAAGGGTGAAAATGGTCGTGAAGTCCGTGAGGCAAGAATCGTTGAACTCAACGAAAGACCTTGTTATTACTATTTCAATAAATCAACAAGCAAGTTAGATTATGTTCGTGGTTGTGGATTTTGTTTCACGCTTGAAATCGCAGGTATTGGCAAGGTATCGTCATACAAATTCTTAAATGACTACAAAGGTGGTTTATATAAGACATTAAACCTTGCATTACAAAACGATGAAGACTATACATTATTTAGGAACGGACATAATGAAAACATACTTAATATCGGTTGTATTGCCGATATATACTATGATGATTTGAATCTGACACATCCTTGCACTACATTGGAGTTTGAGTATGTGCGTGTGAATAGTTATGTCAATACTACTCATTTCCGTTTGAAACCAATCAGTTATTATTGGGATGGTACGAAGACCCAACGCTATGAAATTAAGTGGAAATTCCAATTTGACCTCATTGATAACAAGATTAAAATGTATGAGGGTGGTCGTAATTATGAAGACAAATTAGGTAAGTTGTATGCCACAAAGGAAATGTGTGAGAACGACAACAAACCGACCATTGTGCGATTTGACAACAAGCCAAAAGAAGTTGAAAAGATTGTGACCTTTGAAATCACATTGGGGGTGAAAGTTGATTCTTCAAGTAATGAAGAGGATGCCATTTCCGCAGCAATGTATAAGATTAGAACCTGCGATGATGAAGTCCTATTTGAATCTTGTGTCTCCTGCACAACCTATCCAAACAAATAACCATAATACGCAACTGCGTACATACACTTTGGGTCAAGGTGCGCCGCCCGAATCAAAGTGCGCACCATAACAATTAATTAAAATTTGAATAATATGAACCAAGACAATATGCCCATCGCAACAAAATTGGCGGAGGTTTTACTTAAAAAACAAGATGGTGATTTCACACCGATTACCTTTGACTGCCTAATCCGTGTGAATGGAAACTACAATACCGAAAGTGTGACCATGTGCTATTGCACGGAAGAGGAGATGGAAACCCTTATGGCGAACCCATCGTTTGACGATACCATTTTCTTCTACATTGTGGTTGGCGAGAACCCTATCAGCAACCTTTTCAACGAGGAGGATTTTGAAATCGTTGATGTATATGAGAATAGTGTGCAGGATGTTCTTTGGATATAACAACAACTAAAAACAATAGAGTATGGACTATATCATTATCAAAGAAGACAAGACACCGCTTTGTTTTGATGACAATTCAATTGTTGTCTATGGGGACAAGCATGATGCACTTGAAGACCTTGCGGAAAACGACTTCGGTCTTGTTGAGATTGAATATGACGGGAATGCCGCAACATTGTATTTTGATGGCGAAATCGTTGGTTGGTTTGAGTATGACACAAATGACGAAGACGATTACCAATCAAAATTGAAAGAATCCGTTTCAATGATGTTTTTGTCATAATATCAGTAAATAGTTTGTTTTAATTGTCGCTTGCGTGCCATGCCGATGAGGTTTGGCACGCTTTTTGCATATACCAATATGCAAACCAATTAATAATTTAAATTATGATTAGACCACCTTAATAGCATAGGACATAGTATCAGTAAGGCATGGGTTGTGCCGACAAGGGCTGAACATTGGATGAAAGTGTAGTAGGAGAGTGTACTCCGTTACACTTAAAATGGGTAGGAGAGTGTACTCCGTCACACCCTTTATTTTTTTTATAAGGACATGTTGCCAGTCCTGCCATGACACATTGTCACTATGACATAATGTCAGTGTGGCATGACAAATTGTCATAGGACATGACAAATAAAGTTTGGCACGATAGTTGCATATAGTAGGGTGTAATAATGATAATTAAAATTTGAATTATGGATTACAAAGAGAAAATGAAAGAGTTATTGTCCAATCTCATGGATGATGGGTTTGAGGGCGCAATCCCAACCTTGATTGTTGAAGTGTTGGAGAGCATGGAGTTCAAGCACAATCATAATACCGACATGATTAGTGCGTTGAAAGACCAATGCGAAGTGGCATTGAACAATTAAAATTTGAATTAATATGAAAAGACAAAGAGATTACAATTATTGGGTCATTGACAATTTCAATGAGCATTTCAAAACATTGAAAGATGCGAAATACCATTGCGACATTGCCTTTACACCAAAGGAGAGGAAAATGTACCTGCGAAGAGCGTTGATATACCATATTGTAGGGGATAGCGTTGTCTCCTATGTGGAAATCCGCATTGATGACAATGGCACATATTCATTTGGCAAAGTAATCAAAAACAAATAAAACCAATATGAAACAAATTATCAAACACCTTAACAAGCATGGTCTTTATTATGAAGTGTATAAAATCATGGATGAAATCCGAATTGAAATCATTTGGGGTGATTGGAAGCATGACCATGCACGAACCGATTATGTTATGAATCAAATCGGTTATAGAAAGACAAGCGAAATTGTAACGGAAGAAAATGGGGATGATTCGTACTCATCCATCCATTGCTATAATAAAATCAATTATTAACCAATTCAAATTCAAATCACTATGGATAAAGAGTTTATTGAAGAGTTTTTGGATTTCACCAAATCAAACAATGTGACCACGAAGAGCGATTTTCACAAGGTCACAATCCTTTCCGATGAGGTTGAAATCGCCACCATCAACGAAGATGGCACACTCACCATCAACATGACCAACCAAGTAGGAATTACAAAGGATTTTGTAGGAATCATACTTGATTACAACATCAAGTTCACACCAACCATTGACAAGGAATACAAATACTTGAATGGGATTAACCTTTCCAACGACAAGGGTTTGTGCCTCACAATCACAACCGACAACAAGATTGTCCTCCCCACAAATATCGGGGAGTGACAATGTTTGGCACGATTTTTGCTGTAATATTCACCAACAATTAAACACAAAAAAACAACATGAATAAGAAACAAATAAAGAAAACACTCTCCGAAATCTACAAAAAGGAGAATGAAATTCTGCAAGAGGGAACGAAACTAAAATCCCTCATTGAAAAAAACACATGCGAGATGCTTGAATATATGGGCGGCTCAATTGATGTTGAGGATGACGAAGAATTGCTCATTTCAAACGACAACTTTGTGGGAGAGGCAAGAACCATCAAAAACAACGATTCGGGTGGTTTCACCATCGTGTACGATTCGCTTCCGTCATTGCCGTCAAAAGCACTCACACATCGCGATATGTCATCGGTACACGGATATGTCCACCGAAAGTATATCCAATGCACCAAAGACTAATATTTGGATATTCCTTAATAAAAATATATAATAATATTATTAATTAAAATTTAATATTATTAATATTTAATTAGAATTTTAATTTTATTATTAACTAATAAATAAGCATACATGAGTAATAGAGGAAAAACAATCTTGATTTCAATCTGCATCATTTTCATCGTCTGCACATTGGTGTATGGCATCATCGCAATCCCATCCCAATATGGTGACAACATTTGGTTCGGATTCATGGCTTTCGTGTCCCTGGTCTGCATCGTGTTCATCTCGGACAGCAGCAAGAAACACTTGTGGAAGGAAGACTTCCGAAAAGAAAGTGACAACGCGCTATTCGGCGCAAATCCAGACACGGAAGCGGAGGTTGAAAAAACCGAATAAAAAAATTCCAATTTTATTTGCTTTTTCCATTTTTTTCTTGTATCATTATATCACAATGATATTACAGTACGCAACTGCGTACATGAAAGAATAAAAGCATATATATAATATTGGAATGACATTGAAAAGAATTGTAATTTTAATTTCAATCATAATCTTTGGATTCAATGCACATGCGCAAACGACATACGGCAATACGGCACTTGTCAAGTCCGTACAAGACGGAATCGTCACTGGGGAAAAAACAATGTATGTCAGTGTCACCATCAACGACACAAAGGACACCCTGCGATGGTCTGCTGGTGACTACTACGGAGGATACTTCCCAATCACAAGGGTTGAATGCCGCCCGTCAGACACGACATACCGATGCATTTACAAAGGTTACAGGGAGGATGCTACATTCAAGACCTATGAGGACTACTGCAAACTCCTAATCCGTAGCACAGAGGACGGATACATCAAGTTCCTCTTCGCACAATAGCGCATACATATCCAATATGTACAACAACGGGGAAGCTAACAGCAAAGTTATATGTTAATGGGGTAACAAACTGCTTCCCGACACACACACGCTCTTTGAAATAAAAAAAAGCAATCGCACAGCAAACTTTCTTATTAATGCAAATAAAAAGCTCACTATGGTCATAATTTCCAAGGCACACGCCGTAGCCTTTGACCGAAAGCGGCAGGGTAAAGAAAACGGGTCATAGCGTACTGCCCGAAAAGGCGCACCACCTCGATTGCTGTCAATAACACATGGGGTGTGCCAGTTTATCATGGCTAGGCTTTCTTATTACTTATTTGTGCGGCACCAGCCCAGCCATTCGCGGTCTTGTTTTTTTTCATATCGGCACACCCCTTTTTTAAAAACTGGCACACTTTTTGCTAGCATATGGTACGCAACTGCGTACATAAAAAGAAGAAAAATTTTAATTTTAATTAACAAACAAACTTTAAAACTTAAAACAATGGATTTAAAACAGAAAACTTATTTCATTCAGAGAACAGATTTAATCAAGTCCTACCTCAAGGACATCAACAAATATCCCGTCCTGACAAGACAACAGGAGGAGGACCTGTTCAAGGCATACTACGAGCTTGAAGGAAACAAGGAGGCCCAGAACGCCATCCGTAACCAAATCATCATGGCAAACCAGCGCTTCGTGTTCGCAATCGCAAAGCGCTACGCTACAGATGACACCCTTGTCGACCTTGTCAACGAAGGGAACCTCGGAATGATTGCCGCATTCGACGACTACAACCCTGAGCTCGGTTACCGCTTCACAACCATGGCAGGCAACTATGTCCGCCGCGCCATTAACAAGTATCTCAACAACGACAATCTGACAGTGCGCCCGACCAACAACATCATGTTCGGCCCCAAGGTCAAGTGCATAGAGCGCGACTATCAGGCAAAGTACGGCACCAAGCCCACCATCGCCGAAATCAAGGAAATCCTTAAGGAAAAGTACGGCCTGGAAGTGAAGAACGAATCCGACATCTATGGCGCTTTCGTAACTTCAATCGACGATAACCAGTCTGTTGAGGACGATGACGACATGCAGGACTACAGCGAATACGCCACAGTAAGCGCAAGCCATAACGAATACCTGGACACCATGGAAAAGGAAGACCTGTCATACCAAATGCAACAGGCCCTCAACTCTCTCTCAGAGAGAGAGCAAACCATTGTCAAAATGTCAAACGGAATCGGATACACCAAGGAATACAAGGACAAGGAAATCGCACAGGAACTCGGACTATCAACCGAACGTGTCCGCCAAATAAAACATTCGGCAACAAAGAAAATGGCTGAGGTATACTGCGTGGCTTAATCCCTGAATTGAAAATAATAATTAAATTTAAATTAACAATTAATATCATGGGTGAAAAAAAACATATTGAAATTGATTTCAAAGATAAGAATGATGCCAATGACGATTTGAAGGACACTTTAGAAATCGGTGCGGATTTGAATTCATTCAATGAATGCAAAAACGGCTGCGCATATGACAACGAGGAAAATGACAGACGAATGACCCTTCAAGAGAAAGAGGACGCCAAGATTGAACTTGTAAAACAGGCAATCAAAAACCCTACAATCAGACATGAAGATGATGTCAACTACAATCCAGATTTGAATTGCAAGGATGATGGGGTTACAAAGGAACTTCTTATGGAGACGATTGATAAAGCCAGACACATTGATGAGCTGGCTGACTTGACACCGCTGCAAAAGAAATGGGATAAGATTGCACAGGAACATAATAACCAGAAGGTCCCAGTCACAGAGAAGGTCAAGGATATCATTGATTTCGATGAGGTGCGGAACATGGACAAGCGAATGAACAATATATACGCGGATGCGTACAAGGAAATGGACAAGGAGAAATCAACCAATCAAAATTACAATTTCAATTCCGATATCCGTGACTACAACATCGGCTCGTCTGATTACTCCAAACACAAAATCCAACCATGGGATATCTGGGAAGACTATAACCTCAATCCCTGGGATGCCGATATCGTCAAACGGGTCCTTAGAAAAAAGGAACTCCCTGGCATGGAAAACTCCCAGTCAAGAATAATGGACTACCAGAAAATCATCCATATCTGCCTCAAACGAATCGACCAAATCAAAAACAATTCAAACATAATTTAAATTTTAATATCTTATATTTTGAAAATTCAAATTTTAATTGTATAATGACAATACTTTCATTGTATGACTCAAGACTGCCAGTCACACTCTGTTAACCTGGCTTCATAATCTTGACAATTAAAAAAAGTTTTAAGTTTGTACCTGGCGGGGATAACGGTAATGCACTGTGAACCCCGCCTTTCTTTTTATACACCAGCACCCATACAAAAACCAACACATAGTACGCAACTGCGTACTTCACTAACCTCCGCACTATTTATATTGTCATAATAAATTCGGACAAATATAAAAAATCAAATTTAAATTAGAATCCAAAACCATGATTCCAGCAAAACTTAAACAACTACTCTCACAATTCATTGTCCTTGTCCTGTTCATACTGACAGCCCTCGGCTTCTATCTCGCAATCAAGGTGGCCTTCTTCTCCTCTTTCATTAACATAATGCTAATCATAATCTCAATATTCATCCTCATCGTCGCCTGCGGGGAAATGGACAGAATTCACGGCTTCGGCAAATACAGCGGAACAACCGAATCCCAATCCGAATCAATACCACAACCACATGACAATGATGAACCTCATCACCACCCACACCCGCACAAACCTTGACAACACTCACTACAAAATTACTCATATATTATAATACCTCCTTAGCCCCGACATGCCCCATCAGCACGTTGGGGCTTTCCTTTTTCTGCCCATCACACCACATCCCTTAATTATAATTCTAATTATCTCCACCGCTCATTCAATAAACAACCTTAATTATAATTCAAATTTACATATCACACAATATCTCTTAATTAAAATTAAAATTACACTGAAACCAACTAATAGTGTAATCCGCACAAGAGGAAAATTTTTACTTATTAACAATTTCATAAAACACTGTTCATAACTTTCATTTGGATAATTATAATTAGCTGAAAATGAATAAGTTAATTATAATTAAGTCTGTACCAGTAAGTTAGATAATTCTAATTTGAATTGTTAAAAATTATTGAAATTTTAATTGGAATTTAACACAGGACACAATTGTTTTTGGGGTTTTTGGCACTTGTCGTGCGGATAAAATTATAATTCAAATTACAATCAATCAAATCACATTGAAACTATCACATTAAAATACAATCACATTGTACATTATCTAATTAAAATCCCATTATCCGTCCAAATCATTTGAGATTAATTCCAATTCCAATTTGTTCCTTTTGTTTCCAATCATTTCCATTTCTTTCCAATTTGTACCATAAGTTTCCAATATTTTCCATTTGATTCTTACTGGCACGTGTGGTGTCTGTCCGATTGATTTTCGACTGGGCAAATGGCGTGTGTGTATGTTACGGTTTGGCTGTTGTTTTTTCGTTTGTGTGGCTGTGGAATACAATTCAAATTCAAATTACTGTGTTCCAGCGTGTTCGGTCGCAATTAAAATTCCGATTCTGGTGGTGTTTTCATTACGTGTGTTCCAAGTCATTGGTTTCCAGGGTTGTTTCTGTATATGGGGTTAAAATATTTGTGGGGTAGATTTTGGTAATTAGAATTAAAATTTGTATAATGGTTGGTAACGGATAAAGAGTGAAAATCTATAACAATAAAAACACAGAGACATGTTAAATAACGACATTAAAAACCTTGAACTAACGATTAAAAACCTTGAACTAACGGACGAGCTGGTGGAAAGGAACAGTTTCCTTTCGCAAGGAAGTGTTGAACCGTACAGGAAGGGTGCCATGGACATGGCCAGAAAGAAGGACTTCCTGTCAAAGATGAAAGAGAATAACATAACGAGATGGCTGAATTCGATAAGCAAGGAGGAATTCAGTGAGTTTTTCACCATACGTCTGACGGACTGTGACAAGTGTCCAGCGAAGCGATTATGTGATGAACGCGGTTCGGATGACGAATGTGAGGAAGTGTTTTACTTGTGGTCAATCAAGGAAAGGGGTGAGGAATGAGAATTACATCTTGGGCAACTTTTAGAAAAAAGTACGTTAAAGAAAAATATTACGTGCGTGATGGAATAAAAGGATGGGTAAGGGATTCCGTGCTTCCAACTTTGTCACATTATGGGTGGAAGATATGCCATCAAGATTATGGATATACTATGTTCGAATATGAAAAGCCAAAAGCTATGGCAAAAAGAATCATTACAGAAGATAAAATGGACACGGATAAATACGAGTATTTGTATTATCCGTATTACTACACAGTCAGCAACGGATTTATGGACGCTTTTTATTTATTTAGGCGAGAATACAAGGAAGGAGGTGAGGAATGAGTACTTTATATCTGCCTCTTAAAAAGGAATGGTACAATATGATTGAAAGCGGTGAAAAGAAAGAAGAATACCGAGAAATAAATAACCATTGGAAGTCACGACTTATGCAATACTCTTTACGTTACGGCGTGCGTGATTATGTTTTCAAACCTTTAGACGAAGTGCGCTTCTCATACGGATACACTAAAAAGACAATGACTTATAAAATAGACAGCATCACAATCGGAAGAGGAAATCCAGATTGGGGCGCACCTTTAGACAGAGATGTTTTTATAATAACATTAGGTGAAAAATGTAATTAGGAAAGAAATGATAGTATTAAAAAAGGGAGCTTATAATTATCACGCAACTAAAGATGGCGTTTGTTGAAGCTTTTGATTATAAATCAAACCAAGAGGAAGGGGAAAAGGAATGATTAAAAAGATTGAAAAAGCAAGATTTAAAGGCGACCTATCCCGATGGTCGGTTGGGAATGTGTGGCATCGCCACGACATATTCAAAAACTGCCCAATGCAATATGAGGAAGAGCTTCAACCAGATTTCAGACATTGACAAACTATGAAAATACTTGACACAAACCAATATATAGGTGAAAAACTGAACATTAATGGTTGTTCTGTATTACAACGGAATGAGAAACAAACGAAAAAATAAAGAAAAATGAAAGACATTGTAGAAAGAGGAAAAGAGTTGGCGTATCTGCTGCGGCACGACACGTCATACAAGTTCGAGGAAGGCGGTTGGCGCACGATTGAAGACCTCATCGTGAACCACGGCTACACTATGCAGGAACTCAAAGAAATAGTGGAAACCAACAACAAGAAACGGTACGAGTTCTCGGAGGACGGACTTCATATCCGCGCACGGCAGGGTCACAGCGTCAAGGTTGATGTGGGTCTCACCGAGAAAATTCCGCCCAAGACGCTGTATCACGGAACAGCCGACAGATTCGTTGATTCCATTATGGAGCAGGGCATACTGAAAGGCTCTCGCCTTTATGTGCATCTGTCAGACACGGAGGCTACCGCCGTTGAGGTCGGCAAGCGACACGGCAAACCCGTTGTGCTGTCAGTTGACACGGGCCGTATGTCTGCTGACGGAATCAAGTTCTACTTCAGCAACAACGGTGTGTGGCTTACCGAGTATGTTGACCCAAAATATGTGACAATCCTATAAATCGAAAGCAATGACATACAGAATCTTAAAAACAGACAAAGGATATTCGGTTTGGTTCAAGAATGATTACGACAACAGAGGAATCAAATGGGAGCGTGTGATTTGGGAAAAGGAGGCATACTGCCGTTTCCAAGATTTCAATTTCACCGACACCATTGAGGAAGCCAAGCAGCGTGCAGCCGAACACAAGGCTGAAATGGAGAAAGAGTACGGCGTGTTTGTTGAAGAATTTACAATCTGACGACTATGGAAAAGAAAGAATCAAAGACCACATACGATGGTATGATTTCGGAACCTAAAAATAATATTATGACAAAAGAAGAATTTATAAAACAAGTTGTCACAATATCAAAATATAATGGCGATATAGCATCATATATCAATGATAACTTGGAAAACGTGGAAATACCATTTACTTTGAATGACTCATTTACAGGAATATTAACAAAAGAAGGGGAAGACGGATATATGGCTGATAAAGTAGGCCAGAAAGTCAGATTGCAATTCCATAATTTAATGAGATTCAAAAGTCCTGTTGGAAGTGAGACTTTACCAGTAATAGATTGTAAACTAACGAGATAGATAAAAATTATAAATGGAACTTAAAAAAAGAATAAAACTAAACCCCGTTGTTGCGTTTCGTATGTCGGAGCAAAATTCGTATATGTACGGGTTACAGATGAAGCGTGGTTTGACAATAAAAGAAGCCTGCCACATCTACCGCAACATTTTCCTTTTTGACATTGACCTATCTCTTAACGAGAGTGATGCCGAGGAAAAAAAGGAATACTATACCGCAATTACCGAAGCGATGAATAATTACATCAAGGGCGACATTGGTTGGCGTACATTGTGTGACGAAACCTACTGCTATGACGATGATGAAATGGGACCATCGGTTGCATCATGTCTAAAACTAACTGAGTATTTACAACAAAAAGGAATTGTATAAGATATGACACAGGAAGAAAAACAACTTTTATTGAAAGACCTTTGTGCAAGGTTGCCTTACGGTATAATGTGCCGTATCGACCACGACCCAGAAGGTGAGTATGATATAGGAATTGACGATGAAAGGTTTATTGACGACAGAATTGTCAGTGTTTGCCATGAGAACGAGCAGATATTCGTGTATGAGGATGAAGATTATCCGTATAGCCCAGAGGAAATCAGACCTTATCTCCGCCCGATGAGTTCTATGACTAAGGATGAAAAACGTGAGTTCCAAAATATTTTGTCCAACAACAAACACGGTGTATGGCTGGAGAATAGCGATGTATATGACGAAAAATGGGAGATAAGTGTGGATTCTTACTATCCTTACATCCCTTTGGAGGGTTTCACAAACGGATTTGATTGGCTCAACGCCCATCATTTTGACTATCGTGGTTTAATTGAAAGAGGATTGGCGATGGAAGCACCTGAAGGGATGTATGAAATTAACTGAAATATTATAAAAAATTAATTTATGAAACTTATTAGTTATATGTACAGTTACGGAGGCGATACTGGTTTTTGTCCATCTAATCGTGAGGAATGGCATTCGATAGCAACGTACCTTTATTTCGATGCTGAAAAGTGGACAATGAATGAAATATATAACATAACAAAAACCTTGTACAGTGAATATAAAAGTTTGGGTACTACTTGGACTTTGGGTGATGTCATGGATAATTTAGCCGAAGTCATCGTTCCTTTTATAAACAAAACTGAAGGTGTGTATCAAAAAATAGGAAATGGATGGACAAAAGTCAAAAAAAGAAAAATTATTGACCCAAATGAGCATGAAGTCATTTCATGGGAACTTAATGGCAAAACATATAATTACGATTATAACAAATGACACAAGAAGAAAAACAACTACTGTTGAAAGCGCTATGCGGATATTTGCCGTATGGAGTAAAGGTAAATGTGGAAACCACTGACAGTAATGGAAATGAGATTAAAGATGAGGGAGTGCTTAATAGCGTCTTCATCGATGAGTACGGCATGGTATACATCTGCATTGATGGCTGTGAGTATGAACTTGACGATGTTAAACCTTACCTACGCACAATGTCAAGTATGACGGAGGATGAAAAAGGTCAATATAATATTATAAAATGTTCCATTTGTCCTGATGATGCTGATGATTACGCAGGATTTGTTGATTGGCTCAACGAACACCATCTCGACTACCGTGAATTGATACCGATGGGATTGGCACTACCAGCAAAAGAAGGAATGTATTAGTATGAAAGGACAATCGTTACAAAGACAGTTCAATTACTTGAAAGAGAGACTTGACAATAAGGACGGAACACGTATAATTGTGGATGAAAACCCTTATTATGGATTTTATGCCGAGTGTGATTGTCTCTATCATACAGAACGGCACGGTGATTGGGAATTGGTTATTGACGAAAAGATAAAAAACTGTGACTCAAACTGCAAGGAATGTAAAGAATGTGGTTTGTGGAATAAGAAAGGGTATTATTTTATTCCTTGTTCAAATATTTGGAGAATAAGATTGGATTGATACCGATGGGACTTGCTTTACCAGCAAAAGAAGGAATGTATAACATATAAATAACAAAATTATGGATTACGAAAAGAAATACAAAGAGGCTCTTGAAAGAGCTAAAGGAATGTGGGAACAAGGAATGATGCCCGAAAGAATCGAGTATATTTTCCCAGAACTCAAAGAGAGCGAGGATGAGAGGATAAGGAAAGAAATAATATTCTTCTTTGAACAAGAAATACCACAATGTAGTATTGAAGAGCATAAAGAATATATGAGAAAATGGATTTCTTGGCTTGAAAAGCAAGGTGAGAAAGCAAATATACATCAAGATACAGAAGATGACTTAAGACGTCAAAGTACAATACAAGTACTTGAATATGCAAGAAGTCTTGATGCTTATAATCAATATGGCAAAGAAAGTATTAACAAGGATATTGCTTGGCTTGAAAAACAAGGACAAGAGCCGAAGAAAGTTTCAATTTGGAAACATTGGAAAAACGGAATTGCAGGTAATGGAGATGGTGAACAAATCTATTTAATAAAATATGGTAACACATATCACCTCAGTTCTTGCCTTAGTTTTGAATGTGACTATATAGAACTTTCAGAATTGGATAGCCTTATGCTTGAAAAGCAAGGTGAGCAAAACAAACAACATTTATATGATATCATTATAGCCCTATGGGAGTTATTGGATAAAATAGATACATTTTCAGATTTGCAAATAGATGATACTAACCCAGATAACCCTTTTAGAAAAATAGAACATATAACAGAAGAAAGACATAAATTTGTTAAATCTGATGGTTATAATCTATATATCGAAGGAGAACAAATTACGGATTTTCATCAAGAACTAATGAAGTTCAATGCTACAGATGAAGTTGAAATAGAAACCTGCGATAAGGTTGAGCCAAAGTTTAAGGTTGGTGATTGGATTGTTTACGATGGATTAGGAACATATAAGATTATTGAGATACATGAAGGATGGTATAGTGTAATTGATAACAATGACAAGCGTTGGTCAGTAATGTTTGACAAAGAAAATTTATGTCATCTTTGGACTATCCAAGATGCAAAGGATGGCGATGTACTTTGCGGTTATCCTGAATCTGAATATCCTTGGATTGGGATTTTCCACAAATTAAATGCTGAAGGTTCTTTTGTTTCTCATTGTTATTTACAAGCAGGACAACATGGTGAATTTTGTCCTCCGAGTGGAGAAAATATATTTGGTAAAAGGAATGTAGATAATCACTCGTTAAACGTAGTTCCAGCAACTAAAGAGCAACGTGACCTCTTATTTCAAAAGATGAAAGAAGCTGGTTATGAATGGAATGCTGAGAAGAAGGAGTTGAAGGATATTGAGAATAAGCATGCTTGGAGTGAGGAAGATGAAAGAAATCTCAGAGGGATAATTTGTGAGATTGAGATAAACAAATTTAATGCTCCAGAGTATGACATGGAGACTTATGATGGGTTTCTTTCTTGGCTCAAATCACTCAAAGATAGAGTATAACTCCAATCAAAGCAAGAATGGAGTGAAGAAGATAAAGACGCACTTGATGCTGAATCTTAAAGTTTTGAAATTTGAAATATTATTGGTATAATTGTTTTAAAGTTAAATTTTGTAAAAAATGAATTATACGGTTTACTACCACGATTTGTTAAATCAAGATGAATCAACTATATCCATTGTAAATGCAAGCAAAGAGGAGGTTGGTTTGGTGTTAAGGTTTCTTAATGCAAAAACGGATGAAATTGAAAAAGAAAACATAGCCTGTGAAATAGAAAAACTTTTAAAAGAATATGGAAAACTAAAAGAACATGATTGGATAGATTACATTCGTATTGACGAACTATAAAGGATAAACAATTATGGATATAAAGGAGATAGGTAAAATCAACAGTCTGACTTCCGATTGGTTGTATCATGAGCAGGAGATAAGACGTGGTTCTGATAAATCATATCATGAAGGACAACAGAAAAAAGATGAAAAGTTGCTGTTTGAAATGATGTCAAATATTGTGGATAGAAATTTGAAAAACAAGTAAAGTGCTATATGGAGGAAAAAGAGGTATTAAAAGGTCAGTTATGCATGTTTCATGATGAATGCGCCGATGGTGATGTGATTTGTGACATCAGCGAATTGGAATGTGGTGAATATTACGCTTTTCACTATGATGACATTTTCGAGTTATATGACGGAAGGTGTTATAAGATGCCTTACTGTATCGAATGCCACAAGAATGAAGCGAATTTGGTTTTATATGAGGTTTATGGAGGGGACATTAGGCCAAAGAAGGAATTGCTTGTCGGAAGGATACAGACACCAGATGGAACAGTGTTGTCATCCAGGCACAGGCATGACTTTGTCGAGCACTATGACAGTTGGTCCAAAGAATTGTATTTTGTTGACGGTGGAGGTGATTATCTTAGGATGTCCGTGAACAAGATTCCAGCGAAAAACATCTCAGTATACACAACAAGCGATTTTGAAACTATCCGACAAAATGTTTGCAGGGGAACGTTTGACATATACGGCAATAGCATCCTCAAACCGATTTCAAAATGCAGTGACGAACATCTGAGATGCATATTGGTGTACAATGAAGAGCATGGTTTCAATGACAAGGTTTACAATTGGATTATAAAAAGGGAATTGGAGTACAGGAAGGAAAACCATTTCTCAATCCAGGATGATGTCATAAAGGATAAAAACGGTAACCTGCTGTTTGTCGGCGACAAGGTAATACATGATAACGGGTATGCATATGAAGTATGTTATGACAAAGATTCGCAAGGGCACAAATGGTATGGCAAGGTCGTTTCTGGAAGTGGTTATCTGGGGTATAAAACCGAAGTTGCTTTGGTTCCAAAAGATATTGCCCGAATTTAATTCAAATAGAAAACTATTTATAAGTTAAAAAAGAATAAGATATGTTGTTTGCATTGTCTTTTGTGTTACTGATAGTGGTCTCCGTAATAATCGGGCTTTTAGTGTATTTGCTTATGGGTTCATGGGTGGCTTTTTTGATTGCGTTTCTTTGTGTCACCATCACTGTTTCAGTTGCTTTTGCTGTTGTAAAGATAGTGCGGGCAATAACAAGTAAAAAGAAAAATAAATCATGATTTCATTACCTATTATTTCAATTGTGGCGTGTGTCGCCTACATCGTTTTTGTTTTGTTTAAATTCGGTGTTCCGACATCATTGTCCGAGACTTTTTATTTGCTTCCAGAGAAATGGAGATGGCTTTTTTCAGCTTGGTGTGTTTTGACGGCAGCACCTCTTGGTGTGTATTGGTTCACGATTTCAACCACAAGCCTTTGCTGGATTCCGATTGTGTGTATGATAGGCCTTTTGTTTGTCGGTGTGTCATGTGACTATAAGGCTCCAGTTGTTTTGCCAGAGGACATAGTGAAGGGTAATACAGCCAAATCAAAATCGATAAAAGAATTGTTAAAAACATTGTCATTCAAAGAGTTGTTCAAAAACGGGTGGACCAAGCCGATACATTATGCTAATTCGATTTTGATTATCATTTTGTCTACTGTTTATATCTGTATCATGAACAATGCTGCAATAATGACAACATTGTTGTTGTATCCTTTGTTTATTTTGATTGGATTGAAGGTTGACGGTGTTTATAATTCGGCATATAGTGCCGACGTTGACAACAAAGCATGGATATTCTTCATGGAGGTTATTTGTTTTGTCAATTTGTTTTCATTCATTGTGTTTTGATATTTGTTTTTTTCTATTGACATACTCCCACGAATAAATTCGTGGGATTCTTGACTTAAACATGCACGCTGATGGCGTTGACGCCAGCAGCATTTGCACTCGCCAATTCGTCGATGCCCCGACGAAGTATATTTCTCGCTGCATTCAAGTCCCTGTCGTTTGTCCTTCCGCAATGCGGGCAGACCCACTCCCTGTCCTTCAGCGACAGGTTCTCATTGACAAACCCGCACTCACAGGTTTTGCTTGACGGATAGAACCTGTCAATCTTGTGCAGGTTGCATCCGTATTTCGACGCAACCATTCCGAGGATTTCCACGAACCTTCCGTGCGCCAGGTCGTTCATTTTCCTTCCCCACCTCCTCGACATTCCAGTCAGGACAAGGTCCTCGATGAATATGTTGTCATATGAGCGGCATATCGCATGGGCAAGTTTCCACTGCCAGTCGGTGCGTGAATTCACAACCTTTTCATGACATCTGTCAAGGTCCATGCGTTTCCGTCTTCTGTTGTTCGAGCCACGCTTTGCGTTGCTCAGCTTTCTGGACGCCTTTCTTAATGATGCTAGGTTGTGTTTAAGGAACTGCGGGTTCTCTACCACCTGTCCGTCGGAGAGCGTGAGATAGGTTTTCAGACCGAAGTCAATGCCGACGGATGCACCATTGTGTGTCTTTCCGTATCTTTTGGCTTCGGCGTCGGTGACCACACTGATGTAGTAGTCGCCAAGCGGTGACCGCTTGACCGACAACCTCTTCACTTCTCCCTTGAGCGGACGGCTCAGCGAGAACTTGAATGTTGTTTTCAGTTTGTTTATTGTGAATTTGTTGCCTTTCAGTTTGAATCCTCCCTGTTTGAAAACCACGGACGACATGTCCGAGAACTTCTTGAATTTCGGGGGTCTCTTGGACTTGTGGGTGAAGAACCTCTGGTATGCATAGTCGAGGCGTTCAATCACCTCCTGCACACTTTGAGAGTGAAGGTTCTGCATCTTGTACCTCTTGGCGAAGTGTGTCTTCATCCTGTTTCCGCCTACATACTTGCCGTACATTTCATAGTACTTCTTCTGGAGGGCAAGGCAATGGTTCCATACAAAGCAAGCCTCACGCATCAGGGTTTCGATGCGTTTGTTTCTTTTGGATGCGTATAGCTTGTACTTGTATGTCAGCATTTTATTGTTATGTTTATAACAATAAATAGTCCGTTATGTGTAAAAAGCACCACGAGCGTTGTTTTTTTTTGTTTTTTAATTTTAAAAATGTATAATTAAAAATAACTGGATTCATCCAACGACTGAAGTCGTTGGTTTTCTCCAGTGTAAATCATAATAAATGCGATGGCTCATATTTGGTTGTCGCATTTTTATTAAAAAAAATTGTCATGAAATATTTTTTGGAAAGAGTTAAAAACAACATCAAGTGGTGGTTTCAGAAAAAGACAAGAGGCTATTCTGATTTGGAATTATGGAATCTTGACAATACGATAGCGGAGTGGATAGTTCCAAGACTGAAGACCTTCAGGGACAGAACACAAGCATATCCAGCGAATCTTGAGTCGTTCGAGCAATGGCGGGAAATGCTTGACGAGATGATATTCGGATTCGAATTCACATTAATAAGTGACGACTGGTATCGCGACAATGTGTTCCAGTGCTCTGGAGACATGCACGATAAGAAAATGAATGAGTTCGAATCAATGGTGAAACGTGCCGAGAACGGCAGAATTCTGTTCGCAAAACATTTTTGTGGAATCTGGTGGTGAAAGAAATCTAAAAAAAAATAACAATAATGCAACAAAATTATGGAAAATAAAAACATAGCTGACATTCTTAAAAACGCTCCACTCGGAGTTTTATTGTATTCACCAATTTGTGGATTTGTAAATTTTGTTCATGTTTTTTGTGATATTGGGAAACGTAATCACATATTAGTAACATCTCAATTTGGTGATAAGAATTTTGAGTTTGATGAATTTGGAAAATATAATCCAGATGGTGAATGTATGTTATTTCCAAGTAAATTCCACCAAGTTTGGGATGACTGGCAGAATAGCTTGTTTAATTTTGGCATCTTTATTACGAATATTGATGGGTATAAGGAAACATTTGTTATTAGTGGGTTTGACACTTCACTCGCATATAATTCTCATGCTAGAGAAGTAACCATAAATAAACTTGAATACAGGTATGCCACAAAAGAGGAAAAAGATGCATTTATATATGAGCTAGAAAGAAACGGTTATTTTTGGGATGAAAATAATTGTCAAATTAAAATGAAAATGTCTGATTCAAATAAAGAAGAAGTGTCTAATTTACACAATTATCTATATAATGAGGATAGACGTGTAAACAAACTTGAAATTGACAATTATAGATTAACCGCATTAGTACTGCTTATAACCAAACATAACCTAACAAAAAAAGAAATTGAAGATAGTCTTAATATGCTTTCAAAGGCTAATACAATTAAAGAAATCAATGAAGTTAGTGATAATATCTCAAAATTATATGGACTAACATATCTTGATGATGCTGCTAAGGCAATAATTGAACAGCAGGCAAGTAGTGAAGAAAAAAAACCAACATTTAAAATTGGTGATAATGTAAGGATTAAGGAAAGAAAAGGTGATGAAGAAAATTATTACTGTCATTTCACTGATGAAATGCTTGGGTTTGTAGGTGGTGTTTATAAAATCAAGAGTGTGACAGAACAGTCTTGCATTAGAGGTGAAAACTTAATAGATGACGATGGCTTTGTCTATACGCTTTGGGGTGTGGATTGGTCATGGGCCAGCTCAATGCTTGAGCCTGTTGAAAAAAAGGAAATAATCAACGAAAAGAAAACGCCTTATTTGGTGAAGGGAAATGATTATTTGTGTATTGAGGATTTCTATGTAAATTCTGAACACCAAGACTCATTGTTTGAATGTGGTGAAATCTGCCATAGTGACGAAGACAATACAGTGAAAAACCACAACGGATGCATGTTTATTGACGGTCATGACGGAAATGCGGAAGTTTATTTTCAGGAAATAGACACATTAAACAAGGAGTTGACAAAGGTGAAACAGTATGCATATGAGAGATGGCATAAACTCTGGGAAATAATTCCAGGCACTGATAAACCAGACATAACAAAAGAGGACCTGAATAATCTCGGAAGGTTCATGGAAATCGAACAACTGAATAATTTTTTGGAAAAATTGTAAATATGCTAACAATAATGTGTATATTAGGAAACTATTGGTCGAAACATTATTTCAATTTTACTGAAAATGATGTTTGGAATTATGGTTTGTTAGGTGTATTTTTCGCAAGAATATTTGGAATAGATTGGTTAAAGTAAATTATATTTTATGAAAGAAGAAACTATAAAACTCGCATGGGAGATTTACAAAAAAACGCTGTCATATGAACTGGACAGTCTTAAAGTGAACGATGACGGAACGACAACACACTTGCATTCAGATAGGTTTCTAGACGAACATCCAGAAAGAAGGGACTCACCAGAATTCACAGATAACGAAGAGAAAGAACAGGCGGAGCTGATTGCAACCATGGCCCGTGCATTCTATAATGGAAAATCATTATTTAATAATTAAAAACATATAATATTATGGCAAACAAAGACAGTTTAGGCGATAGAATGAAAGAGAACTACGAAGGTAGGTTCAAATTTAAATTAATGAGAAGAACACCAGTTATAATTAGAATCGATGGACGTGCATTTCATACGTGGACTAGAGGATTTAACAAACCTTTTGATAAAGTCCTATCCAACGCAATGGACAAGACAATGAAACAACTCTGTGAGAATATTCAGGGATGTGTGTTTGGGTACACACAGTCCGATGAAGTAACATTGGTACTTAATGATTACAAGAAACTTGAGAGTTCTGCATGGTTCGACAACGAGGTTCAGAAAATATGCAGTGTTGCGGCATCAATGGCTACAATGTATTTTAATAGGAATTTCTCAGACGAGGTGCAATCATTTTATTCTTGGGTTTATTTTAACGATTACGACATTAATGAAAAATTCCCAAAAGAAAACAGGTATATGGTGTCAGACAGTAAAAAAGCCGTTGACTTAATCGGAGTATATCAAAAGAAAGTTTTTACTGCTTTGTTTGACGCACGATGTTTCAACATTCCTGAATCAGAAGTCACAAATTGTACAATTTGGAGGCAGCAGGATTGTAGTAGAAATAGCATTGAAATGGTTGGAAGAACATATTTTTCCGATAAAGAACTCTTCAAGAAGAATTGTTCCAATATCCAAGATATACTGATGGAGAAATACAATGTCAACTGGAACGACTTCCCCACCAGGTACAAGAGGGGCTGCGCTTGCTACAAGATGAATAGGTCGGAAAACGAGGCCGAGCGCGGGAAATGGGTCGTCGATTACGACATGCCGATTATCACCCAGGACAGGGAGTATGTTGAAAAATGGGTCAGACTCGACGGATAAAACACAGACAAAAACAAGCACAGAATGAATGCAATATTACTAGTAGCTCTGGCATTGGCCGTAACGGTCTTTTGCTGCAATAGGAAAAGAAAAATACCGAACATCCATGTAACGGAGAAAACAACGGAATGCAAGGATTGCGGAAAATCTGGAAGCGTAATCATGGCGAATTCGATGGAATACCACGGCCCGAACAGACCTCCGTTAATCATACCCGATTCGGACTACGACAGTTTCATAAAGGTTTATAACAACTAGCAAATAAAAAATTTCAAAGACATGCTTACAATCATCACGCTTTTAACACTCGGAACTGGGCTCTTTTGGCTTGGCGCACGGAAGGAAATCGCCCCAGCCGCCTTTCTGGGCGGCGCACTGTGCCTGGCCGCAATCGTCTGCCTGCTCACCCTAATCAACATTAACAACAGGTTCGAGGAGGAGAAGGAGCACTACGCGAACCTGAAGATGCAGGTTGAGGACTACAACGCGCTTCCAGACTCTTGCAAGAACGTCTCATTCGAGTACGACATCAGGGAGGACGTGCTCAGGATGAACAACGACATCTCCGACCACAAGGTCATGTCCAGAAGCCCGTGGGTAAATATATGGTATTGTAAGGATATTGGAAAACTTGAAAAATTGCAAATATATCATGAAAACAAAAATGAAACAAATTATTGACCGATTGAAAGCTGCAAAGGCAGCTAACCGCTCTGATGAAATTAGAGCATACGGTAAGTCTATAAACTATTCAAACGTTTGTAGAAATCGAAAAAAATACACAAGAAAACAAAAGCATAAAAAAAAGCTGGAGAATTAACTCCAGCTTTTTTATTTTTACAAACACTTCCAACGGTCGTTCATTTCATGTGTCCAATACTGTGAAAGTGCTACTGCAATTACATGAACATGATTAAAAGCCCATTGATATTTGTCCACATCATTTATGTTGATAAAGGCAATATCTCCCACTTCATCTTTTTCATTTCCATTGTGAGAAAATTGTTCTTCGTAAAATGATTTGTCTTTAGATAGACTAATAAGATATCTAAATGACACATTTTGCCTTTTATCTGATGTAGGGTCAGAATTAATTCCAATCAATTCAATATGTTCATAATTAAGGTCAACACCTGTTTCTTCTTTAATTTCACGTAGTACTGCTTCTTCTGTCGTTTCGTCAAAATCCAAATATCCACAGCATAGGTTCCACATACCTCTATATTCTTCATCTGGCGTACCTTCTCCACGTTGTGATGCAAGAACATAGTATTGCTCATTTTCCTTTAAAATTGGAATACCAACAACAGCAACTGAACGGCTGAACCATCCAATGAAATTTCCGTTTTTATCGTAAGATTCTTGATTTTTCATTTTTAATAATTTTATCTAATTCTTTAGTTAATTTATCATTTTCAGCATTTAGAGCCATAACTTGCATTGTAGATAGATAACACTTTCTGAAATAAGGAATTTCACGCCTTTGTTTGCGTGTAGCCATACAATAAGCCAAAATAATATCATAGTCTTTTGTGCTCATATGTTTATACATTCCACATTTCAACATCTGTAGAGATTTCTTATACCAAAGATATGGAAGTGGGTCCATTCCAAGGTGTAATCTTGATATAGTATCAGCTTCCATTAAATCAATAATATCTTTATTGCTTACTTTTGGCAAGGATAAATTATTATTCATATTTATAAATTTTAATAGTTTCTAGCAAGAAGTCTCCCTCCTTTAGGCGGGGGTTGAATTGCTCTTTGTTATTTTATGGTTATTATACACTTTTTTTTGGAAAAACCAAATACCTTTTGTAATACACCAAACTATTTATACATACATGTTAAAAGCGTTCAAATACAGACTGTTGCCAGATACCGAACAGGCCGAGTACATCAAACGTACCATCGGCTCGGCCAGGTTTGTCTACAACTGGCTGTTGAATGACTACAAGGAACAGCTTGACATTTATAACCAGAATAACAAGCAAGGAAACAAACCAATAATCAAGGAAGTCACTGAAGCCAAAAAGGACAATTATTTCCTGTCTGGCGTGGATTCATTGGCCTTGGCCAATGCCAAGCTCAACCTGAACACGGCATTGAGGAACTTCTTCGACTCACGGAATGGAAAAAGAAAGGGCAGGAAAATCGGGTTCCCGAAACCACACAAGAAAACGAAATGCAGATGGAGTTACACAACGAACAACCAGGGAGGAAACATAAGGGTTGAAAACGGGCACATCTGTCTACCGAAAATAAAGTGGGTCAAACTAATACAGCACAGGGAACTGGAAGGAGTGATACGAAGCGCAACCGTTTCCATGGAACGGAACGGCGATTTCTATGTCTCGGTTCTCTGCAACGTGGAACAAGCAAAGAAACAAAGACAAAAACCAGATACAATCAAGGTCGTCGGCCTTGATATGTCATACACCGAATTCGTTGTCGATTCCGACACGTTGTCTGACGATACGAAACCCAAGTACGTCAGGCAATACAGGAGTAATGAGAAGAAACGGTCAAGGCTTAACCGAGCCATGTCAAGAAAGGCAATCGGTTCCAGGAACAGGGACAAAGCCAGAGTCAGGCTTGCAAAGCTTGACAGGCACATTGCAAACTGCCGAACTGATTTCGCCCACAAGATGAGCAGGCACTATGCTGAGAACTATGACGTTATTGTAATAGAAGACATAGACATGCAGTCGCAAGCCAGGAAAAAGATGAGGGGACACGGAAAGTCAGCCAACGACTTGGGCTGGGGACAGTTCAAGTCTTACCTGAAATACAAATGCGAGATATATGGGTCGCTTTTTGTTGTTGCGGACAAATGGTTTGCAAGTTCGAAGACATGTAACCTTTGCGGAACGGTCAACCACGGATTGACGTTGTCCGACAGGGAGTGGACATGTCCAGAATGCGGAGCAACACTACATCGTGACTACAATGCGGCATGTAACCTCAGGGACTGGTATTTTGAAAGATATAATACCGTAGGGACTACGGGAATTCACGCTTGTGGAGATTCAGCCGATACAGCAGGGGGAACCCTGCTGCAAGCTGGGTCGTTGAAACAAGAAGCACCTTCCTTCAGGGAGGGGTAGTTCACATTAACAATACTATTATACAATAATATTTTTTAATTTCAAACTTTTAATTTCAATTGCATTCTAGCCATGTTTATCTCTGTGGAATCACCCATATGCTTTCCAGCATCGTCAGAAATCTTGATGCAATTTTCCCAATCTGAATTTCTATCAAGACGGCACCCTTTTAATTTCATAACAATGTTAGCTGGACTCCAAGATACACCCGTATCATTTGTTAAGTTAGTACCTATACCGAAACTTACATTACATCTACCTTTAAACTCATCATTAATACGTTTTGCCTTATCAAAGTCAAGAGAATTACTGAAAACAATAAGTTTTGATTTAGGGTCAATTCCGAACGACCTAATCTTATTCAATATCTTAATACCAACTTCAATTTCATCACCGCTATCCTGTCTGAACCCAGACAATAGATGAGCTTGTTTTTTAGTCAGTGTGTTGAGAAACGAATCTGTTGTATATGTATCAACTAATGCGGTTCCAAGGTCACCTTGATATACATCAATCCAATCTTCAAGACTGAGATAGTTTGCACGTTTATAACCAAATGTAGCTCCATGAAACATAACCCATTCGTGAGGGAACGTCCCAATAGGCTTCATATTGTATTTCATAGCGAAGTAAACATTTGATGTTCCAGCACATGTTTTAGACTCACTCTTGATTTGTTTAATAACAAATTCCTGTACATCAGCACTATATCTTCTTCTTGTTCCAAATTCACTGAAAACGATATTGTTTTTATTTGCTAACATAAGTTTATCGTGTAGATTGTTACAAATAGTGAAGATACTTGGTTCCTCATTTAATGATTCCTCTTTTAGTTTGTTTCTAATTTCAGAATAAATTGATAAAACCATAATTTCATAAAGCGTAACTTTATACAGTTTATCAATTGCCTTGCAATGAAATACATTGTCTTCATCAAACCAAAAATCCATTTTGTCAGGATTAAATCTAAATGTTGACAACCATTCCCAATATGTTGCTGGAATATATGGAATATTTTTTATACACCAGCACATTTCATCATCAGTTAATGAAAGTTGCTTTACTTCATTGATTTGTTCATTAAACATTTCAATAAATTTATCCTTCAATTCTGGTTCCCAAGACTCTTCACGTCTGTCGGTAAATTCAAATATACCCTGTGCATTCGGGTATAGTTTAAAATAAGCATAGCTTGTGCTAAATTTATAAAGGTCTGTGTCTAAAATACTTTTAACCATTTTCTTATGAATTAAGTTTTAATAATCTAAGTCTTGCATGATTGTTTTTCAATTCATCAAAATCTTTTACGATTAACGTGCAAGAAAGCCCACTGCTTTAGCTGTGGGATGAATTGCACTCTATTATAATATACATTTTTTTTGAAAAAACCAAAACTTTTTCAAAAAACACACTATTTATAAGTACATGATACAGTACAGGACATATACAATCAGGCTGTTTCCGAACATGGAGCAGGAACAGGAACTCAAAAACCTGTCCCTTGCAAGGAACATTTTGTATAACATGCTTGTCGGAATCGAACAGAAAACCTATGAGGAGACAAGGAAAATAAAAACCGAGTTCGACCTAGACAGGGATATCACTGTATTGCGAAAAGAACACCCGTTCCTGACCAAACTCAACTCCAAGGCGAGCCAGAGAGTCGCCAAGGAGGTGTATTCAGCATACAAATCGTTCTTCAGCCTTGTCAAAAAGGACAAGACGGCGAAACCGCCTAAGCAAATGAAAGACGTGAATAGGTTCCATACAGTGGCATACAACCAGACTGGCTGGAAGTTTATCAGCGAGAACACATTAAAGTTGAACGGTTTAATCGTGAACTACAAGGGAATCCCTGGCATGGATTACAAGTCCATGGCGGTTAAGGAAGTCAAACTGAAACGTGTGAATGGAAAGTATCTGCTGGACTTGAGTGTGGCAAACAGTGTGGAGGAAAAACAAACAATAACCAATGAAAACAAGGTGCTTGCGATAGACCTCGGCCTAAAGAACCTTTGCAACGGCGTGGACAACCTCGGCTCTGTTGTAGTGTTACCAAACAAAGCCAGGAAAATAAACAGGTACTTCAGGAAACAGATATCGGCTGTACAGTCGAAGATGGACAGGTGCATCAAGGGCAGCAGCCGACACTGCAAGCTCAAAAAAACGAAAAGGAAACTCTATAACAGGAGGAATGCACAGATAAAACAGACTCTGCATATCCAGAGTAAAAAACTGGTGGATATGAACTACAAGACGATTGTAGTTGGTGACTTGAGTGTGAAGAAGCTGATGGATAAGGGGAGCAACAAGCTGACCAAGACTTCCAGAAGCTTCGGCGAATCATCGATAGCCACATTCATGGAATACCTTGCATACAAGTGCCAGAACAGCAACACCGAGCTGGTGACAATCAACGAGATGTGGACAACACAGCAGAACTGTCTGACTGGCAAGCTGTTCAAGGAGAAGGTCGGACTGTCCGACAGGACTGTCATGCTTTCGGATTCCATAGAGATAGACCGTGATTTGAACGCCGCAATCAACATAATGAAGCGGTACGAGCAGAATCACCTTGCGCTGCTGACAGCGCCGCTGGATGTTTCCAGTGTGGTCAACAGGCACAACCTGTTGACAGATACGTGTTCTTGAAACAGGTCAAGAACCCCACGGTTTTAACCGTGTGAGTATGTCAGAATGTTTATTTGGCACGATTCCATAATATGTATAGCATGCTCATGGTTTTCTTGTGTGGTCCCAGCACAACATGGTTCAATTAAGTAGATTTCAGTTTCTGGAAACATACTTGACAATTGAAAAGCAGTGCTTACGACACAAATATCTGTACATACACCACAAATGAATATTTTATCGCTGCTAGCATCAAAATCCCAGAATTTATCATAAAGTTGTTTCTGTCCAGGGGCGAATGAATATTTTTCAATAAAATCAACATTTGGTTGTGAATATAAACTGTCGTAAATAGGCTTCACCAACTTGTGCCCATTTGTGTTTTGTATACAATGTGGTACTGGCAAGTGTCTACCTTCTTTTGTTGTAGTGTACTTGTCATTGTGAGTGTCAAGAGTACATATCACTTTGTCAAAACAAAAATTTTCAAGCAAACTTACATTTTCATCAATAACTTTTTGAAAATCTGGAACAGAAAGACAACCACCAAGAAAGTCGTTCTGCATGTCAACTAATACAAGATAATCTTTATTCATAATAATTTTAATTTAAGTTTTCCATACTTAATAATGCGTTTCCGCAAGTAATTCTATCCTGGTCCTCTTCAAGTGAAGGGATGAACACAATAACTTCCCATCCTTCATCGAGCAAAGGTTGTTCAAATTGTCTATAAACATCGTATTTGTAATACCCTTCTGGTGTGTTGATTCCGTTTGCATTGGCTTCGTTAGTCTCATGAATGGGTGTTATCTTTACGATGAATTTTTCCTTGTCGAACAATCTTGTTAGTTCCTTCGGGTCAAGGATGGTTTTGTCGGTGACTGGGAAATTTAACGTGTACTTTCTTCCTTTTGGCATTGGAAGTGTTTTTGATATTTCAGAGATTTCCTCCAAAGACAATGACCGTCCTCTGAACAATTCATTTCTTTGCTTTTCATCTGTGCTGTTTATTGATAATTGTAAACCAGCTTCTCCATCATAGTCTTCGTTTTTGATTTTGCAGAATTCGTTAAGTATTTCACCCATTCTAACTAATCCAAGATTTTTTGGCATCATGGTTGTGAAAACTGGGTGAATTGTGTCCGCTTTCATTTTTTGATTTACCAAATTATGCAAGTCGTATTTCAAGAAATCAAAAACATTTTTTGTATTTAATGACGGTTCCCCCATACGTGCAAGGTGAAGATTAAATCTCTTTGTATATTTGCATTTACTAAAGTCAATGGCGTTTGACACTTCTTCGTTTAATTCGTCACGAGAAACATTACCGCCAAATCTAACCTTGGGACAATCACAAAACATGCAATTCATGGAACATCCCTTTTGGGTTGAAATAGTAACAACCATCTTGTCAGACAGGTCAACTTCGTGATGCGGAACGCTGTTAATCTCTTTCTTGTAGCCAAGAAAATCTGCCTTGATGTTGTTCTCTTTTCCATAATCACCTACATATAGGTATTCCATTTTCTTTTCGGTGTCACAATAAATGGCACCAGTTCTTGTTTTAAATTCTTTAATCATAATTTATATTATATCAACTGAAATTATATTTAATTTTTCATTATCAAAATAAGTTCTTACACCAAATGTTGGATTAATGCCATAATTCAACATTTCTTGTAATATCTTTCCGTTCGGAGTGTTTAAGACTTCAACTTCACAAGATATATTATCGTTATTCAATTTCAATGAATTAATATCAACTTGATGTGATGCTTCTGAAATTGAAGTGTGTAATGCATAATCAGAAGGATTCATTTGGCCATAAATTATACTTGAACCATTATTATTCTTTATGTAGTTATCTATGGCATTTTTTATCGACTTTTCATCATATTTTCTACCATTTGATTGGTCAACATCAAATAATATTACATTAACTGTTAATTTTTCCATATTGTTTTTCTCTTTGTTTGTTAATTTCTTTCCACCACTTTTCACTATATTGGTAGTCATAACTGTACAAACCTAAACCAACAAGTACTATAGTTGGAATAAGTATTGCTAATGCTATCCAAAATAATGGAGTGCAATAAGAATACAATTGAACCATTCCACAAATTAAGCACACGCCAAGAGCAATAAGTAAAATTGCGGTAAAAACGTTAGCTAATAATTCACAAATTCTTTCAATTTTAGTCATAAATCTCAAATTTAAGTCCTGTTTTGTTTTGAATATAATCTTTAATTGTAATTTCTTTTAATAAGTCCAAATCGAATACTGGATATTCACCACGAAGTTCGTTACCATAACATACTAACGGATTGTGAGTCACGCATATTACAGTACCGTTGAATACCATACATAAATTTCTCAGAAGGTGGTCAAACTTGAATAAGTTCTCAAGGTCAAGCCCCTCATCAATTTCATCGATAAGAATCAATGACGCTGAATCAGTAAGAAGTTTATAATTTTTATGGTCTTCAAATGTGAAATTCAACACATTCTGCATTTTAGTGAACAAATTGCCAAGCATGTGTTGTGTTTTTTGTCCTTTTGAACTGTTTGTGGCATTTAATCCACCACCATTGATAAAGCCAAATGCTGTTGCAGCATTAATAAAGTTGCAAGGGTCATCCTCAATTGCGTCAAGAGAAAAAACGTGAGTGAACTTATCATCAATTCCATCTATGGTAATTGGAGCGCCTTTCAACATTTGAATGTTTTGGCTTGTCATACCGTCAAGTTCTTTTTTGTTAATCTCAAACAAAGAATCTTTATTTGCTCTAATGGTTTGGAGGATTGTCGATTTTCCAGAACCGTTTGAACCGACAATGTAATTAACATCGCCAAGTCTTATTGGAATGTCGAACTCAGAATTATTGAAACAACGGAACCCACCGTCAACCTTTACATGAAACTTTGTGTTTATTGTTTGGATGATTTCATTCATCGTCATTAACAAATCACACCTTTTGGCTTCAATTATACCCAATTCTTTATCATCACGATTGTGACTGGCACAATACATATCTATTTCTAAACCTTTCAGATTTTCCGTAAGAGTTTTAAGGGTTTTTCTGTCTGTATAATAATTTCTCACCATGTTAACTGTTTTTCATTATATTATTTTGATTTGTAAGACTATGATACCAAAATTTTCAATCAAAAACAAATTTGGTTTTTAGAATTGTTAATTGTATAATCATAAAAAAATTAAATAATGAATGATAAAGAAAAATTAGATTACCTTAACAAAGAACTTGGAACCGATTACCAATCATTTGACAAGGTTGATTGGGCTTATGTCTCATATCAGTATAAACTATCCGAGGACTTCATCCGTGAGTTTCAAGATATAGTTGACTGGCCTCAAATTTCAGTATACCAGAAGCTGTCTGAGGACTTTATGCGTGAGTTTAAGTATAGGATTAATTGGTTTGCTGTGTCAATATACCAAAATCTGTCGGAAGGCTTCATGCGTGAGTTTAAGGATGAGTTTGATTGGTCTAACATTTCAATATATCAAAGACTTTCCGAGGGACTCATACGTGACTTTAAGGATGAGGTTAATTGGTCTAGAATTTCAAAATATCAGAAGCTATCGGAGGGTTTCATACGTGAATTTAAAGATAATATTGATTGGTATTTAATTTCAATAAATCAGAAGCTTTCAGAAGACTTCATTAGAGAGTTTCATGACAGAGTCAAATGGTCTAACATTTCAATATACCAGAAATTATCAGAGGACTTCATCCGCGAGTTCAAGGACATGGTGAATTGGGGTTGTATTTCAAAATACCAGAAACTGTCAGAGAATTTCATCAGAGAGTTTAGTGACATGGTTGACTGGTCTCAAATTGCAGCGCATCAGAAACTTTCTGATAGTTTTATTTGTGAGTTCGGTAATAAAATCAGCCAAAATTTGATAAATAACAACTGGGCATACAAGGACGCTGAGTTTTTGAAAGCACAAGTGGAGAAAACTGGCTTGTACGAATGCCACGACGATTACTTCATTGCGTATAAGGGAATCCGTTCGGACAGGTACTCAAAGTATAACTTCCAATACCAATACCTTCCTGTTGAGACATACGAATCGTTCTGTGACTGTTCGCCAAGCGAACACTCATTCGGCTTGTCCGTGTGGACAGAAGGAAAGGCGAAAGAATATAGTGACGAGTTTGTCGTGAAGGTAAAAGTTAAATACGAAGATGTTGGCCGTGTCGTGCATGACGGAGGCAAGATAAGATGCAGGAGAATAACAATACTTGATTAAAATGAGAGAGCCGAAGGAAAAAGCCAAAAGGTTGTCAAAAGGACATTATGAGTATCGTGGTTATAAAATTGTGTGTGTCGGATACTACAACCCAGAGCACAAAGTTTGCTGGGAATGTGTTGACGAAAACGGATGCGGTTTCGGACATGACTATTCATTGAAAGCGTGTAAGAGATGGATAGATATCGAGATTGACGGTGAATAACAATATTATACATTTTGAATTTAAATTTTTTATTTGTATAATCAATTTAGTTTGAAATTAAAAAAAATAAAAATTATGACAAATTTGGAAATACTGTTTTTAAGTTATGTGATTATCACTGTTTTATCTTTGTTTGTTGTAATATACAATTACTTGACAAAGTACGAAATCGAGAATCAAAGGGTATATACAAGAATTGGGTTTGTTTTCAGACTTTTAGTTTCATTTTTGCCAGGCATGAATTTTGTTGGGTTGTTTATGAACATTTTTGAACCGATGGCCAGTATATTTCAGTGGAAGGACATAAAGACTCAAGAATTATGCAGACGCGCAAAATTATGGGAAAATTTAAATTCATATTCAAAAATTAAGCAAAACAAGTGGTAATGGAAAAAAATCTTGCAGAAGAATTTAGGAAAATCATTGACAATATGTCAGATGAAGAACTTAATCAGAAACTCAAAGAACTTGAACCTTTACATAATGTTGGTTTAAAAGCAGATGACTATTTGGCATTTTTAGAAGAAAAACAAAAGAATAAACGCATCACAACCAAGTGTGGATACTGCTTGACTGTTTTTGAATATGATACTTCTGAATTAGAAGAAGAGGAAGACCGCGACATGAGAGGATATCATTATTACTATTATATTAAATGTCCAATTTGTGGAAATAGAATTTTAGTAAACGCATTGATGTAATGAAAATATTATAAAACATAATAGTTATGATACCAAAAATTAACAAATATTATTCAAAAATCACAAGATAAGATAATATGGAAAAATTCAAACATCTTTATAATTTTGGAGATATTGTAAAAATACAAACAGCCAAAAAAACAATCCGAATCGGTGTGATTGTCGGTATGGTTTTTTCAGGTGTAGTTTTTTCAAATTCAGACGACAACGATGCTTCGGTAATCTATCAATGCCATTCATATGATAAAGAAAGTGTAGAAATTCCATTTTATTTTAAGGATGTGGATGAAAATAAAATAATCGAAAAGTTAGGTAGCATAATAGAATAACTAATGGAAAAATACCTTTTAAAATATATTAGAGGAAGCCATGCTCATGGTATTTCCACTCCACAGTCTGACGTTGACATGGGTGGTGTATTCGCTTGTGACAACAAACAACTGCTTGGTCTTGGATTTGACTATAAAGATGAAATTGCAGATGAAAGACACGATGTCGTGTATTGGGAACTTGGAAAGTTCGGAAATTTGTTATGCAAGTCAAACCCAACTGTTCTTGAAAGTCTTTTTGTCGATAAGGAGTTCATTGTTGAACAAGATAAACTCTTTATGCCGTTTGTTGAAAATAGAAAAGCTTTTTTGACAAAGGAGTGTTTTAATCCTTTCGGAACGTATTCCGCCTCACAAATCAAGAAGTGCAGGGGACTTAACAAGCTGATTACCAATCCGTTAGTAGAAAGAAAGGACATTCTTGACTTCTGCTATACATTTCATAACCAGGGTAGTATGCCATTGAATCAGTGGCTGAATAAATATAATCTCAATCAAAAATATTGCGGTCTAGTTAATATTCCTAATATGCCAAACTGTTATGGTTTGTATTATGACTGGTGGAATCATTTTGCTGATGAAGACATTTCAATTGGTGACATTGAAGATATGTCTTTGGCTGGCAGTGATATGTACGAACTAATTGTTGACCACTATAATCTTGATGTATATGATTTTGATACTGTTGCTGATTGGTTTAAGGAGTTGAAGCCAGCTGGGTATAAAGGTATTATGGATGAGGAAGGAAAATCCACAAGCTTAAGACTTTCTTCTGTTGTGAAATATGAAAAACCGTTGTGTTATGTGAATTACAATCAGGACGGCTATACATGCCATTGTAGGAAATATCGTGAGTACAAGGAATGGGAGGCTAAAAGGAATCCTGTGCGTTATCAGTCAAATCTGAATAAAAATTACGACGCAAAGAACATGAGCGAATGTTTCAGACTTGTACAGACTTGCATTGAAATCGCAAATGGTGAGACTTATAAGGTAAACAGGAAAGGTATTGATTCTGAGTTACTTCTTAACATTAGAGGACACAAGTTTGAATATGACGAACTTATGGAAATTCTTGACAAGAAAGTTGTTGAAATGAATGCAGCAATTGAAAAGTCAACAATTCCAGAAACAGTTGATGTGAATTTGGTTAATGATTTGGTAATTGACATTAGAAAGAAAATTTAAAACAATGATAAGTTTTTTAATTTTTATTATTTGGTTTTAGGATGAAGGTTATGATGTATTAAAAGAAATTAACGAAAATTGCAAAAATTAACATATATGTGTTTAGTAGTAAAGAAAATAAGGCACTTAAACAATAAGCCTAAAATTGCAAAGAAAGATATTATTTGTTACAAGATGTTCAGGGTAAATAAACTCGGACTTCAAAGCCCGTATAGAGGTACAATATGGAATTGTGGCGATAACATAAAAAATGGGTATATGAATGCTGACAATTTTCAAATGATGCCAGAGGATGGTATGATAAACAACGGATTGCATAGTTTTAGAAAACTAGAAAAACCAACAGATTGTCCATATACAAAATATATAATCAAAATGACAAAAGATGATGATTGTGTTACTGTATGTTGTATAATCCCAAAAGGTTCAAGATATTGGATTGGAAGAGATAATGATTATTGCTCTGAAAAATTGTATCTCATGTATTAATTTTTTTTTAGTTTTACATAAAATTATGAGTAAATCAATAATAGAAATAAGGAGAAAAAGAGACGGTAAAATCCTTCGTGACGAAATCAACGATGCGTGCCAGACGCACAACATTTACGATGGGGACGTGCTTGTTGAATCCGACAAGGACTACAACATAGGGTACATTGAGGGGATTGGTTTTTGCAGCTTTTCCGAATATGAGGAGCTGGCAGACTACGAAGAACAACCTATGATGACACAGGAAGCAACGATTAAAGGCTGGGTTGCAGTTGACACAGTAATGGGTATAAGGAGAGTCATTTTCTTTCCAAACAAACCCGTAAGGGATGTATTGGCACACTTTCATTATTGGGCAGCCACCTGGCCAAATTATGAATCATTTCAATTAGGTTCAAACCTTTTCAAAGGTTTACGGTGGGAGGACGAGCCTGTTGAAGCAGAAATAACTATAAAAATAAATAGATAAATGATTACCGAAGATTATTCAAGTTCAAGTTTGGAAATCGCTAAATGCGGTGAATGCCCATTTTATTGGGGAGACGAAAGAAATGTTAGAAATAGCTTTTGCAGATATGGCAACGGTTGGGGATGGGGTTTTTCACCGACAGAAGAATGCCATTATATTTAATTTAGTTTATTGTTAACATTGAAAAAGTATGTGTATGAAAGAAGATTATTGTGAGTGATATGACAAAGAAAGAAAAGCTTATAAATAGATTGAATAAGGCGTTTGACCTTAATTTTAATAACAAGACACCCATTATAACAAGAATGAACAACAGGAATGGAGGTTTCAGTTGGATTGCTGGTGTTGGGGGAAGTTCAGTTGGAAGCACAAATTCAATAACAGAATGTTTAACTTGGGAAAAATGGGTTCTTTCTACAGAATTACACGAACTGTTGGAATACCACGAGAATGACATATATGATTCAAGTTGTAGAATAGAAAAAATTTAAATATAAGTGTGATATTAGAGGAATTTCACGAAAAACATTGCATGGAATGCGGTTCTCAACGTTGCATTGGTGTATATGACAATGGGTGGTGTGAAGCTTGTAAACTGTACAAAAACGAATTTGAAGATAATTCAAATTTTGTAAACAAACAATTGATTAATAAAAAAAAAATAGAGAACATGAAAAAACAAGTTTTAATATGTGACAGATGCGGTAAAGATATATCGCAAGATACAATTCTACATGGCTGCAAAAGTAATATAAATATTGATTTGGAATTCTGCCACTATGGAAGTATGGGTGGTGAAGAGGATTTGGAACACTTTGAATTGGACCTTTGTGACGATTGTTCTCGTGATTTATATTATAAATTAAAAAACTGGTTGAAAGAAAAGAAAGACAATTTAATTCCTGTTCTTGTTGACACGTTTTCGTATGACGAAGCTTTCGGAACATATGAGAAGGTGAGATGTCATGATTATACAAAAAACTACGAACCAATGAGGCTTACACCGCAACAAATAAAAGAATTCATTGACAAAGGAATAAATTTGAAATTTGAATAAATTATCATTGTTATGATTAAAGAAGATTACGTCAGCTTTGAAACAGCAAAGTTGTTGAAAGAAAAAGGTTTTGATGAGAAGTGTTTTCAGTATTGGCATGAGAAAGACAACGAGTTGGTACACAGCCGAAGTCCGTGCCCTATTCGTAACATCACAAATCCTTGTTTCTTCGGGCCTGCCGCCCCGACATTGCAGATGGCGATGAAGTGGCTGCGTGATGTGCATAGTTGTTATATTACAACTTATTGGGAATTTAAAAATTACAATGAAAATGGCAATCCAGTATTTAAAGATATTATTTGGAGTTATAACATATCAATTCCAAAATATAACAGTGCAAGAAATGGTGACGGAGATTATTTTGATATGGACAGTGAAAAAGAAGATTATACTACATCCGAGGAAGCTTGCGAAGCAGCCATCAAATATTGTCTGGAAAACCTTATCTGACCTATGACAAAAGCGGAATATGAAGTGACAAAACGATGGTGCCATGTCAGGTGTTTGAAACCAAAAGAACAATGCAAGAAGTGTTCCATCTTGAAATATTATGAAACTGTTTTTGGAAAAACGGAAAAAAAATAGTAGTATAGATTTACAAAAAATAAATAACAAAGCAATGAAATTAGAAAAAATTGATTTATTGGAGTGGGGATGGCATAAAACAGGAGACCCAAGCAAACCGAAAGGAGGATTTTTGTGGGTAAATCCAGATTACCCTGAATTCTATATAATGTACGATGAACCTGAAGGATGCGCATATGTGCTTTACAGATATGCAAAAGGTGGAAGCGATGCCTATAATAGCATTGTAGAGATTTACAGATTCATGGATATCCATAAAGGATATGAGCATGAACAGGATTTTGGGCTTTAAGAAAAGCAAAAACCATCATATCAAAGTAGACTGAGACAATAACGGAAGAGTTGTTTTTTTTTAAATTTAATTGTATAATCATAATTGAATAAAAAAATTAAAAAAAAAAATATTATGAAAATCTACATTTTATTAGACGAGTACTTGAATTCAGAACACCACTGTGACTTTGTTGATGTGTTCGACAGTGCAGAAGCTGTTTTGAAATATATATCAGAACACCAGACTGATGGTCATAAATTCAAATATGAGACAAGAGAATTTCAAGACCCACCTACTGGAATCAAAATTGATTACCCAAATGTTACACCAATTACAACCCCTCTTAAACCTGGAGAAACATATCCGCTTGGTATAACATGGGGTGGTTATGCTTATCCTCCATGCTTCAAAGGAGGACCGTGTACAAATCCAAACTACGACTGCATCAACTGTCCAAGGCCATATGGAGGTGGAGGAACATATTCAACAAACACTATTGATGAACTAAAGCCAAACACTATTGATGAACTAAAGCCAAAGAATACAGTAACCACAAACATAAAGACAGAATAATGTCATATCATTACATCATTACATAATAGTTTTAGTATTAAACGAATAAAAGTATGAAAAAAATTTTAATTTTTATTTTGGGTGTTATCTTTATGTGCGGATGTGCTGAAAGAGACTATAGCTATGATGACAAAATGCCGTTTCTAGATAGAGTTATTGTTATTGATAGTTGCGAGTATATAGAAGGTACATATGCACTTACTCATAAGGGTAACTGCAAATATTGTGCCGCCAGAAGAAAAGCCGAAATGGAAGAAGTCATTAATAATTTAAAATTAAAATAATACAGTAAACAAAATTCATTTATAGAAAATTTACCTTAAAAAAATAATTTAAAATGATTGAAAATTTTGTATTTAATGACGTTGTTTTATATTCTAAGGGCTGGTATAGAAAGACTGATTTGGTTTCTGACCTTGGATATATTTTCAGTAAAATTTATGGCTGGACACCTAAAACAGAAGAAGAAGTTGCAAGATTTATGCTGATTGCGATAGACCATCTATACACAGAACTGGAAATACCGTTTGATTATAACTGTAACGGGAAATATAAAAATTCATTTGCATCGTTTAGCGACGAGATTAAAAAACGCATGAGATTATATGATGTGTCATATGACATGGCCATTATACTTTTTTGTTTATCTATTTTCCAACAACTTGACAATACTCAAATAAAACTTAATCCACCTCATTTTGGGAAAAAAGAACATTTCAGACTTGGTATAATGTTTGGAGAATATCCAATTTCACAAACTTATGCTGAAATGAACAGACGTGTAAATAATTTTTTTAATAGAAATAAGCATGACTAAATTCAATGTGTTAACTTGGGATTTTAATACCGACAAACTGGAGCATTATGACGTCATTCCGTATTTTGTTGAACGTTATAAAGAAAGAGTTGAGCGCTCCGAAGATGAAACAATAAAACGAGATATTGATAATTATCCAGAATATAAGGCACGTTTTGGTGTTCCAGAAACAATTGATGAATTCAAAAAATTTGTCGAAGACGAATCAATGTATATGTTCTGGTCGAGATGCGAATGGGAAATGATTATCCATGGATGGCCAGTACAACGTGAAGAATATAAAATAGATGTCCATGAACAAATTATGATGAATATTGACGTCATTGCGGATATTTTGAATAAAGAACTTAACCACTAAAAAGGAAAACCAAATGATTACAACTTGTGCAATGGTTTTGATAAACCAGGAAGGCGATATACTTGCTTGCCACGGAACTGGAAAACCGAAAAACTATGGTTACGATTTTCCAAAAGGTTGTGTTGACGATGAAAACGAATCACACTTTGAGGCCGCTTGCCGTGAATTGAAAGAAGAAACTGGGCTCACTATAGAACAGCTTGAATTAGATGGTATTACAGTGTCAGAATACATAATAGACGGCGGTGTATATAAACATAATCACGAAAAAAACATTCATTTGTTTTTATGTCCATTGAAAACATTCCCTAATCTGGAAACATTGGAATGTACAACTTCTTTTCAAACAAAGGAAGGAAAATCCCTGCCAGAAATGGATGGATACAAAATCATCACAAAAGAAGAAAGGAATTTGTTCAACAAAGTATTGTGGAATAAATTTGAATTAATTGACGCTTTAAATTCAAAAGTTGAATATAAAAACAGTAAAAATGTTTGAAGAAATCAAAAAAAGAAGAGTAAGAAAATTGTTTTACAACACTGGCTTTGTAGATGTGTTGAACAAGGTATGTAGCGTAATGATGAGTATAACAAAAGATGGTGTGAATGAAAACTCAAACAAACAATATTGGAATACCTGGAAATGGGCTCGTGTCGTTTTGCACCAAAAATTAGAAGAAATCACCAGGTGTGAATACGATTCGGTTACAACGGATTACATCTATTCATATTATAATGAATTGGTTAAGAGATTTGAACATGTTGACAATGTAGTTGGTGCGAAGATTGATGATTACATTGAAAAAAAGCTATTGGAACAGAAAGACGAAATTGTTTTTGCAATAGATGTTGACAGTGTCCTGAGAAACAATCTTGGCGAAATGGTGAAACTTTACAATCAGGAGTTTAATGAAAACATGACTGTTGAGGATATCAAGAACTATAAGACTGATATATCGTTTCCACGAATTGAGGAAGAGACTGGCCAAACATCAAGCCAATGGTTTTTCCAGGACCACTCTGAAGAGCTTTTTGTGAAAGCAAAACCGTTTGAAAATGCAAGCGAAGATGTTGCAGAACTGAGAAAGCTTGGAAAGGTAATCATTGTCACATACCAAAAAACAACACTAAATAAAGTACAGACATTGGAATGGTTGGATAACAATGGTATTAAATATGATGGAATTGTGTTTGTCAAGGACAAATCAATCGTTGATTGTGATTATTTCATTGACGATAACGATTGGAATTTCAATGGATGCAAGGCAAGTCATGGCATTTTGATAGATGCGCCGTATAACCAAAATTTGAATTTGGAAGAGCTTAGGCGAAAAACATATTGTAAAGAAATAATAAGATTCAACTCGCTGCATGATTTTGTTGTTGAGTTGAAAGACTCTTTAAATTATAAACAACATTGAGACAAAAAAGTTTATTAAGAGATGAAGATGAAAAATTATCTGAAGAAATAGGTGATTTCCTTGACAAAACATTCTATCTTGAAGAAACAACAGATTCCACAAGAATTAAAGACAAAAAACTTCAAATATCTGGAATAGATACAATATTCACATATCAAGGACAAAAATATGAATGTGATGAGAAGGCGGCTGTTAGATACAGAAATCTGAAAACATTCTCACTTGAGTTGTCTTTTATTGACAAAAACGGAGACATTGCTGTTGGATGGTTTTTAAGCCAAAAAAACAGAAACAACTCCTATCTTTTTGTGTGGATTGATGACGGAGAAATTGAGATTGCGTTGGTTGAGAAATCTGCCATTTTGAAATATCTACAGAGCCTTGGATGGACCAATGAATTGTTATTAAAAAAACAACGGAAAATAAGGTATGCACTAGACAATGATAAATTCGAATATCTTGGAAATTTAGACAATGATGGATTAAAATTCCATTACTCGAAACAACTTGTTGAAAAACCGATAAATATATTGTTATATAGGGATGTTTATCGAAAATTGGCTATATTCAATAAATTTTATTCAATAAAAGAATTTGGAAAAAAATAATATTTATGTTAAAAGTTGAACAAACTTTAAAAATAATTTTAAAATTAAATTAAGAATATGAAAAAGATTTTTAATTTTTTTGCCATTGTTTTAATGGTGTTTGCTTTTGCTTCTTGTAATGGATGTAAGAGCGGTCAGGATGTGATTCCTCAAGACCAGGATGTTATTGTTGCTGGTTATGACTATGACAGCGTTGTTGTCGGGGATTACGACTATATAGCTTCTCAATACAAGAGATTTTTGTTCTATGAGGTTGATGTTGTATTTGACACACTTCTTAATGCTGGAACCGATGTGAATATTGTCTCAATCGGTACGGTGTTCCAGGTTGGTGACACATGTGTGATGATTTTCCATAACCCAGGAAAATGTGGTGAGAAACCAGAAATCATAAAAGAATGCGACCACTGGATGGAATGCAGTGATATGACAGCAAGAAACCCGATTATGTACGATTCCTGCATGGCTTTGGCAAAACCTTACATGTGTAACATGCCGACAAGAAAGCTAACGTTTAGAAAACGTGTCGGCCCTCCGTTCCCGAAACATGGCGAATACATCTTCGGAAACGGATACCTGTTCATCGAGAGCCATACAGGTGAGATTACTGGTACAGCCGTACCTTGCAACAAATAACATTTGTTGGAAACAAAAAATCAAAAGCGCTTGGAATTTTTCTTAAGCGCTTTTTTGTTTTTTTCATTTTTAAAAAGTATAATCAATAAAAAAACACTTAAAGGTCAACTACCCACGACTAAAGTCGTGGGCTTGTGGAGCAAAGGACAGAACCCTGTAACGGATTAAGCCTTTGACATGGCGCGTTGACAAGCGCTCTTACATCATCTTGGTACAACCAATTTGATTTACGTTCTTTGAAATACTTTTTTAGAATATTGACACTACCATTTATATCAGCGTTCAGCATACTGCCGTCGGAAGACATGTATAAGCCACGCTCTACCCTTATTCCTGAAAAGGTGTGTTTCTCTTCGGAAATTCCGTATGTCGGAATCGGGTCGTCGTCAAGCGAGCTCGCCTTTGATGTGTAGCTCTCCTCCTGGGGACAGTATGCTATGCCGTGCAGTTCACACTTGTATTTCAGTTTCTGGCGGAACTTATGCAGCGGTATCATCACGGTGTTCTGGTTATTGACCTTACCAATGCTGATTTCCTGTTTCTGTTCCTTGTTGTAACCGACAACAAGTGTTGTCACACCGAACTCAAGGCATTTGTCCACGATAAGTTTGACCGACTTTCCGAAATAGTCGTCAATCCTGTGCGACCTTCCGTTCATCAGGCGAAGCATCTTTGGTGTGTTGGCCGACTTTACATGTTCGTTCTTGGCATATTCGCCCTTTAGCATTGCAACTTTCTTATTGTAATAGTGATTTATGCTTTTTAGTCTTCGCCCGTCAATAAGGAACTGACGGGTTTCACCATTAGAAAAGATTGTGCAAGCGGCAAGGTTGTCAACACCAAGGTCTATGGACATGTAACCGTCACCTTCAGCCTGTCTGAGTTGGTTTCCTGCCTCGTAAATAAATTCTATTGAGAACTGCCGACCGTTGTACTGCGGGATTATACGGATTTCCTTGAATTCAGTTACATTTCTGAGATTCTTCGGAATGGTGAGCAGGATTCTCCTGTCGTCAATCCCGTACTTTTCGCGGAATTCCTTGGTGAGTCCGATAGCGACAGTCCCGTTCTTTTGGATACGACAGCTTCTCCCCTGAATGGTACAGATTGCCAGACCTTCGGAATCCTTATAACGGGGAAGTCTCACCTGTTCGGAATACCTGCCTGACTTTTTCAGTGCAAGCAGTTTGAAGAACGACTGCATGTCCCTGTCGACAAGTCTGAGAATCTGTTGCGCACAGTCGGAGAGAAGTATGTGGTAGTTCTCATTGTCCTTGCATTCGTTATAGTTTGCATAGTAGGACAGGTAGGATTGTGTGTTGAAATAGTGCTGGCGCACGGAATACAGGCCGACATTGTACATCCTTGCGGAATGGTAACAGAGGTTTCTGAGGATGGACAAGTCCACCTCGTGTTTCTGTTTGGTCTGAAGTATTTTCGTTGTCAGGTACATTTCCGTGTGTTGTATATATAAATAGTAGGTTATTTCAAAAAAGTTTATAATATATTATATTTATAAAAAAAAAAATAAGAATAATAATAAAAAAAAAGAAAAGGCTAGCCTGCAATTCCTCCCACCACTAAAGTAGTGGGTTTCCTTGCAGGAGTTATCATGAAACATATTGCTTTTAATAATTTTTCCCATATCACTTTCAAGTACAGAACTGAAAACGATACAATAAAAAGGATTAAGAAGGGCGAACACTATTGCCAACATCCTTTCTTGGAAGCTATAATAGAAGAGGATTACGATTCAAAATTTGGTACGGTACGCTATTTTAATAACTGGAGTAGCACTGCACAAGAAGACAGATGGTATAGCGGAAACGCTTATTTCAAGACTATAGAAGAAGTTGTTAAAGACTGGAATGACCACGTCTTTTATGCCGAACAAGAAGACATATGGTATAATAAACCATGGATTGAAATAACATTGCTTGACGGGTCGAAACGGATATCATTTCTTAACAATGATGAAGAGCTTGAAAATGAACTCGCTTTATATGGGAAACTAAAATTTTGTACACATGTCAACGAATAACGTGTTTCACATTTTGTTTTTTTTCAATATCTTAATATCGTTATCATCGAATATAACATAATTGGTGACATTTTGCTTGAAATTCTTGTCGAACCATTTTATTCCGACATAACCGATTGACTTAAGGAACTTTGAAGTTTCCTTATCGCTTCCACACAAGGACGCAATTGTTCCATAAATATCACCTCCGTCTTCACATTCCAGAATATACCTGCATTCATATTGCCAAAAATCGCGTTTAGCCTCTTGGCTTGCATATGCCTCTCTGCCATATTCACTTTCGGTTGTGTAATATTTGAAAAAGAGGTTTGCAATACGCCTCTTTTCCTGTTGGCTTATAGACTTGTAGGAAAGATATTTTCCATCTGGAACCTCAACCGTATACACAATACCATTACCAGCATATTGTTTGGCTGCTTCAATTGAATTTGTGAAATAATGTCCATATCCGTACATTTGTTCTCCCCATCCAGTGGACAAATATTTTGAGTCAAACTTGTCGAAATCGGCGTTACTTAACGAACCATGATATAACTCAAGTTCATTGATAACTTCGGTAACCATTTTCCTTACATCGTTTTGATTGAATTCCATTTAAGATTTTTTTTTATAAATAGTTGTGTTTTCCCGATTAAAAATGTATAATAACAAAAAAAGAAATATTATGAGTACAAGTAGAAGTTTTAGATTAACGGATGAATTGGTTGAAAAATACAAACCTTACACACCGTCAAGTGAAGAAACCAACGACAATTTCATAAACCAGATTGAAATTGAAATCCTAGTCAAGTGTATGTCAGACAACAACGATTGTGACGTAAAGGAGATTTTCAATTACATAAAAGGAAGACTATGGATGTACAGGGCGTGTGTTGAACATGCAGCAGAATATGATATCTATCGTTGGTACAAAGAAGATGAGGATAATATACTCACCATATATGGTTATCATGAACAGTATTGTGGCCATGAAATAGATGATGAAACAAATGACATTGTTGAGGAACTTGTATTAACCGCAAAACTTGTCAATGCTGGAGATTATTTTGACAGTGAATCACACTTCTTCGATTTGAAAAATGAAATCAAAGACAAACTTGATTATATCAGAGGAGTTTATTTTGACAACAAATTGACTGATATTATGGATGAATTCAAGAAGTATGAATTGACTGATGATGATTTTAATGAATATGGTGAATTGAAAGAAACAAAAAACAAAATCGACGCTGAGGATGGTGGCGTTTTGTTTGATTCTTTGGACTAACAAACTATTTATTGAAAATAAAATAATTGATTTAGATTAAAATTGTTTTCAAAATGAAGAAAGTATTAAACGAGGAAGGACTTAAAGAAATGGTCAAAACAATGGTTTTGCAAACCTTGGAAGAATCATACATAATGAACAAAATACAGGACAGGCGTTCAACACAAGCAAATAACCAAATGAAACTGAAAAGTCTCCGAGAATTGCTTTTGAGCGTCGGAATTGATAAAATAACCGAAAAAAACGTGCATGGTGATGTCGGATATATGTTCACTATTCCGATGGACAAGGCTGTTTCTGCGGCAAAACAACTTAAGAGTGAAGGAGTGGCGTTTAAAACATTAAGACAAGACGGCCATTATCAGGATGGTGAAATTTGGGATGCCACAATGTTCGCTTATTTTGGAAGATACCAAATGATGGAAGGTGAAATTAAAAAAACCAAATAAATGGAAGAAATTCGGAAAAAGATTAAAAATCAATACAAATCATCAGTTGAAAGTTATATTGTGACTTTCAAAAACTGTTATTTTAAAAATGTGGAATGCGAAGATTATTGGGTTGGAGAAGAAATCGGTGGTGTGTTTTTTATCAATGATTTCTTCTTTGATTTCAACGATATACGATATGCAATTGACAACCAGGTGTTAGGTACGGAATTGTTTGCTTGGTATGATTATGTTGTCAATATTGGAACCAACAACAGCGAAACACAGACTCCAACATTGAAGGAATGGTGGGAATCTAAAAATGATAACGACAAGAGATTGAAATACGAATTGTCGCTTTATCGGAAAAACATAATGGATTTCAAAAAAGAAAACCTTGTATTGACAAATGACTCCCCAACGGAAGATGGCTATTACGTAGTTCTTTATCTTGGTTTTGACGGCGTGTTTCAACGGACAAACCAATGGAAAAACGGAAAGTGGTCAAGTCCGATTCGTGACAAACTGATTGCCAGGAGCGCAGACCCGATAAAACTTAAAACGCTTGTTTAACCAAAAACATAACGAAATTAACGGATTGTTGAATAAAACCACAATCCGTTTTTTCTTGTATCATTGAAACTATTTATTATGAAATAAACATTAAAGATTTTAATATTATGTATGAAGAATATAATACAGTTTTTTTGTACGGAGATGTGACATATAAAACAAGTGGAGGAGATATAAAAATGGCAAAATCAATAACTTGGGATGAGAATTATATTGGTGAGTATGAGGAAGGTAGCTATAATTATGAAGCTGTTGGACTTTGTGGTATAACATCTGGTATTACAAATAAAGAATCCATTATACCATATAACAGAGTTTTAACTTTGTTTCCAATTTTCTCAAGTGCAACATATGATTCAGTAACCAAGGGTTTGACGTTGAAAACAGGTGATGTGGATATTAAAATAAACACGCCAAAGATGACAGGCGTGAATGATTCAAGTGGTGGTGGAAATGGAGGACCAAAAGCTGGAGTTTCGAGTTTTGATTACTTAGGTTTATCATTTGATTATATATTCTGGAAAAGTCATTTCGGTGATTATTTCTTTAACGCACAAATTCCGCCGACAATGCATAATATCAGACATATTTTGAGAATATATGGATTGGATGAGAAATATGGTGGTAGTAATAATGAAACTTATCTATATGATGATGTTGTGTATGACACAACACAAAATACATGCGTTTTAATTGACTCTTCGAATATCAATAGTGCAAACATACGTCCAGCTGTCATCAATGTTGATTGTAATTTGGCGTCAGATTTTAGGTTTACTCAAGAGTCTGATGGCTCTTACACAAGTTCTAAATATGACTGTTTCGTAAATATAAAACCAATTAATGATGACATGGTTCAAGTTAAAATTGCCACTGTCAACTCCTCTTATTCATCTGAAGAAAATTTTATTATATATGACCAGTTAAATGATGGAAATGAAGGTGGTAGTAATACGAGAACATTACAAATTTACGATGGTTATTATAATACTGATGGTCTTTATACAATATTTGCAACCGTACCACCATATATGCACAATATATTGCATATGATGAAAATGTGTGGCTGGTATGGAAGTTACAGTGTAGGAGGTGGAGGAGGAGGAGAAGAGATAGCAGTGTAAATAAATGGCGGAACCAATGATTCCGCCATTTATTTTAGTTATATCCACCTATAAATTCTCTGACTGATATTCCATTATCATCCGTTTTATGATTTACACTGGAGAAAACCAACGACTTCAGTCGTTGGATGAATCCAGTTATTTAATTATACATTTTTAAAATTAAAAAAGCAAAAAAAAAAACAATGCCCGTGGTGCTTTTTACACATAACGGACTATTTATTGTTATAAACATAACAATAAAATGCTGACATACAAGTACAAGCTATACGCATCCAAAAGAAACAAACGCATCGAAACCCTGATGCGTGAGGCTTGCTTTGTATGGAACCATTGCGTTGCCCTTCAGAAGAAGTACTATGAAATGTACGGCAAGTACATAGGCGGAAACAGGATGAAGACACACTTCGCAAAGAGGTACAAGATGCAGAACCTTCACTCTCAAAGCGTGCAGGAGGTGATTGAACGCCTCGACTGTGCATACCAGAGGTTCTTCGCCCACAAGTCCAAGAGACCTCCGAAATTCAAGAAGTTCTCGGATATGTCATCCGTGGTTTTCAAACAGGGAGGGTTCAAACTGAAAGGCAACAAATTCACGATAAACAAACTGAAAACAACATTCAAGTTCTCTTTGAGCCGTCCGCTCAGGGGAGAGACAAAGAGGTTGTCGGTCAAGCGGTCACCGCTTGGAGACTACTACATCTGTGTGGTCACCGACGCCGAAGCCAAAAGATACGGAAAGACACACAATGGTGCATCCGTTGGCATTGACTTCGGTCTGAAAACCTATCTCACACTATCAGACGGACAGGCGGTCGAGAACCCGCAGTTCCTTAAACACAACCTCGCATCATTGAGAAAGGCATCCAGAAAATTTAGCAACGCAAAGCGTGGCTCGAACAACAGAAGACGGAAACGCATGGACCTTGACAGATGCCATGAAAAGGTTGTGAATTCACGCACCGACTGGCAGTGGAAACTTGCCCATGCGATATGCCGCTCATATGACAACATATTCGTCGAGGACCTTGTCCTTACTGGTATGTCGAAGAGGTGGGGAAGGAAAATGAACGACCTGGCACACGGAAGGTTCGTGGAAATCCTCGGAATGGTTGCGTCGAAATACGGATGCAACCTGCACAAGATTGACAGGTTCTATCCGTCAAGCAAAACTTGCGAGTGCGGGTTTGTCAATGAGAACCTGTCACTGAAGGACAGGGAGTGGGTCTGCCCGCATTGCGGAAGGACAAACGACAGGGACTTGAATGCTGCAAGAAATATACTTCGTCGGGGCATCGACGAATTGGCGAGTGCAAATGCTGCTGGCGTCAACGCCATCAGCGTGCATGTTTAAGTCAAGAATCCCACGAATTTATTCGTGGGAGTATGTCAAATGTATTCATCTCAATCAATGAATCAGTACATGGTTGCCAGGTTCCTTTTTTTGCTGATTCTTGTAGCGAGTCTGCCCTGAAATCGACTTCTTCTATTTCCGTATCGCCAGTTTCCCTGATATAATCAATACAGCATTGAACCAGTCTTTCCTGTAGTTTTTTCGCTTTTTCTGAATCATAGTGATGGTACTTTTCAAATTGTTTCACTTCGTCTTCAGCATCTGGATTCAGTATTGGAATTTCGTTTTCGCTTTGGAATAATGTTACTTGGTAAATGTTTGTCTCAGTCTTAAGCGAACTGTTTTTGTTTGCATTATCCACCTTTTCCTTAACCAAGTCGGATATTTGTTTGTTTTCAAAACAAGAGCGGTCTATAACGTTTTTTATCGTTCCATTTTGTATTGAAGTTTCAATCAAATATAAAATTCTCATCTGTTTACATTGTTTTATTCTCCACACCAAACCAATGTGGGATTATTCTTATGTACTTGTATGTCATATTTTTGCATGAAATCATATAGATTGAATGGTGTTGTCAATATATGCACACCGTTTTTTGTATGATTAATCATGGCGATTTTGTTTTCTTGATTTTTCGGTTGTAAACTATTGATGAAGTCGCACATTTCATAAACATATTTGTACCTGGATTTTACATCTTGAAGCTCATCCCAATCAATATCAACAATCCAGATTGCGTTTTTTGACCCACAAGCTCCAGCAACAGAGTCGAAAATCTTATATGGTTTATGATAATCCTCATTTGATATTCTATCGGCAAATTCTTTCAGGCAAGCCAAAGTGCATTTCTTGAATGATTTTCTATTTGGATTAAGGTAAATTCTTGCGTTGTTTTTCTGTGCAAGCTCAATCAAGTCGTCCTTTAAATCAATTAACTGATTTTCCCTATGCAAATAAACCGTCTTAATAGCAATGGAATTCTTATCCATGTCTGGATTTTCCTTTCTACGTTTCAGTACCTGAAGCATATAGAAATCATCGTCATTTTCAAAGTTTAGAATCTTGTTTAATTCTGAAAAATTATCAACTGCCATAAATGAAAATTCTAATGTTTTTTATTTTTATATGTTTTTGCAACCGTTTTAACTTTGTCCAGATATGTCGGGCTTTGCGCATATGAACCGATTCTTTTAACATATTCTTCCTCGTTTGGTTTTATATTGCGAAATATGTCAAGTTCCCATAAAACCCTGTCTATAACACTCATTTTCCAGTTTTTATATTTGGCATAAACATCATTCTTATTGTTTGTCAGCATAGCTGTGGTTTCTCGTCTTTGCGGGATTGTCATACCGAACAAGTTGTTGCTTCTGTTTGGGGTAACCTTTCCGCACTGACTTTCAATTACAGCCTGTGCCATGATGTATTCTGGGTACCACACATCAAGCGATTTTATGTAATCCCAAACAGAATCTTCATTTAACATGTGGTATTTTTCCCTTTCAACAGAGACCTTTCCGATTTCGGTATAAATGTGGCATTTCTCCGCCAGGGTTTTGACATAATCCAATTCAAATTGCAATGAATCACCAAGTGTTTTGATTTTGGCTTCATAACTGTTTGCTAGTTTTTTTTGCTCTTTGTCTTTTTTTAATGGTGTGTATATGTTAAAGAACAAAGATATGACAAGCAGTATTAAGGTAGGAATTGTAATCATCCAACCGTTTTTGTTTGTAAGTTTATGCATTTTAAGACCGTATAAAGCCTTTTTGTTAATTTTCTTGTACATTTTCAAATTCGTTTTTTGTTATATAATGGTATTCTTGTGTTGATGGGTTGAATTCCACATACTTGGTGTTACCATTTCCCTTAAACACAAAATACCTGTAATTCTCGTAAACATAATCAAAAGGTTCGAACACAAGTTGTGAATTAGAATTTCTGGATTCCCGTTTCACGTTGATTCTGGCTATCAGGTTTTTGTCGACATCGTAAGCTAAAACAGTGTTAAACCAATCAATACTTGAAAAGACAAAACACCTGTCACTGTTGGACAGATTCAATTCGTATGGTATGTTGGATTGGGCCGATGTCGCTGTTGTTAAGAATAACACAATTAAAATTAAAAAATATTTTAATTTGAACATAGGTTTTGGTTTGTTTTAAATTGAAATGGGCGCAAACATAAATTCACGCCCACTCCATGTATTCATAACAGCATTTGTTATTGGGCATTCTTCACTGCTTGGATAGCCTCTCTAACTTCCTTGCACTTTTTGGAAATGTCCATCAAGGCCATACGAACATCCTTTGCGGCTGTCTTGTTACCTTTTTCCATGAATGCGTTCATTCTTTCTCTTGTGTACTCTGAATCCACAAGCTCCAAAAATTCGTTCCAAAGTTTTTCTAAATTTTGCATGTTGAATCTTTTTAATTTGTTATTATTAAAGTTTTGTAATTTAAGATTACTTTTTTTTTCTCAAAAAAACAAATGAATTTTAATTTTTTTTCACTTGCCATTTCATGAAATCCTTTGTGGCTGTTATCGGCACATTGTCAAAGTCATCCACAGCATTGAATATAACCTTAACAGTATCAACCGACAAGTCAATGACTGTTCCGCTGCATTCCTGACCGTTGTAATTTACAATGACATCGTCCCCTATTTCAAAAATCTCATCCATATTATTATAATTGTAATTTACATTCGTTTTCCTTATTCTTCAAATCCTGCAAGACCTTTTCAATCCATACAGGCCTGTTGTCATGCGCATCAAGTGCCACATTGTACATGAAAGGATATTCAAGATAGAACTTGTCCTTTGAGTGCGTGTGACCGAAAAGGTTGATGGTGCACTGCTTCAACGTCTCCTTCTCCAAATTCGATGTGATGCACGGAAAATGCGTCAGAAAGAACGAATATCCGTTGTACTTGATTCTGTCCGCATACAGTATGGAAGTAACGTTAGGAAGCGTCTTATATGCCTCAATGCGCTTGTTTGTGTCGTGGTTTCCCAATATAATGTGAATTTCGCCATTCAATTGGCTTAACAACTCAATTCCATCCTCTGTTCCAGCATTTCCTCCTAACATCAAATCACCAAGGACATACACCAAGTCGTCTTTCGTGACAACCTCGTTCCAGTTCTCAACAACAGCTCGGTTCATATCACCAATTGATTCAAATCCCCTCGGCTTGTAAAGGAACTCCTTGTCGTGATTGAAATGCAGGTCGGAAGTAAAATAAATCTCACCCATAAAATCTACATGTTTTTCTTTTCAGTCACTATTGTACATTTTAAAAACGAGAAAACCAAACTATTTATGTAAAAAAATATTTTCAAATGGTTGAAATGAGAATTGTAAGATATGAAGAGCAGCCACTAAGATGTTTTGGTAGATTATATATAAACGACACGTACATATGTGATACTCTTGAGGATACAGACAGGCATCTGGAAGATTACCTGTCAGACATCGAAACGGGTAAAAAAAAGAAAATATATGGAAAAACGGCTATTCCAATTGGAAAATATCCATTGAAATATGAATGGTGGGCAAAGCACAAGAATTATTATCCTTGGGTTAAAAATGTGCCATTCTTCAGTGGAATTCTAATACACGGAGGGTCCAATGAAAATCACTCTCTTGGATGTATTCTTGTCGGAAAAAGAAGCGGTGATATCCTAACACAAAGTTTTGTTGCCCTTAACAAGATAAGGGAATACTTCAAGACAGACAAAAGCGGTGTATTAAATATTGTCAGGGAGTTGGAAAACACAAAGCAACAATAACAAAAATGGTCGGAAAAATATTAAAATATTCCGACCATATTTTTTTTGTTTAACAGATTATTATTCTTGTTTTTGACCCACATGCTGGAAGCAGTATTCTTCGCTTTGCAAGACAAGTCTTTCGCATTGTGTACCTTTCTTTGTGATTCCTTTGCATTGAACCAGTGTATCGGTCTCAACGGTGTCTGAAACACAGATTGTGGTGTCGCTGTTCACTTCTAGTGTGTCAATACTTGTTGAATTTGAACCTGTTCCAAAATCGCATGACACTGCGAACATTGTCAGGATTGCAAAAGCAAATACAAATAAAATCTTTTTCATTTTTTAATTTTTTTTTTAACACCCAAAAGTTTGGGCAATTATTAACTTTTCGTTTCCACGACTTTATCATCAGATAAATAGCGCAAGTTTCCGTTTTCGTCGATGTAGAAAACCTGTTGCACGTCGATGCAATGTATGATGTAGTCTTTGCAATCTAAACTGATTGGTGAGTTAATCCACGTGTGACCGCAAATTTGAACCATGTTTTCTGGGAAGGTTATTTTATCGCTGATTTTTATATTGAATCTATTTGACAGGTTTTCCGTTGGTTCGTATTCTCTGATGTCCGACCACACCATTGAGCCAACAAACTGGTCACCGCCCCTATAAAGCGAAATGTCGCACAATGCATATATCTTTCTTCTGAGCGGATTAAGTTCTTCAGCTGAATAATGGAATGAACCGTCAAATACATTAAGATAGTGATTAACCCATATAGGGTTAACACCAGCATGTGTAAGCAGGAAGTGTTTACCATTTATGTCGATTTCGTATGCCAGTTGGAACAGGTCCTCATTTTCATCGAACAGTTTCTCAATTGTCTCTATGTTTTTCCAGTCGTGTCTGCATGAGCACAGGTTGCGGCTTTTGAATGCATAGCTATCGTGGTTTCCGTAGAGCAATGTTACGTTGTCCTTGTGTTCCCTTGCGAATTCCAGTATTTCCTTGAAGTTTTCAATTGCATCAAGCGGCATGATACCTTCAATACCAGTGTATGGGTCAAGGTAGTCGCCGAGGAATATGATGTTTGCATCTGGATATTCCTTCACATCTTTCCAGAATTTTCTTCCGTGCACATCAGGCACAATCAAAAGTTTTTTCTCCATTTGTCAAATTGTGTTAAAATATGTTATTTCAGGGACATTTCCTTTGAAATTTCCCGATAGATTTTCTCACCTTTCTCGTTTAATTTCCATTTCCATACGATTTCCTTGTCTTCCGTAACTTCTTTCTCAATGTCTATGACATATTCTTTCCAAGCGTCGGTCATTTCGTAGTATAGAAGGCTAACGCTTGCGCATGTTATTTTGAAGTCGGTCTTTTTAACATATTTTAGGTTATCCACCTGTATGGTGAATGTTCCTTCGACTTTCTTCTTGTTGAATATGTCTAATATCTCAAGTATTTTCTGATTAGTTTTTTTCTGTTGTTTCCAGTAATCCATTATCTTCTTGGGCTTCTGCTTGTTGAGCTGTTTGATGAGTTGTTATAGCTGCGGCTTGTGCTAGAATTGTTGTATGAAGGTCTTGAATAGTTGTTTTGCGTGGACCTGCTTGGTTGTGTGTATGTGGACCTTTGCGGTTGTGTATAGGTCGACCGACTAGGCTGTGTCTGAGGTCTTGTGTAAGGACTTCTTGTAGGTTGTGGAGTGTATTGCTGTCTGCTCGGTTGAGTGGTCGTGCTAGGCCTTGTTTGTTGAGTAGGTGTTGTCGGTTTGTTTTCGTACCTTGGTTGATATACGGTCCTGCTTGACGGCTGTTGTGTCCTGCTTTCAGTTCTCTGAGGTTGTGTTGTTGTCGTTGTGGCTGGTTTCTGAGCATGTGTTACAGTTCTGCTAGTAGCAGGAGCTTGTTCTCTTTCAACATTGGTCCTTGTGGTTTCAGTGCGTTGGACCGTTGTCGATTTTGCTGTTTCGGTTCTTGAATTGGTTCCCATTGGTTTAACCGTTCTTGTCACTTCAGTCTTCTGCGGTTCGGTCTCCGTGACTTTTGTCGGACCCGAATTTCTACCTCCGACAGGATTCCCAATACTTTGTGTTGTTTCCCTATGACCGTAATGATTATTGGATTCGTTATTATGATTTGAATATTGCTGGTGTTGTTTATGCCAGTAGAAATAATCGTAATGGTTATGATGGTATGGTCTCCATGAAAAGTGGTTTGGACCATATGACCACGGATTCCACATGTATGGATGGTAAAAGTATGAATATGGATTATGCCAATAGTTGTATTGCCACGGGTTGTAAAACGGGTTGTAATAATGATATGTTATAATCGGCCTGTAGTAGTGGTTGTAATACGAATAGGTATTGTATCCACCGAAATACCTGTCGTGCATTACAATGGTCAGGTATGTGTCGTTATAGCTAGGATAATCTGTAACGACAACCGTTTGCTGCTGTGGTCTGTAGTACTCGTCTGTTGTGTAATACACATCATCGTAGTATTGTGTTGTGATACAGCTTGTAAGCAACACTGCCAATAATATCAAAACAATCTTTTTCATTTTTTTATAGATTATCAACATAATTATACAATTTTGCAATGTCACCTTCACTTATCAATGGCAACATTATGTTAAAAGAATTTATACAATCGTTAATTATTTTTAAAAATTCAATTGAATCGGTATCAAAACCTTCCTTTCTGAATTTGTTATGTATTACATATTCAATTGTTTTTGGGTCGAAATAGTCGTTTTCATCCCACACTTCTCTAAGGGCTTGTTCTTTATCTTCAGCTTTATCGCTGCCTTTTAGATTATATCTTGCAACGGTAAGCAAATGACCTTTCAATTCAGAACACCAATGCTTCTTAAGGTTTGTTTCACTATGAAATGAAGAATGTCTTATAAGGCACCAGTTTTCTATTATCTGAGAAGACAAATTCTCAATTCTTTGTTTGTAGTCTTTCTTTTTGAAAGCCATTTCAAGCAAAAAATCCTTATGTTCGTTTAGAACAGTGTCACAAACAGTGTCAATATCCTTCTTGCTTTCAACAAACTCAAAGACAACATCTTTTATGATTGACCTCAATTCGTTTTCAGTTAACGTGATTATCATCTTTAAAATAATTTCAACTACTTATAATATATAAGTATACAGTTTTTTTCTATTAAAAACAAGTTTCTGTATAAATAGAAAGTTAAAAACAATAAAAGTTTAACACAAATATATTCATGACAAAAAGTAAGAAATGGAATGGAATTGAAACATTTTCATGGCAAGGATTTGATTGGATTAAAAGACCTCTTTGGGGCATAAATCACACTGGTGATGATTTTACATATGTTGACGAAAACATGGTAACAGTTTCAAATGAAGGGTGTTTGGTTGTTGATTTCAAAAACAATCCGATGCTTTTGGAGTCTGCTGATGGTTCTATGGTTGAAAAACCATATGGAAGAGGGTATTGCAGAAGCGTTGAAGAATTCAAATATGGAACATTTGAATGGGAAATGAAATGCCCTTGTGGAAATTATATGTGGCCAGCATTATGGATGTCATCGGACTATTCATGGCCACCAGAAATAGACTGCATGGAGGGCTGGTCGGGAAAAAATCCGAAATACATAAAAAGATTGTTATTCCGAAACATTAAGCCGACAATGCATTGGACAAAAGACGGTAAACATTTGGAAGAAACAAAGAACAACATTTTGTCATGTTTGCTAAAGTGCGGTGACAAATTTGACAAATATAAAGTTGTATGGACTCCAGATTATGTTAAAGTGTTTTATAACAATGTGCTGGTAAAAAAATTCACAGACAAGGATATGCTTGCCGAAATGAACAAACCAGAAGTCAAATTCCATGCTATTATTTCAGTAAAACCCTATGGTGGTTTTTCAAAAAACGATTATGAGGATTATCTTGGAAATCCAAACAACAAAATGATTGTAAAATCATTCAGATATTTACCACTTTAAAAGAAAAACGGGCGCATAAAAACGCCCGTCTTTGTTATGCCATGGCTGGCATAAGTTCCATTGCCTTGGACCACAGTTTCTGATTGTATTCAATCTCTTTTCTGATTGATGTAATCTTTTTCTGCTTTCTTGGCTTGTTCTTGTTGTTGAGTGCGTAATATCCTCCTCTGATAAGCTTTTCCTGACACACATTGAAAACACTCCACAGGTCATTACCTGTATCGGACTTTCTCAAAGGATTTAGAATGTCCCGAATCATGTCATCGTCATAACCAATCTTTACATCGTTATTGTCAATGTTCTTTCTGATTCTAACGACAGATTTCGCCAATTCAATTTTCTGTTCGTCGGTAACCGTGACTTTCTTCATCTCATTCATTGTGCATACAATGTTCGGAATCTCACTAATTGTCTTCTTGACAATTTCGCGCAAAGTCTCGAAATCATAATTAATGTGCTTGATTGACAGGTCAGCAAATTCATCCGTAGCAACAACAAGGCCGTTAGAACATACAAGTCTGAACATTCCAACACGGAACTTGAAACTGTTAAACCCATCGTGACCATTCGTCAAGATGATTCGAGGATAAGAATCAACGGTTTCGGTACCATCTTCGTTCTTGGTTGTAATTTTCACATCAGGATTTTGAAAAGCAATCAGGTGGAATGAACGAATGCCGCTTGAGTTTTTCTTGGCACGGCATTGTTTAGCCTCAACAGGAAGCCACCCAAGTTTCTCCAAGTCACTGACAACAGTTGAAGTGTTTGCCTGAATGTATCTGCTTGAAACATTAGGATTTGTCGGAGTTTCCTTGAAAGCATAAGGGCAACGGGCCTTAAGCTCATCCATGGTTAAAAAATTGGTTGACAAATTGTCATCTGAAAAGCGTACCATTGTGTCTGCCATAATTCTAAAATTTTTAGTGGTTAAAAAAAAAATTTCTTTCGATTTTAAGTTTACAAATTATTTTTGAAAAAACAAAAAGGTAGTCAAAAAAATTTTTAACTACCTTAACAACATGTTTTTAATGAAATATAACTAACCCAATACTTTAGTTTTCACCATAGTTGTCAGCCATTTCAATATCAACCACGCCCTTGTCAATGTCTTCAGACTCTTTTTTCAGGAACTTTAGACATTTCAGTTTAAAGCATTCCTTTACTGGGTCATTTGCAATTCTCAAACAAATTCCTTCTCTCGGAACTTTGTTGTTACACAACGGCTCATTAAGTTCCATCCCGAAATGTTCCTTGTCGGATTTCATCGCTTCGAGGGCATTTTCATGCCAATGGCTTTCGCTGTTTATGGTTGGGTACAAATCGGACAGTTTTCCATGATACAAAAGCTGATACGGTAAAATTCTGTCGGAAATATCAGGAAAATTATCGACAAGATTGTTTGTAAAATTGATAACTTCGCTAATTTCATATTCCTTGTGTGTGCCGTCTTCCATTTTCTCGTTCACACGGTAAATCATCAGCTTGTTGGTTCCTGGCTCGCACCCATAATCGTATCCTTTCTGAATCATCTTGTCAGAACCAGTAATGTATCCTACAATCTCACCGTAAATTGTAATATTCTCAGGAATCTTTCCTTTAAGAAGGTCGTTATATTCACCCCAGATATCAACTGAGTAAAATCCACTGTTAACCTGTTTGTTAATATAACGGTTCTTGATTACTGTTCTGGAAGAATATACATTATAATATTCTGTCGCAAAATTCTTCAGCTTGCTATTTTCAATCTTCGCTATTCTCTTTTCAAGGTCGGAAATTGAGTTTAACATGAATTCCTCAGACATGTTTGTTGCAACATCGCCACGAAGCATCTTGTTGTAGTAGTTGATAGAACGGTCATATCGACTGATTTTTCTGTCCTTGAAACCGTTGATGAAATCACGAATCTTATTCATCAGCGTAGGCTTTTTGACTAGGATATTGCCCATAACAAAACTCGTACCATGAACCTTTACACTCACATCAACAACAGTTTCTGGATTCAATCTCCACATATTGCTATTCAATTGTGAAGTATCGTAATGAAAGGCAAACTCACCGTCAAGCATACGGTCAAACCTTTTGATTTTGTTCTTGCGTTTTCCACTTCCTCCACCACTTCTTACTGGATTAGTTTTTGGAACATACGCCTTGATGAACAACTTGTCGTTGATTGTGTCAAAATCAAATGGGATAAAATTTCCGTTTTCATCATACTTAACATAATCGGCAAGATTAATATCGGCAAGTTCAGAATCCCAGTTTATAAATGATTCAAAGCGCATTAGAACACCCATGGACGGACATCCACGAAGACGAATCATCTTTACACGTCCATTCTTGTTGAAATAACCAACCATTTTCTTTGCCTCGTCATTTTTTCCTTCACCAATAAGCTTCTCAACTTCTGCATGGTTTGCATTACGTTCTCGCTCACCAATTTCATACATATTATTGACAGAAAGAAACTGTGAGTTCAGTTCGGTTTCATTCTTGCAATAAATCATATAGTCGCCTTCATTTACATCGTTCTTGTTAACCACAACGGAAAATCCGTCAATGATAGCCTGCTTGAGATTGTCTGAATTCTCAATATCCTTCAATTCACCAACCTTTACGATTGTAGCACAATACTCTTCCTTGAAATTGTCTGATTTTGTAAAAATCTGTTTCATATTATTTGTTATTTTTGTTATTGTTAAAAAATTTGTTAACAACTGTGTTTAATGAATATTGGATGTTGCTTCGGTATTCTTTTTCCATATCAGTACGTCTTTTCTCGACTTCTTCAATAAATTTATCAAGCACAAAATTCATAACTCTATCGGACATTTTAATGTGATAACCAAAAACATGGTTGATTGCATAAGCTTCGCTGGATATATTGTCAATTACAATAAAAATACTGCTATCATCTGATTTAATGTAAAACTTGTCCATTTTAGGGACCATAAGAAGTTCGGTTTCCTTGTTTTGTAACAATTGTGACACGATTATCATCAACGACCTTTCTTCACTTGAAATTGGGGTACAAGCAGACTTATTCCAAAATCTGTAAAATTTCAATTTATAATTTTTCCACATAGTTGTTTTTTATTTCAAATTAACACTCAATTAAACTCAAGGTTGCTTGACTGAAAACCTTTTGGATGATTTCCTCTTGCGTTGGCATTTCTTTCTTTGTCGGTTCGTTCACATCACCACCAAGAAGGAAGCTGATAACAGCGCCGTCAAAACCAGAAAAATGATACATGCCTCCATGTTCCATAGTTGACGGGAAATCTTGGGTTTGTCTTCCGCCAGTGCAATACCACCAGACAACTTTGAAATTTTCAACATATTCCTTAGGAAACACTTCGGATAAGCTTTCAATCATTTCCTCGTAATTTGATTTTCCTGTTGATGTTGGATTAAATTGCATGTCTGAAACCACAAGCAATGTTGTAGGATAGTCCTCAATTTTGATTTGAGGGTTATTTTTGCGAGTATCAACAAGAAGGTCTATTACACTTTGGAAGTTTGTCGAACCATATGCCCAATTCGAGTTGGCAATCAGTTGTCCATACTTCTCTGAAAAGGTACCATTTACTTTCATAAGTCTTGATACTGTTGAAAACAGTGCAACAGTATTGTGGAAGTCTCCAGTATTCAACTCGGAAAAATAGATACCAAGGGCCAAGCAAACATCAAACGGCTCTGTACCACTGTTGTCAATGGTTTCCCACGTCATTGACCCTGACAAGTCAAGTGCGCACAGCACGTTTCCATCCAGAGGATTTCCGTCAGCCTTTGCTGTTTTGACAAGGTTGTCAAACTGTTTGTCAATTGTCAGTTTGTGTGCCCGACTGATATTTGTATTGTTATTGCCAAGCAATCTCAACTTTCTGCCAAGCTCATATGGATATCCGTTGAATTTAACAACAGGTTGTGCATTAACCCACGAAATATAATCACCTGAAAGATTGTGTCTGTCAAGAAAATTCCCACTGACAAGTTTTAACAACGCCTTTCCAGGAATCTCATTCCAATTAATGTCTTTGTATCTTTTGCTACAAATTACACGTTGGAATTCATGTGCTTTTCCACTTGATTTCAATTTTCTATATTCCTCATAAGTGGATTTGCTGTAGTACACAAACATCTTTGCAATCCTGTTTGTTCTCATAGCCCAGAGTGTCTTGCATTTCTTGTTGGCACGAATTCTTGGCAAATACTTTATAACCAAACCGCATTGACTTTGGTCATTTAATCCAGCGTGAATTAAATCGAAAAAATATTCGTAGTTCAAATATTTGTCCGCACCGTCAAATGCCATTAAAACCCAAATATCCTTCCATGAACCTACAATCGGCAACAACCAAAGGTTCTTGTAGAAAATCTCAGGCTGATATTTTGCAAGCCAAAGAAGTCTCATAAACGCTTCATCCCTTCTTCCCTGACCCTTTTGGACAGCCAATGTTTTGTTTCCTGAACCAAGGTTTGTCTGTCTCGTTACCATTCTTAAATAGAATGGAAACTTAACCGCATTCAGGTGGTCTTCAGCCCACAAAGCTTCCTGGTCAGCCCAAACTTCACTAAGCTCACGACCAGCGAAGACACCTGCCTTTGCGAATTGGTCGCACAACACACTTCCAATTGTGGAATAAGAAATCGCACCATTCTCAGTCATGGCGCCGTTTGCTCCTGCGCCAAAAATGTTTTCCTTAATAAAACCGTTATTCATATCCAATATGTTTTTTTTGTTGAACTTTATTTTTGTGAATGTTATATTACAAAAAAGATTTTTAAAAACCAAAATATAAAAATTTTTTTTTTCACTTAAAAACTATTTATGAATGATTAAATATATTTGAATTATGGTAGACAACGATAAATTAACAAAAATCATCACGGAGTCCATTGACAACACTTTAAACGAAATGCGCTTAAGAGAATGTATAAAAAACATGGTACGTGAATGTTTGGGTGAAATAATTGAAGAGGGAAAAAACAAAAAAGGAAATTCAAATTCCCAGCTTAAAAGATTTTTTGACAAACCTGGCATAAACGACGCTCAATATGCATATAAACTTGCTGGTGTAAAACCAAAACACGGTAAAGACACCAAGGAAATGAAAAACGCAAGAAGTCTATTCGCAAAAAAGAAAAACGGGTTTGTAGACAAATTCGGTAATAAGTACAAATTCAATTCAAAAGAGGTCAACAAACTGACTTCATTGATATCAAACAACAAACTGTCTGAAAATGTTGACAAACCGAAGGATGAAAATTTGAAATAAATAAAATGGCCACCAAAAACGGTGGCCTTTTTGTTTAAAAATAACAAATGTTATATAAAATCCTTCCGACAGAGGACTGTCCTTCCCTGATATAGTTCCCATCTATATTGTACAGGATTTTCCCTACAGAGGACTGTCCTTCCCTGATATACTTTCCATCAATATTGTACAGGATTCTGCCGACAGACGATTGGCCCTCCCTGATGTATTTTCCGTCAATATTGTATAATATTGTTCCGAGTGACGATTGTGTGTCCCTGATTCTGTTTTCATTAATATTGCACAATATTGTTCCGACAGAAGACTGGCCTTCTCTGATGTAATATCTACCGTTACCACTTTGGTTCATACTGGCATACGGCAAAGCATCGCTTGTGTTTGTGAAAAAAAATGACATAGCAAATACCAATAAATAAATTTGAAAAAATAATATCCCTTTAAAAAATTTCATGATTTGATTATATCAATTTCTTTTTAATAAAACAAATCTAATCGGAAATTTTTTTCCATTCCCTGATTCGTTTGTTGCACTGGTATGTTCCAGGTGTCAATCCGCCTTTATCTGTAGCCCAAATCAAAAGACTGAACATATATTCGAAATTTTCAGTGATGTCGTCATACAAGTCATGAAGATGGTTGTCGAGTTCTTTTGGGAATTGCCGTCCCTGAACATCGTTCTCTGTTCCCTTGATAGCCTTGTCCAGACACCCAAGAATCAAGGCGATATCCTCGATTGGGTAGTTTCCACCCCAAGGAGCATATTGGTCAATCCCCCAGCCTATTCTTCCATTTCTTGAATTTGAATCGAAAACAAAAGTTTCGAAATTAATAGCGGCCAACAATTTGATGTGGTCATCAGTCAATGTGATTTTCTTAATACTAGCCATAATTTGTTAATTGTTATATCTTATGTTTGTTATTCTTACCCATTGTGAATCTTTATACTCTTCAAGTGTTTTACTGTTTGTATAGCTCATAGCTGACTTCAGGTAGTCGGTTTCGTTTTCAGCCCAACCTTTCAAATCAAATTCAACCATTTGATGTTTAACAATTCCTTCAGATGTTTTCAGTTTGTTTGTTATTGAGTTTGCTGTGTTTATTTGAGATTGGGCCTTTTTTGTACTCATTCCGAACATTTCTTTCCATACTTCCAATTTACCTTTCTTTACATAATTTGTGTATATGTTTGTGAAATTATTTCTTTGAATTTCCCTGCCATAAGTTAACAAAGTTTTAATCGGTCTGAAAATTTTATATCCGTTTACGTTAAAGTATGATTTACCATATGTGGTCTTTCCAGCACTTTCCATTGTCTTGTTGAACAATCCACCAATCATTACATAATCAGCATAAACAAGAGCCTTTTGAATGTCACGGTATCCTCTTATATTGCCATCTGCAATAATTTTACATTTCCCGTTTGTTGCTTTTTTCTGTTCATATGTTTCCTTTAACAGACTAAAATACGGAAAGTGTATGCCCGTGTTGCTGGATGACAAACAACAAGAACCACCACCTATCCCAAGTCTGACATAATCACACCCAGCGGCTTCATACCATGCATATGTCGATGGATTTGCAATGTTGCCACTCATGATTATAACTCTGTCACCATATTTCTCTTTGATTTTCTTTATCAAATCAATCAGCTTTCCCATATGCCCGTTTGCAAGGTCAATACAGATTTTTAATTTTAATTTTTCTTCAACAAACCAACCAAGTTCAATTTCCATGAATTTAAAAATGTCTTGTTCTGCAAAATATTTTTCAGCTTCAGACAAAGAAAAAGAAACAAATGTCTGCTGGTTGTTCAAACAAGTGGAAAGTCTCTCACCAATGGTATACGTTCTTGGAAGCACGGTTCTAATTTTCGACTTATTAAAGTCTGAAAGATTTTCCAGAGACACAACACTGCTCATACACGAAGCGAATATAGGCAAATAGCCGTCTTCATCATATGGATTACACTCACTTCTTGATGATATTCCGCTTATGCAGTCAGGTATAATTGACACATCGTCATAATTCAATTTACAATCTCTAACAATATTTTCCATAATAAAATTTTGCTTTGTTAATTAATAATTAAATCACCAACACTGACAAGAATCGCCCCGAAACACAATCCACAAAGAAAAACCAAAAACAAAATGGTATTTATTGTTTCGCGATTATAAGTATTTGAATACCAACTGAGTATTTGTTTGTTTGTGCTTTCCTTAATTTTACTTACATGCGAAAACAATGCAAGCAGAAAAACACACAAACATAATATTTCGATTATAATTGCCAGCATTATTTTAAGTCGTTAAAATTTTTTAATATTTCTTTTTGTTTATTATTAAGTTTTTTAGGCATTTTGTATTTGACAACTACTGCGTAGTCGCCGAAAACAGAATTGTTATTCATATTCGACATTCCTTTCCCATGAAACACAAACGCCTGGTTATCCTTTGTAAGTTCTGGAGCCTTCAAAGTAACACTGCTTCCGTCAATGCACTTTACCTCCTTTGTGAAACCAAGAAGTGCTTCATTAAATGGGACTTCTTCATAATGCACAAGATTCATCGAATCATATCTTTCAAAATATGAATCGTCTTGGATGTCCACACGCAACAACAAGTCTCCACTAACTCCATTTGAATCCTGCGGCATGTTCCCAAGTCCAGCGACTTTCATGACCATTCCATCATCCAATCCTCTTGGAATGTGTATTGTCTCTCTGGTTGTTTCGGTTTCAAGGCCGCTACCGTTACAATGCTTGCAAGGTTTTGATATTAGTTTACCGCTTCCACCGCAATGCGGGCAAACGCTTCTCGTCATTGAGAATTGACCTGGGCCAAACTGTGTTGTTTTCGTTATAAAACCACTTCCGTTACAGTGTGGACATGTTGAAGACTTCCCGTCAGCCGAGCCAGTTCCGTTGCAATGCGAGCATAGTTTCTGTCTTCTAATGGTAACTTCCTTGTCCACACCGCGATAGGCTTCTTCAAGCGTTAGCATGACACTTGCTTCCGTGTTACTTCCTTTTGACACTCTTCCATGACCGAAATCATCATCAAAGAAAGAAGCGAAACCTCCCATGCCTCCAAAATTTTGGGCCATTCTTCTGAACATTTCCATCGGGTCGATTCCTCCGTTGAAATCCATAAACCCATTGTCGTATTGGTTCCTTTTATTCTGGTCGGACAAAACCTCATATGCTTCGGCAATCTCCTTGAATTTCTCTTCAGCACTTTTCTTCTCTTCGTCACTAGCATTTGCCCATCTGTCTGGATGGTATTTCAAAGCCAAAGTTCTATACTTCTTTTTGCAAATAGAATTGAATTCTTCACCATGAAGTTTTTTTTCATCATCACTGATACCTAAAATTCCGTAATAGTCTTTGTTTGTGCTCATTATGTTTTTAATTTAAATTCCAATTGCTATTATTGCAAAATAAAATGTAAAAACCAAACTATTTATAGGTTAGGTTTAATAATAATTACCATTTGAATATATCATGTCTCAAAATATAAAGAATAATTACGTAAGGTACATAGACTCAAAGCTATATAACAAACATTATTATGATTATATGTTGTTTCGAGGTGAAACAGTTGGTGATTGCGGGGCTGATATCGATGGTAAGATGATAGCTGACTTCTCAACACTTGACATTGTAAGCGGAAGCCTTTATTCGACACGAACATGGAGTGGTGCAACTACGGATGACATCTTGTTAAAGGATATCGGTTTGACAGGTGTCGACAACGGTTTCATATATTATGACAAGGACAGGATATCAAATATTGAATTCCTGAAAATATACCTGGAAAGTGAATATGAGATGAAATCTGGTGACACAAGATTCTTCATGACACCTGTAACAGGAAACACCAAACTTTATCAATATCCTATGTATCTTGTCGACTCTGACGAGGGAAGATACATTGCATGCAAGGGTGGCTTCTACCAAGGATTTTTCAAACTTGAGGGGTTTGACTATGAGGTTTTGCCTACAACAATGACAGAGGATATTGTGCTTCATTTCGAAATCAGGCCAAGAAGTGATTATGAAATACTTAGCGGTACTGTTAATACCATACACCCAGAAAACAACGGGACATTCTTTTTCATTGGCACACGGGCTGAAAACAAGTTCTGGCCTTATTACAAGACAGAAGAAGAGATGGAAAGACGCCCTGACGAGCAAATTCCGTATGATGCTGACGAGCTGTGTTTGGTAAACAACCACGAATGGCTTGTGAAAGACAGTTGTGGTTATATTGCTGGAAAAGAAATAGTTGGCAAAACGAAAAACAAACATACGGTTATAACGGACATTAACACATCAAAAAATGTGTATGAGAATTACCTGAAGACATATGATTTTGCACCATACAATTATTGCGGATGCTCTGAAAGTGAAGACGGAGGTGATGATACTGGACATACTGGAAATTGCGACAGTTATATAGCCGATGACTATTTTGAAACTTGTGAGAAAAGCACATGTCCAGACGACAACGGAAAGGCTGTAACGGACGAATATGTTGAGGATAGCATTGACTTGAGGAATATAACATTGGAGGATTCAGCTGGCAATGAGATTGGAAAACATGGCTATTACGAGATAAAGGACAGCGACAACAAATTCCTTATGTTCGACAGAACCGAAGACGGTTTTACCACGGATAATTGGATTGAAGGCACAAGGGTTACATTGACTGGCAGGACAGACTGGCCAAACGCCAATTACTTTATCATCATGAACAGGACTGAAACTGGATACACAACCGACACGATAGACCAATACAATGAAACACATGGTTATGACTATGACATATACAAGGATATAAGGAACAACGTGTTCTCATTGAGGGTTACTGAAAATGGAGCCATAGGTTACAGATATGGCATATTGAACTGTGATGACAATATTGAAAATCACTACGAAGTGTTTGAGGAATACTCAAAGGATGGAATGGTGAAGATGGATGAGTGGAACAGTATCAATGTTAGGTTTGCCATAATCAATCCAGCACAGGACAAATGTGACAAGAGACCGAGAAGAATGAGAATTATGATTTATGTCAACGGATTCTTGAAATTCATAAGCAAGGAACTTGATTCATTCTCATTCAGAGGTCTTGACGAAACCGTGGAAAGACAGGAAGGCGTTCCATATAACATATCTTTAGGTGGCGGTTCAATCGGCCTGCTTGAGACAATTCTTCCGAACTACTACAAAATACCTGAGTATATCCTTCCGATAGAAAGGGATTACTGCGGAACATTCATAGGCGACATAAGGTCGTTCCAAATATATCAAGGATTTTTGAGTTATTCGTGCATACTCAACTATTTATCATAGAGAAAATAAGTTTGAACACATATAATACACAATATGGCTAAAAATAACAGCGAAACATTATTGAGGGGTGCAAATGCCGCAACATATGGAGATGTCAACGGCATTACTTTTTATAAATTACAGTCAAAATTCTCTGGCGACACGACAAAGGATTGCAGTTTGACAGGTGAAGAGGTTGACAGAAACTTCTATTTCCTTCGTGGCTATGACATTGAAAGCGTCACATATGAAAACGGCCTGCTTACAATACAACGTGTTGACCACGACTATGCCCCTATTGAGATTGAATTGGGATTGACCCCAGGAAGCGGTTCTTCTTCTGACTGTTGCGATGAGTTGTCAGCGGAAATCGAAGAGCTGTCCAACGACGTAAATGAATTGAAATCACAAACGTCCGAATTCCTGAAAGATACATATGTTTGTGGTGTGACCATAAACGCAAACAATGATTTGGTGATTACCAGAAACGACGGTGCAACGTTCACCGTTCATTTGGGTGGAGGAACACCAGGAGGTGGTGGAGAAGGTGGTGATTATGACATTGCCGATGATTCAACGACATTCCTGAAAATCAAAAACTACCACATCGGTGCATATGTAGATGGTGGTGGAGGATACAGAAACACTTTGGCTTCAACTGATTATGTTGGAAGTGCCGAGACAAGAGCGGTACAAAACGCAAACAACTATACCGATGATAAGTTGAGAATATTCAGTGCTCATGTTATTAATCATATTGATACTGTTGACAACCAGCTTTATCAGGAAATTTTGAAGAACAGGGGTGATATTGAAACGCTGAACGGAACCTACAAGGATAATGGTTCTGTTGTATTCACTTTCTATCGTGAACTTGATGATGCACTTCTTGCTGGTGATGTTATTAACCCTCAAGGTATTACAGAGAATGATAGCCTAATAAAGAAAATACATGTAGACAACGACAACGGTGACCTTGCAAGATACTATGTATCAAACAAGGCAAGCGATATGACAATCATCGTTGATGGTGAATCCAGAAACCTTGATGCTTATATAAACGGTTTGAACAACCAGATAGCTAATTTACAGAACAGAATCAATGAGCTTGAAGGTGGTATCGAACAAACAATTAAGAACACCATTAAACGTTACCTTGTCGGAACTGATTATGAAATCAAGATTACCGAAACATTGGATGACAGATTGAAGGTTGGATTCACAGATGACGCTGTGTTCGGTGACCCAGCTGGCATAAATCCAGTTAACCACTAAAACAAAAACGGAGACCAATCGGTCTCCGTTTCTTTTTCTAACGCCTTAGGACGTTTTCATTGAATTTGATTATAACATCTTTCATGTCCTGTGGGAATCTTGATTTGAATTCTTCCATGACACAATGAGGTATACCATAATACGCTTCGGCAATTGAGCCAGCCATGCAAGCAATCGTGTCAGAATCACCACCAATCCAAATCGATTTTTTTATTGTATCGATGAAATCAAATCCATTTAAAAAACACATAATAGCTTCAGGAACAGTAATTTGACAAGTCGCATCAAAACCATGTGACTCCGTGCCGAGTTCTTCAAACGGTTTGTCAAGGTCGTACACAAAATCTTCTGCGAGAATTCTTTTCATGTCTTCCTTACCCGCTCCACTTCTTGCAAGATAAATAGCTTCCGCTATAGCCTTTGCACCTGTTACTCCGTTGTCTGTATTATGTGTGACTATTGCTGATTTTTCAGCAAGTTCCAAACATTCTTCCAACGTATTTGCATAATAAGCACAAGGTGAAACTCTCATAGCAGAACCGTTGCCGAAACTACCAAATGGCTCGTAAGTATCACTATTTAGCCATTTTTTAAATCTAGGACCATAGCCGACATAACCGTATTGTTTCCCCCACTGTTTTAGTTTCTTACCAAGAAGATTGGTGTCAGTTCCTCCGCAACAGTTCAACCAGTCCATTACAGCAACAGTCAAAACACTATCATCAGTAAATTCACCAGACTTGGTAAGCTCTACATCAAAAACAGTTTTGGTTCGGTCAAAGTTGTTGAACTCGTAGACCGAACCATAATAATCACCAATAATTCCTCCAATGTAATTCACGATTATTCGTTTTCAGAGCTTATTCGCTTAATGTAGTCCACATTGTGTGCTCTACAATTGCTTGCTTTCTCGATGAAATCGTCAATTGCGTTCATCTGAGCAGACAGCTTCTCCATGAAAGCCGCACATTTGTTTGCTGCATACTTGTAAGCCATGTTCTCAGCTTTTGCATGGGCGATTCGCATACCAAGCGCAATGTCAAATTCGTCTTCGGGATGACATTTTGCAACGGCTGTCTTATCGAAATAATAATCGTAGCAACCATACTCATCTGCAAGACCATCAACCATACCTTGCAGTCTGCAAGCGACAGCCTTTTTCTCGTTGTTTACATAAAATTCGGGCTCACCGAAAAACGTTACTTTTACTTTGTCAAATTTTCTACACATAATTTTTCAATTTTAAAATTTTCTACTATAATGCTACAAAATATTTTCCACAAAACCAAATGATAATTGTTATTTTTTTTCTTTGAAATTATCACCATAATGATAAGTGACCCAAGTTTTATATGAATTGTCCCTATTTTTCAATGCTTCACACCACTCGGTGTTTTCAAGATACCATTCAACCGTTTCGTGCACTGATTCCTCAACAGTGTACTTTGGTGTCCATCCAAGTTCATTCGTTATCTTGTCATGGTTGAGGTCGTACCTGAAATCATGTGACTTTCCACGAGGGTCTGGAATGAATTTTATCAGTTTTTCATATTCACTTTGCTTGTTGTTTGTCAAAGTGCAATATTCCTTTATTATCAGCTTTACCAAATCGATGTTTGAAACACATGCGTCGCCGCCAATACAATATAATTCACCGACACATCCGTCGTGTACCAACATGTCAATTGCGTTGCATATGTCGTGTACATTGGTCCAGTCCCTCATTTGCTTTCCTTTACCGTAAATAGGAATTTCCTGTTTGTTTACCAGTCTGTCTATGGTTAGAGGAACAAGCTTTTCGAGATATTGGTATCCACCGATTGCATTACCGCAACATAGGCTTATTATCGGAAGGTCATAAGCCTCATAATAGGTCTTACCAAAAAGGTATTGTGCTGCTTTTGAAGTGCTGTATGGACTGTGAGGGTCTATCGGCGTGTTTTCGTCAAACGGTTTGTCATCAACAGACAATGAACCGAAAATCTCATCAGTTATCATATTGAAGAACTTTCTATCTGATTTGTCAGTCCAATGATGCTTGGCAACATTTAGCAAATTCAATGTACCCATTACATTTGTTTCAACAAAAACATTAGGGTTTGACATACTTCTATCCACGTGCGACTCTGCCGCCATATGTATCACATAGTCGAAATCATACATTGCAAACAATTTGTCCACCAAATATTTGTCACATATGCTTCCATGTGCATAAACATAATTTTCCTCATTCTCAATGTCTTTTAGATTGTCCTGATTACCTGCATACGTCATAGCATCAAGGTTTACAACCTTGTATGTCGGATACTTTGTCACGAACAGCCTAACAAGGTGCGACCCTATGAATCCGCAACCTCCAGTGATTAAAACCGTTTTGTCAATCTGTTCCATAATTAAATACCTTTAAAATCATTGAAGTCAATTCCTTGTGCATCTTTTTCTGAGATGATTAATTCGTCAAGGTTCCTTATTCTGTTCCATTTCGGAGACAACGCATAAATCGACTTTTTCCAATCAAACGGAATAGTGTCCCATTTTATGCACCCTTCACTTGCCTTGTCATAACGGTTGTCACATTTGTACTGGAAGACCGTATTGTTTTTTAAGGCGACAAATCCGTGTGCAAAACCGCGTGGAATGAAAAATTGATTATGGTTTTCAGCCGTAAGATGTGCGCAATAAGGAATGCCAAATGTCGGTGAATTTTTCCGAATGTCAATGACAACATCAAGCACCGAACCACTGACCACACGCACAAGTTTTGCCTGTTCCGATTCTCCTGTCTGGAAATGCATGCCCCTCAAAACGCCTCTTGAAGAACAGCTTTGGTTGTCCTGAACAAAATTTGTGTCAACACCTATAATTTCTTTGAATTCCTTGTCATTGAAGGTTTCCATAAAATAACCCCTTTCGTCCGTATAAACTTTCGGTGCGAACAACACAGGGCCGTCTTTGTATTTATAAACAAATTCGTACATAATAGTTAATTTTGATTAAAATTTTTATTTATTTTTTCAGCACTTGGAATGTGCAGTGTTTCCCTTAATCTGTCAGAGACGTCATCAATTTTAACCTTATCATATGTTGCATCTGGTTTTAGCCAAATTAATCTTCGTCCAACAACGTTCAATCCAAGATTTTGTAATGGAATAGCATAAAGACTTAATTGCAAAGTATAATAAGATGCATTTTGGTCTAACATGTCATTAAATGGCCATAATAAAGTTTGACCTCTGATATTTTTATACAAGTCTTCGTTGGTGTTATGTGTTATCATCATATTTTCGCCATAAGCAAATGTTCGTGTTTGGCTATCAACTTGTATACATCTTGTTGGAACCATATCAACTGGTTCAATGGTTGTTATATTAATATATTTTGTGTAGTCAGCTTTTGGTTGTTCAATATTTATTTTTCTAACCAAAAAAGGATATTCTTTTGTTGTAAATGTTATATCAAAACCATCAATAGCTTTAGTATTGCAATATTTTTTACATTTTATGTTTGTGCATTTTATACCTAAAGAAGACAGCAATTCAATTGAAAATTTCATTTGGCTTTCTTTTGTTGTGGTAAGCACGAATCTTTTTCTTGTTTTGTTGTAATATCCGTCAGTATCCATCAAACCTCGAAGTAACTGTAATTTTATTTCTTTTGAAGCAGTTAAATATTCGATTGGAATATGCTTGTTTTTTAATAAATTGTATTTTTTTAATTTTGTAGCTAAGCCATATATCGTTCTACTTTTTGCTTTCCCACATCCGTGTTGTGACACATCTGGCCCAATTGAAAACCCTCTTTTTTCTATCTCTTCAAATATTTCATCATACATGTTTGTAATCATACCACATGCAGAATGTCCGTCTCCAAGCCAAACACCCAAAACATAAGGGTCGATAAGTACTTCTGAATTCCCATCAATTCCAGGAAACATTCTTATTTTTGGTATGTTTATTGTATTTTTTCTATTAGGGTGACTTTTCATGAATTCAAAAATTTCTTCAGTTGTCATAATTTTTTCGGTTTTATATTTTTCTCCGCTTGTAAATGTTACCAACCAATTGTGCTCGTAATCAGCAATAACCGATGTGTTGTTGTTGAAATTGATTTTGTAACACTTATTATGATGTATATCTGAAGCGTTTATCACTGTTGTTTCATTTCCATCACCATCATATACAATATCACCAGCTTCAATTGTTTCCATTGTTTTCCACCCACATTTAGTTAAAATCGGTGTATTTACATCCAACCCCTTATAATCAAAAATTATAAGCCCATTTCTAGGCGAATTCGGTTTTTCGACATAATAAAACAATATGTCGAAAGTACCAGCATATTGTGTTCCATCCTGATTAAAAACTTTTGTTTCAGCAAGTATTGGTACAATAAATTCTGGTATATCGTTCCAGAATTTTACAACAGCCTCTTCTTGTGGACAGGTTGGATGTGGAATTCCATCAATGAATTTATCCTTGCATTCGGGCAATATTTTGTCTTCCTGTCCTGTCATGTAATAGAACATGCTTTCGCCGAATGCATGCACGTCTGTTCCGAAACTGCATGCATGGTCTGATTTTACCTTCCATTTGGCAAGTATCTGCTCCTTCGTCATGCCATAATACTTGTATGACGGGTCCTGGTCCCTCTGCCATTTCTTGACGCAGTTCTCAGCCATCTGTTCTCCAGTAATCGGTTTGTATTTGTGTGTAACATCTGACACGCACATATACTTTACACCGTCAAGATAATATTCATGCGGTTCTTCAAGAAAAACCAATTTATTGGTGTAATTGTCTACAATCTGTTCTCGTATCTTTTCTATTTCGGGTAAGTTGTAATACTTTTCCCATTTGTTTTTCATTGTTCAAGTTTTTTCCTTCTTATTTCAGCGACTTTCTCTTTCAAAAGCCTTCTCTCAAGTTTTTCCTTTATTGTATCCCCATGACACGCAAGCGGATGGCAATAACATTCAAGGTATATGTCTTCCCCGTTTTTATATTTCTCGTAAATCTCATCAACCTGTTCCTTGAAAGACTGGTTGTTGGCGTATTCAAGGTCAAAATAACCAGAATACCTTTCAATGGCCTCATCCCTTGTCCTGACACGGTAAATGGCTTTGGTTCCCCTCAATGGCAAATGTGTGTAAGGATTGCCAAGTATGCTTGCTCCACGAAAAATAGGGTAATTGTTCTTTTCGTGTGAATGGTCGTCGTTTTTCCTGTTATATACAATAATTGCCATATTTACCAGAACTCTTCGTCGTCGTTATCACTATTGCTTTCGTTTTCATAATCGAAATCATCATCTAATAAACTCTCAACAAACATTTCCATTTCCAAATCCACAGGCTTCCAATCAGTCATTTCAAAAGCCATAACTTCATGTTTTTTTTTATGTTATTTTTTCCAAACACCATTATACAAATTAAAATCGCTAAAACCAAATATAGTGTGATGTTGACAATTGTGGTTTGTATAATTATATTATGTATTATAATAATATTGTATAAATTTTGGCTATATTATGAGAGTTAAAGGAATATTGCTTGCAGGTGGAAGCGGAACGAGGCTTTTCCCCATTACAAAAGGTGTTTCAAAGCAATTGTTACCGATTTACGACAAACCAATGGTCTATTATCCATTGTCTACACTTATGGGTGCTGGGATACAGGATATATTGATTATAACCACACCTCAGGACCAGGAAAACTTCAAAAGGCTTCTTGGTGACGGAAGTTGTTTGGGTATAAATCTGAGCTATGCTGTTCAAGCTGAGCCTAAGGGCATTGCGCAGGCGTTCACTATAGCTGAAGACTGCGGATTCGCGGACAAAAACACGCCGCTTGCATTGATTCTTGGCGACAATATATTCCATTGCGCTGGATTCTTCGAGCTGTTGCGGGACTGTGTGCTTAAAACATGCGGGGATTTTTATGATGATGAATGCGCCACCATTTTCGGGTATTGGGTTACCGACCCAGAAAGATACGGTGTTGCGGAAATTGACAATGACGGAAGATGCCTGTCAATTGAGGAGAAGCCAGTTGACCCCAAATCTAATTATGCCGTTGTTGGGCTTTATTTCTATCCCAGAGGCGTTACTGAGATGGTGAAGGGTATCACACCGTCTGGTCGTGGAGAGCTCGAAATAACGGCTCTTAACCAGCTTTATTTGGATAAAGGAAAACTATCGGTTGAAGTGCTTCCTCGTGGATGTGCGTGGTTTGACTGTGGTTTGTTTGACAGCATGCTTGACGCAAGCAATTATGTTGCAACGGTTGAAAAAAGACAGGGGCTCCAGATTGCGTGTCTTGAGGAGATTGCATTAAACAACGAATGGATTGACGAAGAACAAGTACTGTCTTGCACCGAGGATATGAGAAAAAACAGCTATGGGCAATATATTTTCAATATTATTAACAATAATAACAGCCAAACATTTTAAAAAATGAAAAAAAACACACAATATCAAGTAGTTAAAGATATTCAAATTGTTGGAGGGAACACAATAAAGAAAGGAACGTCAATACAAAGAACCAGCGGACTGTATTATATGGAGGGCTTTTTGCTTCCGAAAGACTATCAAGAAGATTTCGACAACCTAATCGAATACGAGGAGGGGAACGGATGGAACTATATCGTACCTATAAGAGAGGTTGAAGCTTTCAAAACAAAGAAAAACAATTAGCTATGTAGCGCATCATATATCTGATGTGCATAACCCCTTCTTTTAGGCCTTCCTTTCGGGTCTGGACCAGGTCTTTCGAAATTGTCGCAGAATAAATTTGTTGCATCTGTGTAATTTGTTGCACTTCTCAATTGTGACAAGCCAAGACTTGGCTTTGTTGTTAATTCGTTTTTCAAAAACTCCAATTGCGCATCCAGGGTTTTATAATCCAAACCGTTTTGATTACAAAAAGAAATCAAATTTTGTTTACGGCCTCCGCTTGGATGCCATTGTGCTATACCATATGCTCCTTCGCTATTTTCACATGTCGGGTTTATACCACCAGATTCGTGTACTAGATTTCCGACAACACCGCAAGCCTGTACCTCGTTCAAACCAAGTCCAGAATTCACAAGCCACCTCACACATTTAATTGCTCTGGCCATTACGGTTTTTGACATTTTTTCGATTTTCTCATCGCCACTTCCAGTCGGTGTGGATGTTTCGCCAACACTGCACATATTCAAATTGTAAGCAGGAACACCGTCAACCCTTAAATGCTGGAAAAACCAATTATCACTTGCATTGCCTTTTTTTCCATAAACAAACGAGGTTTGATAATTGTTCTTGTAACTTGACTCCCATATTCCGCCTCCCATATACATTTGTGTATGCCCATACCTCCAGCAGGAGGCATTTATTTCGTCGATATGCCAATAATTGACAATATCACCATTGCTGAAGTTTGAGTTGTTTGCACAATATTGTATAAGCTCAGACCTGTTTTTTATACCACGGTTTATGATGTTATAACCAAGATTTCTTAATGAATTCGAATAATTACACCCTCCGTCGTTATTCGGTTTTACAAATCCTTCCCTTGGATATGCGGCTCCGCCCACATCTTTGTACACTCCGTGTGTGATGTAATACGCCATTCTATATACATATGTAGCGCAATACCCCTCTATTCCATCTTTTTTGTCTGGGCGTTTTCCTTTTATTGTTTTATCACCAAGTTCTTTAAATACAACATCCTTGGCTTCTTGTGGTGTGCGATAATCGGTTGCCATAATTAATTTTCTTTTAAATAAATAGAATAAAAGTTTGTATTACTTGTTTTTTTAAAAAAACTTTTGTACTATTACTTGCGTAAAGCAGAAAGTAATTTATTAATTATAAACACATTTAAAATTTATACTTATGTTCAATTTAATTTTAGACGGCAGAGTAGGCAAGAATGGTGCCGAAATCAAAACATCGAAAGGCGGGAAACAATATTTGAAATTTTCCCTGGCAAACAACTCATATTCTGGTGGACAGAACAAAACAACATGGTTTGATGTGATTTGTTATAAACCAGAAATCATCAATGGAATTGGAAACTACCTTAAGAAAGGAAGTTTCGTTTATGTACACACCAATGTGATTGAAGATGTGACACACAATGTGGACCAGAACCAAAAGGTTTGGATTAATCGTATTGTCACCGCAGACGGGATTGAATTTCCACAAGTGGGAAAACGGGATGATGACAATGCGTCTTCCGAAGTTTCCACGTATACGGCGACAACCAAACAATATGTAAATGAATTAACTACGAATATGCCGCAGGCGCAAACATCAACGCAAATCAATGAGGAACAAGTAAAGGCCTATGCCGAACAAATGACAACACCGACAGACGACAGCAATATGTATAGCGGTGATTCAGACGACTTACCATTTTAAACATTGTATGTTTATTTAAACATTAAGGTGCAATTGTGCTTGATTGCACCTTTTTTTTAACAAAAAAAAAAATAATTAATCAAAACATATTTAATATGACGATTAGAAAAATTGAAACAAAAGATGATTTTAATTCCTTTATCAACAAGGAAGGAACTATTAATTGTGTGAAATTCGGAGCAAACTGGTGCGGACCGTGTCACGCTTTGGACAATAGACTATCCCAAGTTAATGATGGCGAGCTTGACGGGGCATTGTTTGGTGTAGTAAATGTTGAAGATTTGTCCGAAGTGGCCGAGGAAATGGGAATTATGAACATTCCAGTAATTAGCTTGTTTAAAAACGGCCAAGAAGTTGACCGAATTGTAGGCTTGTGCGAATGGGGAGAAATCAATAACAGAATTCAAAATGCGAAGTAATGGTTTGGTTTTGGGCAATAATCAAATTTATCGTTAGCGCTTCCGCCATTTTTTCACTGCTGTTGTTTGTTGTTGTATGCATAACAAGCGTTACAAACCCAGAAATAGAGGTTGTTGATGGTGAGACAATAAACAAAAACCAAAAAGCAGCAATCGTTTTGAGTATCATAAGCGCCGTACTTTTCGGAATTCTCATTGCAATCCCTTGATATGGACACAAGTTGGCTGAACGAGAAAATAGAATATATACCAAAGCATAATTTTATTTATAAAATTGTTTGTTTTTTTGTCGGGCACAAATTGACATATCAAGAAATGTATATAATGTTATGCCAGATAAACAAATCAAAATTTGGTGACAAATCAAAGGAACTTTCCATAAACAAAATATTAAATATTTATAAAAAATTACACAACAATAATTTACCAAAAGACTTTTAATGAAATGATGACCGAAGATGATTATAAACATTTTGTTTGTGTTGTCGCTGGTGACAATCCAGATTTGCTTATGGATGAGTACGACAAAAACAAAAATCTTGAAAAACAGGTTGTATTCAAATATAAAGACGCTGACAAAATAAGAAACTCATATATAAGCGAATACGAAAAGATATTGTTGAACAAAGAAATCACCAAATCCGAAAGGGAATACATTGAATTGGCTTTGGATGATATTAAAAATATGTCACCAGAGGATTTTTATTATGATTTGATTACCACAAGCAATTATGAGGTCGACGAAGATACTGGAGATGCCGTATATTTTTCAAACAAACAAGGAAAATTGTCTTATTACCAAATCGGAAAGCTATTCAGTATACCATTCTTATTGAAAGACGGACGTGAAACATTTCAAGCCAAGAAAAAAGACATTGATTGGGAAAGAATCCATATGGCTGGTGGTGATGTCTATAAAAGAGCTTGGGAAATGGTTATGGATGGAAGCAAACCGACAAACGAAATTGAAGAGCAAATATTCGAAAACATGAAAGACAAAACAACATATTTCCAAAAATTTGAAACAAAAGAAAATTATGTTACAAGCAACACAGCTTTTTGGGGGTATGCTTTCCTGTCTGAAAAGACGGGCTGGATTGACGCTGACGATTGTGAAGACCAATTTGTCTGGATGTCAAATTTTTACGATACATTTATAAAAAATCTCGACGATGAAACAATCCTGACTATTTATGAATGCAAAAAATAGTTTGAATGAAAGGAAGATATTCAGTCAAGAGTGACAACAACGAAAAAACACATGCATTCACAAAATCAGACAAGGGAAATGATTTGTATATATTTGAAAATGACGGGGGATGGACCAAAAAAGGTGCCTCTTACACTGAAATAAATGGAAAAGTCGCGTTTATTGATGCCGATGGAGGACCTATGATATCACCTGGGTGGTCAAACAACGAAATAGAAGTCATTGAATTAACACTGGACGAAAACAGGAATGTTATAGCAAAACTAAGGGAAAAGCTTTAAACTTTTCCTTTTTTGCTTTTATTGATTTTTTTATATATAATAACAAGACAAAATTGTAATTTACAAAATATATGACTATTAGAGATTATTACAGTATATTGGCACACATAAGGTCAATCATAAAAGGCACTGAATTTGAAGGTCATGTGTTTTCAGTTGGCGGATGTGAGAGAGACAAGCATCTTGGCAGGGAAATAAAAGACATAGACCTTGTTTTAGATATTGAAAACGGTGGAATTAAATTTGCCAATTGGCTTCAAACAAACAACTATACCAAAGGTTCGGTTGTTGTTTTTGAGAGATTCGGAACTGCAATGTTCCATCTGGCTCAATTTCCAGAATACGAATTGGAGGCTGTGCAAACACGAAAGGAAAACTATTCTGACAAAAACAGCAGAAATCCAGAAACTTCATATGGTACAATACAAGAGGATTGTAAGAGAAGGGATTTTACAATCAACGCCCTTTATCACAACATATCGACAACTGAAGATTTGGATTTGACTGGATATGGTCTGAATGACTTAGAAAACGAGTTGATTCGTACCTGTGGTGAACCAGATATAATATTCAATGATGACCCATTGCGGATTTTGAGAGCAATAAGATTTGCAACACAATTAAAATTCGGTATAGACGAAGAAACACAAAAAGGTATGGAACAAAACGCCAATAGGCTTTCCATTATTTCAAAAGAAAGAATACAAAGTGAACTAAACAAGATTCTTGAATCTGAAAAACCATATTATGGGTTTTGGACTATGGATTTTTTGCATATCACAAAGTATGTATTCAAAAATGCAACATCATCTGGACTATGGGATTTTACTGGGAAATTAATTGAATACAAACAAACGAATTGCGAAAACGATATAATTTCACAATCGTTTGTCTTGTTCGCTAAAGTTATCGGAATTAATCCTGTAATTGAAATTCTTCATGATTTGAAATACCCCAATAAAACGATTGAAAAAGTTGAAAAAAGATATTGGTTGACAGAAACATATAAATTATTTAAAAATAATTTAACTAAGCGTGTTGTCCGTAAAATGGAATACGAATGCGGTGATGAAACAACATTTAACATGGTTGTAACATTGTTGAAAGTGGATGGTGTTAAAGTGCCACGCAACAAAAAAACAATGTGCGGATACAAACTTCCAATAAACGGCAACGACGTGATGAAATATATCGGTACAAATGAAGGCAAAGAAGTTAAGATATATTTGCAAAAATACATGAATATTGCATACAAAAGGCCATCAATAACACGCTTTGAATTGATAATCAGAATGCTATTGTTTAGGTGGTTTAATAGATAACCATTTGTTATGTATCTTTAATGCCTTGTGGTACATATTTTTATATTTCTTTTTATAATCTTTTAAAAAATACTGCTTTGCCCTTTCAAAATGAAGCCTGTCCAAAGGCTTTATTTCCTCTATCGGCATTTTTTCCTTTAGATGGCGCACATATTCATATGACGTGTATTTGGTGTTCTCATCTGAATACCTTTTTCTCTGCAAATCATTGAATTTTTTCATATAATCCAAATACACAATTATCCATGATGTCATCGGATTGTCACTATGTGTGTTGTTGACCATTTCATCATTGTAATTCAAATTTTCAATAATGGATATAAGAGATTCCATTTCGTTAAGCCCAAGTGTTTTTTCAGTCATAGACTGACCTGTTGTTGTTATATCCTCCATCCTCATTTTAGGGTACAGCCTTAATGAGGCATTATATTGGTTCAGTCTGGCTTGTATTTCTGTCGGACTGAAATAATAAAGGCATTTTGAAACGACCGAAGGAAAATAATTCTTATCCCACTGTGGATTGTGTGTCAGCCTTTTCTGCATGTTGTTGTCTATGAAGTGTGACATTTCATGGTACAAGGCAATAAGCGTTTTTGCAACAACCTTCTTGAATTGCATCTGGTTTAGTTTTGACAGGTCTGGAACCAGTTTCCTCAAATATATGGTATTTGTAAGGAATTCGTATTGCCCGTCATTTCCAGACATTTCACCGCCATTGAACACAACATGCAAGGTTCCCCTTTTTGTGAACATATTGTCGCCACGCATCTTGTCCAAGTATCTTTTTGGAATATATCTTTCAATATCCTCCCTATCTACTTCAACATCATGGTATTCCCTGTTTGCCAAAGCGAATTTGAGAATCTCGATTGACAAATCATAGACGCCATCATCCAAAACGTGTTGGGACTCGTTCAATATAGTCCCAACACATTCTGTTATCATGTTTTCAATATCTTTACATGTTATATTAATCATAATTCATTAAGATTTTAAACAAATTTTCCAAATTATCAAGCCTTTCACGCAAATCCTTGTTTTCTTCGTACAATTTGTCTATTGCAGCCAACGCCACAATGGACAATCTTTCATATGAAACTCCGTAGTTGCCGTCACCATCGATATTTACAAGTTCTGGATATATTTCGGCAAGCTTCTGAGCTGACGTACCGATATATACCTGGTCATTGCTTCCATCAGTCCACTTGAAATATTTCTTTGGTATGTTTTTCAATGAATCAAGATTGCATGCAATATCCCCAATGAATTTTTTCTTGTTCTCATCAGAGATTGAGTACATGTATCCATTATGCATAAATATCTGCGGGTCATAGAACAATGTGTCTGTATGTGCTGAATTATAACCTATGGCATATGTATACATGTTTGCGCTTTCAACAACATTCAAACTTGTTGAGCCGCCTCCACCAGAGTTTGATATGGTGTCACTATTGAAATGACCTTCCTTTACAACAACAGGATAAAACATAGAATCGTTATCATAATATGTACTATTATAATTCCATGTTAATGTATCCCAATAATATGTTGGTAAATCATCACCAGTAAATGCTACCAATTGTCCTAGTCCTGGTTGGCCATATATGGAAACTAAAGCTGTTGAACCACTTGTTGACGTTCCATATTTTTTTGGAGACCATACAAACATATCGAAAATAAATTCATGCATATCTCCAGACCCATAGAAAATATTATCTTGGTTGCCAATATTATCATTACGACATATCCTATAACTTCCACCTGTATATGGGTCTATACATATTGCTGGAGCGTGCATTGCCATGTCGCCATGAACCTCAATGGTCTGACCGTACAAAACTAAAATTTCTGTTGAACTTGGTATCCAAGAGAAATCTGACTCCTCAAAATGGTTTTTATGATATGTATTTGACTCAAAATCAAAAAACTTGCTTAAGCCTTCCTCAAATTGTAAAATTATCGGCTTGTACCTTGTGGCATTGTTCACTTGTTCACCACTAACTGGAATTGCCTGATTATTGAAATATACATTGAATTTGGTCCCAGGCTTTAATGGCTCTTCAAAACCACTGTACACTTCAACTAAGAACTTATTTTGTCCGTCGCCACTTACTGTGTATAATATATTTTCAACATTGTTGTAGCTAGAACCTGTTCCACTTGGGCCTTGATAACCTCTTGGGCCTTGGTTTCCGTTGTTTCCAGTATTACCTTGTGGACCACGAACACCCTGATAACCTTGATAGCCTTCAGAGCCACCGCCTTCGGAATCATACGTTAAACTATTGAAATGTCCTTCTTTAACCAAACCAGGATAAAACACCTCACCTTTAGAATAATCATGATATGTATGCCCCATCTTTGCTATGTCAACATAATAATCTGGGAGCAACCCAATAGGATAATTAACCTCAGCTATATTCACATTTTCAACACCATAATACTGTGTTGTACAAAGTGTTGTTCCAGAATCACAAACATCATCAGATATCCAATTAAACATTGAATAGATAAATTCATGATAATCAGTAGTATTAAGATTATATAGAGTAAATGAAGAAAATCCCCAAGAATTAACAAAGTATTGCTCAAGTGTATATGGGTCAAGACCATTCATGATTGCTGGCCTTGTATAGTCCATATTGCCATTCATACAACTACCATAGAACAGTAACATTTCGCTACTGTTTGGTATATCATTGTATTCTACTTTTTCGAAATGTGATTGTTGTTTTGTTGTTGAACTAAAAGAAAATAAAGCTGATAGTGTTGTTAAGTTTCCACTAGCATTATATATTTCAAATATAACTGGATAATATTCATTAGCAACATTTGTATTCAACATTGTTAATGAATGATTAAATATAACACCAACTTTTTCACCATTTTGAATCGGTTTTTCAAAACCTTTATAAGGCATAACCTTAAATACATTTGTTCCTTGGTATTTGTCAAAAGTTATCAGTAAGTTTTCTGGCAATATACCGTCTATACCATTGACGCCATCATTACCCTGAGGACCAACTTTTCCTTGTGGACCATCATTGCCTTGTGCACCAACTTTTCCTTGTGGACCATCATGACCTTGCGACCCATCATTACCCTGAGGACCAACTTTTCCTTGTGGACCATCATTGCCTTGTGCACCAACTTTTCCTTGTGGACCATCATTACCCTGAGCACCAACCTTACCCTGAGGACCAACTTTTCCTTGTGGACCATCATTGCCTTGTGCACCAACCTTACCCTGAGGACCATCGTTGCCTTGAGCACCGACTTTTCCTTGTGGACCATCATTGCCTTGAGCACCAACCTTACCCTGTGGACCATCATTACCCTGTTGGCCATCATTGCCTTGAGCACCTATTTTACCTTGTGCGCCGTCTTTACCCTGCGGTCCATCATTACCCTGAGCGCCAACCTTTCCTTGTGGACCATCATTGCCTTGTGCACCAACTTTTCCTTGTGGACCATCATTACCCTGAGCACCAACCTTACCCTGAGGACCAACTTTTCCTTGTGGACCATCATTGCCTTGTGCACCAACCTTACCCTGAGGACCATCGTTGCCTTGAGCACCGACTTTTCCTTGTGGACCATCATTGCCTTGAGCACCAACCTTACCCTGTGGACCATCATTACCCTGTTGGCCATCATTGCCTTGAGCACCTATTTTACCTTGTGCGCCGTCTTTACCCTGCGGTCCATCATTACCCTGAGCGCCAACCTTTCCTTGTGGACCATCGTCACCTTTCGGTCCTTGTGGTCCATCGTTACCCTGAGAACCAACTTTTCCTTGTTGGCCATCGTCACCTTTCGGTCCTTGAGGTCCATCGTTGCCTTGAACACCATCCTCACCTTTTGGGCCCTGCGCACCATTATCACCTTTCAAGCCCATCTTTCCTTGCGGTCCATCATTACCCTGAGCACCAACCTTACCCTGTGGGCCATTGTTGCCTTGAGCGCCGTCTTTACCTTGAACTCCGTCATTACCCTGAACACCTTCAGGCCCTTGTAAACCAACATTTCCTTGAGGTCCTTGATTGCCTTCATTTCCCTGTGAACCATTAAGTCCTTGAGGACCAGTAAACCCTTGTGGTCCTTTATCACCTTGTGAACCAGTATAACCCTGTACACCATCAAACCCTTGATTTCCTTCAGGTCCTTGCGGACCGTCTTTACCTTGAATGCCTTCGGTTCCTTGTGGTCCATCTTTACCTTGTAAACCAACATTTCCTTGAGGACCATAGATACCCTGAGGGCCATCATTACCTTGTGGTCCATTGTTTCCTTGGACACCATTCAATCCTTGTGGCCCAGTGAAACCTTGATTTCCATTTAAACCTTGAAATCCCTGGTTTCCTTCTGGACCTTGCGGACCAACTTTTCCTTGATTGCCATTTAAACCTTGAGGGCCGTCATTTCCTTGTTGCCCCTGAGCACCATTTTTACCCTGAGGACCATCATTACCTTGTGGACCTGTTTGCCCATCACTTCCTTGTGGTCCCTTTATCTCACCAGCATCTTGGAATTGACCATCAATAAGAACCTGAAGATGTCCGTTCTCATCAATATATCCATCTCCATTATCAACACAATCACCACTACCAGGTAAAATTCTAACTGAAGTACCATCATTACCCTTTAAACCTTGTGGTCCTTGAACACCAGTATCACCGTATTTACCTTGCGGTCCTTCACTGCCTTGGTCTCCCTTGAATCCTTGATAACCAATTTTACCTTGCACACCATCATTGCCTTGAGCACCAACCTTACCCTGAGGGCCATCATTTCCTTGTTGTCCCTGAGCACCATTTTTGCCAACTGCGCCATCGTCACCTTTCGGCCCTTGTGGTCCATTATTACCCTGAGGGCCATCGTTACCTTGAGCACCAAGCTTACCCTGTGGACCATCATTGCCTTGAGCACCAAGCTTACCCTGAGGACCATCGTTGCCCTGAGCACCAACCTTGCCTTGTGGACCATTATTACCCTGTGGACCATCATGGCCCTGAGCGCCATCTTTACCTTGAACTCCGTCATTACCTTGAGGACCAATTTTACCTTGGCTACCATCTGGCCCTTGATATCCTTGTTCTCCTCTTTCAGACGCAGCACCATCTTCGCCCTTAGGACCTTGGTAACCTATAGCGCCTTGTGGTCCAGCAATACCTTGATATCCCTGCTCACCTCTCTCGGCAGCCATTCCGTCTTCACCTTTTAGTCCTTGAGGGCCAATAACACCCTGTGGTCCAACAAAGCCTTGATATCCTTGTTGCCCATTAGTACCTTGCGGGCCTTGATATCCTGCTCCCTTTTCACCCTGGAAACCCTGATTTCCTTTCAAATCACCCCTGTCTTCCCATTGTGATGTAGAAGGTTCCCATACAAACAAATGGCCTTCAACCATGTAAGCGTCACCACATTCACCATCACCAATCCAATCTTTTTCCTCTTCCCATTCGTCAAATGACGGATAGCTTTCAATTATATGTAATGGTGCACCGTTTTGACCTTGCGGGCCATTATAGCCTTGAAAACCTTTTGGTCCTTGAACACCTTCAGGACCTTGATTCCCTTTTAGGCCTTGCGCACCTTGGTTACCATGTGGACCATCTTTACCTTGAACACCTTCATGCCCTTGTGGTCCGTCATTACCCTGAGGGCCATCGTTACCTTGAGCACCAAGCTTACCCTGAGGACCATCATTGCCCTGAGCACCATCTTTACCTTGTGGACCATCATTTCCCTGTGGTCCGTCATTACCCTGAACACCTTTAGGTCCTTGTGACCCGTCATTACCCTGAGCACCATCTTTACCTTGTGGACCATCATTTCCCTGTGGCCCGTCATTACCCTGAACACCTTTAGGTCCTTGTGGGCCATCGTTGCCCTGAGCACCAACCTTACCTTGCGGGCCATCGTTGCCTTGTGGACCATTATTACCCTGAGGACCATCGTTGCCTTGAGTACCAACCTTACCCTGCGGACCATCATTACCTTGCGGACCATCATTTCCCTGTGGTCCGACATTGCCTTGAGCACCTATTTTACCTTGTGGGCCATCGTTGCCCTGAGGACCATCGTTGCCACGAGCACCATCTTTACCTTGTGGACCATCATTTCCCTGTGGTCCGTCATTACCCTGAACGCCTTTAGGTCCTTGTGGACCATCGTTACCTTGGGCACCTTCGGGTCCTTGTAGTCCGTCATTACCCTGAATACCTTCAGGCCCTTGTGGACCGTCTTTACCTTGCGGACCACTATTTCCTTGTGGACCATCTTTGCCTTGTGGACCACTATTTCCTTGTGGGCCGTCTTTACCCTGAACACCCTCAGGCCCTTGTGGACCGTCTTTACCTTGTGGACCACTATTTCCTTGTGGGCCGTCTTTACCCTGAACACCCTCAGGCCCTTGTGGACCGTCTTTACCTTGGTTTCCTTCTGGACCCTGAGGACCATCTTTTCCCTGGGCCCCACCCAAACCTTGTGGACCGACCAATCCTTGTTTACCTTGCGGTCCTATTTCACCAACTTCACCATCCTCACCTTTTGGACCCTGCGCACCATTATCACCTTTCAAGCCCATCTTTCCTTGCGGTCCATCATTACCCTGGGCACCATCTTTACCTTGAACTCCGTCATTACCTTGAGGACCAACTTCACCAAGTTTTCCTTGCGGGCCAACTTCACCTTTCCAACCTTGCGGGCCTGTCGCTCCAGTTTCACCATTCAACCCTTGTGGACCAGTCAAGCCTTGTGCTCCCTGAAAGCCTTGTGGACCGTCCATCTTTATTACTTCATCAATCTTTCTGTCAATAATCCTCGATGAATAGAATGAAACGTAATCACCATTGAAATTTTTTATTACAAGAGCCTCATTGTTAGGCATTTCGTCAATAAGTATTTCACCCCTGTACGGTATGTCTGCTGTTTTTCCGCTGAAAACAACACCTTCGATAAAAGTCTTGTTCGTAGCACTTTCTATGTTTACTCGGTACTTCGGTGAAATTAATCTTCTTCTAGCCATATTTTCTCTATATATTAATTGAATATCTTTATATTATTACAAATAGTGTCTGCCACCTATATCTTCCATAAATAGTGAACCCGATGGAAAACATTCCAAAAAGACAATAAAGAAAAAAGGTTGCACAATGGCAATTTAAAACCACCACAGTGCAACCAACATATATTGTGAATCAATTGGTTACCAGAAAGTCAAAGCAGCATGGGCTGGGCCGAGTATGGCGCCGACAAGCACGCCTATAAGGGCACAGACAAAATCGTGTTTCTCGTTTTCATGTCCCCTTGACTTGTCAAGAATGCATTTTAACATTACACCAACGAATGTCAGTATTGTTGCCCATATGACTGGAAAAAAAATCATCAGGAAAATTGTTATAAGCGCGGATGTCTCCATATTCAAAAGACCATCCAAACCAATCCATTTTACACCACTGCGATATGCTGCGGTTATTTTGTCAATGAATTCATGTAACCAAATCAATATTTTGTTCATAGCTATTAGAATTTAAATAATATATTTCCGCCTAAAAAATCACAATTAATGTTAAAGGCATGTTGATATTGTAATTGTATACCATATTTTTCCTTAATAAAAAATCCGACAGTCGCATTACCCATTGGTGCTTTTATGTCATCCCATGGATTAACCATGGCACCAACACCAACAAACGGACTGAATTTCTTTACAACATAGTTTGTGTTTGTTATTGTTTTGACAACTGGAGTGTATTCATATCCAACCAATACCATTCTGTTGTATTGCACATCAGCATTTATTGTACACTTTCCGAGTGTGTCAACATCGAATATTAACTCACTGTATTTTCTTTTTGTGGCCCAATCAGCTAAAATACCTGTGGTGTCTTCCCTTGTCACTTCAATGTATTGGGTTATCACCTTTGTCGGGAATAATTCGGTATAAATTCCGTCACGTATGCATTGTTGTATTATTCCAATTGTGTCTATCGGTTTTATAACCTCATATGGCTTAGGGCACACTATCGTGTCATGCATTGTGGGACCTTGCACATATTCAATCACGACATCTGGCTTTGGCTGTTTGATTGTGGACCTTCCTAGAAAAAAACACAACACACCTATTGCCGCCATTAAAACAGCCACAAAAACCAATTGCCATTTATATTTATTATCAATATTCATTATTAAAACATAATTATCCATTAATAAATAGTTTAATTTAATACAAACAAAAACTATTTCTAAAGCAAAAATGGCGATGTTAACTTAATAACACCGCCATTAATTTTGTGATTTGAATTGTTATTTGGTGCCTCCAAACGGATTTGAATTTCCGAAATTGAAACCACCGAACGGATTAGAACCTGTGTTACCACTTGTCGGATTTGCATCCTTGTACATTTCCTGTACAATCGGTGTCCACACATCTGAAAGGTTCTTCTGTGCTTCCTTGACCTTATCCAAATCATCGGTCTTCAAAGCTTCTCTCACTTTTTCAACCAAATCAGACAATTCCTTCTTCTTGTCTTCATCAACCTTGCCTTCCTCCATTTCAGAAAGTGTCTTCTCAACACTGAAAGCATATGAATCGGCAAAGTTCATTTCAGCCGCCTTCTCCATTGCCTTTTTGTCTTCTTCGGCATGTTCCTCGGCCTCTTTCTTCATTCTTTCAATATCTTCGTCTGTTAGTGAAGATGAAGACTCAATCTTGATACTCTGTTCCTTGCCAGTACCCATATCTTTAGCAGATACAGACAAAATTCCATTGGCATCAATATCAAATGTGACTTCAATTTGCGGAACACCTCTCATGGCAGGTGGAATTCCGTCCAAAGTAAAAATTCCAATTTGTTTATTATCCTTTGTCAATGGTCTGTTACCCTGGGCAACAACAATTGTTACCGCTGGCTGGTTGTCTTCAGCCGTTGTGAATATTTGGCTCTTCTTGCAAGGGATTGTCGTATTGGCCTCAACAACTCTTGCCATAACACCACCCTGAACGTCTATACCGAGATTTAAGGGGGTAACATCGAGCAAAACGATGTCATCCTTTTCACCACTAAGAATTGCCGCCTGTACCGCCGCACCCAAAGCAACGGCTTCATCTGGATTCACGTTCTTCAACAGAGGTTTTCCAAAAGCCTTTGTAAGCTCATCCTGCACCTTTGGAATTCTTGTGGAACCACCGACAAGCAACACACCATCAAGGTCGTCATTTGTAATCTTAGCTTTTTTAACTGCTTCCTTTCCAAGATTGATAACCTTTGTAATTTCCTTATCAATCAATGATTCGAATTTGGCTCTGCTTAATGAAATGGCCAAATGCTTTGGCGCACCATCAACAGCTGTGATATACGGCAAATTGATTTCCGTGTTCATTGTATTTGACAATTCCATCTTCGCCTTTTCAGCCGCATCATAAACACGTTGCATTGCCATCGAATCCTTTGACAAATCAACTCCATCGGATTTATTAAATTCAGACACAACATAGTCTGCAACCAATTTGTCAAGGTCACTACCGCCACAATACACATCACCATTTGAGGCTAAAATTTCAACAACACCATCTGAGATGTCTGCAACAGAGAAGTCTAAAGTTGACAGTTTGTTATCATTAGGCTCTTTATCCTAATTTCACTAATTTTCACTAGTGTTCAGACTATTTCTTTCGTATGTATTAAAAAATGCATCTATATCATTTGGAAATAATAAGTAAAATTCATAGTTATGTTCTTTAGCAAACAATCTTGCCGCTTCCTCCTTTTTACCCCACTTTCCACTTTCTACTTGTTTTCTATGCCAAACATGATTATCTTTAATTTCAATCATAATACCTCTCTCTGGTAAAAAATAATCTGAATTGTACACATGTAACCTATTTTCGAAATAATATGGTATTTTCAAACCATTTTTTATTTTAATGTTTGTGTTCAAACACCTTTCAATAAATTTTAATTCTTCGTTGCTTTGATATGTAACGCCACATTCATGCTTTTTCATTGCAAATGAAAAATTATTGAATACACATCCTTTACAATAAAAACTATTGTTTCTTAAATGTTCCTTTAACTGCCTTGTTATATGGAAAATCTCTCCACAACAAGAACAAATTAAATTAACATTTTGTAATGGATATTCTTTTCCATCAATTCGTAAATATTGTGCATATTTTTTAGCATTATGACATGGCCAAGCAACTAAAAACTCAACATATTTATCTTTTAAAGTAATGTCCCCAACAGAATAAATCAAATGCTTAACAGATTCAAACTCATCCTCAGTTAAATTTCTTTTAAAATAAGCTGTTTTAAACTCATCACTTTCGGAATTGAAATCGTATTGTTGTTTGTTTATTCCTTTGTTTCCCCTAACTTCTCCATTTCTTTTCATTTCGAAATATTTTTTATGCCATGCTATCTTTTCATCATTTTCCCTACATTTCGGACATCCTATCTTCGTCTTAGCTAAGTATTTAGCTAAATAAATATTAGACCTGTTACCACAACTACACTCGTACTCAACACGATATTGATTATTACGTAAATTAACAAGTGGCTTGTCATCAATAAACAAAGTAAGTGTTGGATTTGGTGCCGACGAATACTTTGCTTTATAGTATTTCAACTCCTTTTTGTTGAATTTTACTTCATTTCCAAATTTGTCAAAGAGCGATATAATTCCATTTTCTAATTCTTTTTGAAAATCTTCCATACTTTTATATATTTTTTATATAAATAGTATGAAATATATCAAAAGTTGTACATACTAACGGATTTCTTGGAAATTTTTTCTTCGTCCTAAACGGTCAGAATACTTTTTCTAGTCGTTGAACCTTTATCTTGTTTCCAAGATAAGTGGCTGCGCTTATTTCGATTTCCCAATCCTTAAAGTTTTTACCACCTATCGGTCATTAAGCCGACTGCTACCACATATATTACTATTGTGTGCGGTATTTAAGGCTCTAAGGGGTTTCCCGCAATTAACCCGTTTTTAATTTTTCGCTTTAAGCAGCGCGGAGGCACAACTCTCTACCACCGTAGTCAACAACCAAATACTTACCACCTTTTTGCATATCAATATTTGAAGCAAGTATTGCAGCTGTTGGTTCAGCTATAATTCTTCTCACATTAAGACCAGCAATCTCACCAGCACGCTTTGTTGCCTCTCTCTGAGCATCATTGAAATACGCAGGTACCGTGATAATAGCATCTGTAACATCTTCGCCCAAAGCATTTTCTGCCGTTTGCTTTAACTTTGTAAGAATCATTGCTGACAATTCTTCTGGAGAATAATGTCTATCACCAATTTTAACTCTAGGATATCCATCAACATTATCAACATCATATTGAACATGTGTAATGTTATCCTTTACTTCATCATACGTTCCACCCATGAAACGTTTAATTAAAATTACAGTACCCTTTGGGTTTGTGATTGCCTGTCTCTTTGCAGCTGCACCAACTTTACGTTCACCACTTTCGCTAAATGAAATAACGGATGGTGTTGTACGACTACCTTCATCATTAATTAAAATTGTTGGTTGTCCACCTTCCATTACAGCAACTTCGCTCAATGTTGAGCCTAAATCAATCGATATGATTTTACCCATTTTTGTAAAATTTTAAATTATTATTATTCATTATTTTTACTGTTTTTTATTAACTTTTATTTGTTATTTTCCAAATTCGTTTCTATTATACAAATTAAAATCTCAATTTCCAAAATTTTCAAAATATTTTTACCCACCAATTCCGACTAAAACATCGTTTTCCCAATCAAAAATCTTCAATATATGGATTAGGTCGAATATCAAATACTCATACGACCACCCTCCGCTTATTGTCCACTTGTCATTTGTGTCAACATTAATGTTGTAATATCCATATATTCCCTTTTCTTCGTCAAACCATTTGACCTTCCACATATTGGCTTTCCAGTTCCATTCTCCCTGATTGGTGCGTAATGCTTCTTCAACATCTGTTTTTTCATTCCAATCTTCACCTAGTTCTGTGTCGCTGTCAATTCTTCTTCCGTTGAAATATTTAAGTATGTGGTTTTCTCTTACCTCTTCGATAATATTCAATAATTGGTTTTTTGAAATAGTCAAAAAAGACAAATCACTTTCAATATCAAGATTGTTATTGAACAATTTATCTGCAAATTTGCCATGACTGTCATGCATAAGTATATCTGTTAATGTATCATACTTTACTTGTTCTTTTGTAAGTTCATCATAAACACCATTTGATTCGTACTCTTCACTTGTTATGTTTTGATACTTTTCAACAGTTTCACGAGGAACACAATATAAACTAAATCTAAAACCCATATTAACGTAATTTAATATCTTTATCTATATTACAAATTTTTAATAAATGTTGCAACTCATGGACATATTTTAATTTAATTATTACCTCAGGACCACCAAGACTATCTTCAGAATCATCCTGTTCAATCTCAATATGATAATACCCATCTTTACCTATCGGCCACCAAGATAGAATGTCTGTGTCTGGAAAATTGCTTTCAAGAATCTCATCAGTTAGTTCAACTGGTTTGAAAATCATACCAAATGAATTATCATTAAGATAACGCGTAAAAATAGCGGCAGTCATCCTAAATATCGCACCACTTAGATTTTGGATATAATCACCAAACATTAAATCTGTTATATTTAACATACCTTTCTTATTTTTTTTACTGTGCAATCTTCTAAAAATGAAACTGGAACTTCAACGATTATATCGTTTCGCCCCCACTTTGCCCTCTGATATTTTTTAAAATAGCATTTCGGGTTGTCTGTATATAAAGTGTCATCTGAAATTTCTGTTAACAATTTATCAAGAAGCTGTTTTCTGTTTGTTATCAACCAGTTGTTTTTCCCCTCGAATACAATATAATCAGCTTCCCCATACATGGAACCTGGTTGTCCATTGACATTCTGCAATTCAAGCCACGTTGAGTCATAATTAACCTCTTTGTCATATCTTGACCTTTTTCTCGCACCTTTAACATCGAACCCTACTTTGCGTTTTTCTTCACAATATTTCCAAAACAGGTCAATATGTTTATGCGCATCTTCATATTCTGTAGACGGTATTATTTCCCCACCTTGCTCATGTACCAAATCGTTTGCAAATTTGGCTTCTACATTTTTTCCATTGCTATAAAATATTTTTACAATATCAGCTATTCCAGCCACGATTTTTCAGCTTTTCCTAAATGCTTATTCTTTTCAAACACAAGTGGAAACACATACATGTCAAATTCAAAACCATTGTTTGATAATACAAGTATTTTTCTACGCAAATCACAAAATACAATATACGCATCATCATAATAATCCCTATCACCGACATTTAATTTTTCAAAAGGCTTTGAAAACGAAATTCCTCTTGAACTATAAAAATTATCAAAATTTTTATCCTCATATTCAGAATAATACATGTCAATCGTTTTTTTCATGTCATCTTCGTCAAATGTGGTGAAATTAACTTTAAACCCGTAATACTCATATTCTTTTTTGGTGAAATTAAAAATATCTTTGAATTCAGAAACTAGGCAATTGTGCATGTTGACCTCATCAACAACACATTTCAACATATCCATCGTGATAGTATCCATACTTTTGAGAAGATTGATTATTTCATCAAAACGCTCCTTATACAACAAATTATCATTAAGATATTCCACAACGGTTGATTTGTCAAGAACGCTTTCATACTCCTTTATATACCTGATTCTAGATGGTCTTGACAATAGATTTTTGTCAATGTATTTGTTGTTTGTTGTAAGAATGAACACATGTGTATTTGTTGTGTTGTTAAGCCCGTCCATGACACTTAAAAGGCTTGAGCCAGCATCATCCTCGTCATCTCTTCCAGTGTGTGCGAAATTTTTTTCAAACTCATCAAAAAAGAAAACACAATCCTGGTTGATGCTTGAAATAAACATGTCCAAATTTGGATAATTTTCATCACAAATAATAACTGGTAACTGCAATTCATTACACAAATATTTGGCTGTCACCGTCTTCCCAGCACCCTTTTCGCCATTAAGCAAAACACCAATATTGCTCTTGTACGGTTGTTTGTGGTATGTCCCAACGACATGATTAATAAATTTCATATCCAGCCCGTAAAGTTTGAATGAAAATTCAAATTTATTTTTCCATAATTCTACAGAAAATTCTTCTTTGAATTTGTCATAATGTAGTTTGTAAACCCCGTTAGGTAGCATATCAACAATGTCAACACCGCCACCAATTTGCTGGTAAATGTTTTCTCTTTTAATATATAAATTATTTTCCATACAAATTATTTGTTAATTATATTTTCATTTGAAACATCATCTTTTGACACAACATCGATTTTATAGTTGAATATCTGATTATCCCTCAAATAATCAGACAGTTCAAAATATGTGTAATCATTTGAAAAAAACAAAGATTTCCAACTTGGTTTTTTTGTTTCTGAATCAATCTCAAAATGTGTAACCTTCCAATACATAATATTATTCATTTTTTTAGAATGGCAAATCATCAACTTCATTGGAAGTTGCCTTATTCTTTGTAATAATATCTTTTTTATTTAAGGAATCCAAATATTTTCTAGCCATTTCTTGTGCTTCTACAAAGTGAAAATCAGTGCAAGTTACCATCCACTCAATATAAGTACTTCTTGTTGGGTCAGTTGCCTTTTCAGTTTCGTGAATTTCACGAATGGTCTTATTCTGACCTCCGTATTTCTTTCCGAAATTAATAACATAGTCACCTGGCTCACCTTCATATTTCTTCGGTTCAACTTCTTCAACAATCACTTGTTCTGTTGGTCTGAAATTAAAATCAAGTATTTCTTTTCTGCTTGCGATATAATCAGCCGCCTGCAATGCTCTTTCAAGGTCGCTTTTAGGCATTGGATATGGTTCGTCACCGAATTTTAAATATTTTTTTTGGTGCTCCCATTTACCCATGTGACTTTCAACAGCCCTGCAAATGATTTCCATTTGTGGTTTTGTTAATATTTTTGCTGATTCATTTAATTCTTTAACATACTTACTCGCAAGTATTGGATGTTCACGAACTGTATGCCCAGTATTGTCACCCTGCTTTTTTATATCATGTGCCAACGCCGAAACAATTAAAAGGTCTCTGTATTCATCATCCAAATCATAAGATTCTGCTATTGATTCTGCAATGAATGTAACACATCTTGTGTGCCTTACAAGACCACCTTTTCCTAAATCAAATTGAGGATGATACTTTCCACTTGAACTCGCTGGGACAGAGAAAAAATAATCATCAGCATTACCTATAAGCTCTTCTGCGAATTTTCTAATATTATCATCCTTAATGTCATTAATTTCATTAATGAACAACTTAATTTTTTCTGATTTATCCATAAATTTATTTAACCAAATCTTGTTCTTTCATTATTTTTAAAAATGTTGCATACACTTCTGTCTTCTGATTATCATCTTCAAACAATTCTGCATATTCATTTCCATTTGCAAGTTCCATAAAAATATCATGTGAATTTTTACGCCCTTTCCCAGAAAATACTCGCTTTATGTCCTTAAAAACCTCTTTAACCACCTCAACAATTTTACAATTGCCTTCTGATATCAGCCCATTGATGTACATATTATGTTTATAATTCTCAAATAGTGCATCAATTAATTCGTTGCCAAAACACCATTTGCCTAGAACTTTTACGCACGCAAGCATAAAACACCCTTTGTCGGTTAAACAGTATCTGGCTTCTATAAATTTATCACAAATATCCCCGTCTTCCTTGAAGCCTTTACATGTATCTTGTTTTGCACAGTCACAGCATGTATAGTGATAGTCAAGGACAAATTCAGTGCATGTGGCCGCTTGGGGTAAATAACCATGGCAATTATCCTTTATCTTACAATCATCACATGATAATGCCTCATCATCCCTGTCATAGTAATCACAATTTAACCTTGGGTTTTTGCTGTCACCCTCTATATTCACTTTTAATTTACAAGAAAAGCGGGCAGCACAATTTGAGCACGCATTTTCAACTTTAAAATTTCTTAATTTTTTCATTTTTATATTATTTAAAACGCTTACTGTTTGTTATGATACAAATAAAAAATCAGAAAGACAAATAATTAACCTATTTATATTAAAAAAAGTAAGATATGGCAGAATTGCATTGGCGGTGTACATACATGGCAAACATATATGACAAGGATAAATTTGATGGTTTGTCTGGGTATAAATTCGAATTTACGGATGACACAATAAGAATTATATTCTTTGAAACAGAATATGGAAACGCACTAGAGGATGTTGAAAAAAACAATTCGTCTATTGAGGCTGCGGAGGAGAAGCTTACCTTGTTTTCAGAAGGTTGGGTTTATTTTGACGACGGGAATCCTTATTACTTCCCTCTAATGAATGATGAAGAAATTGAACGCATAAATAACGGAGAATTATATAGGGGAAATAGGCTTGTTTCTGTTGGTGTTGCGGTTGAACTTGATGGCTATGACCCATATATGTCAGAACCAGAAAAAAGGGCGAATGTACAATACCTGAATTTCGATTGGTCATACAAGGGGTTAAATGTCGGTGATGGTGAGTTTGAGGAAATTGAACCAGTCGAAAACAACATAGAAATGGCACAAGCACTGTTAGTACCGATAACAAAGTGGATTTGGAAAGCATTCTGCCAATTCAATGTCAGCGGAACAACAAATAGTTCCCAGCCAGTGTATTACCCCTTGGATAATTTCAAACTACAGGTTTTTTCAGGAACAAATCTTCCTGGGATAGCGAGTTTTTTCAGCGGAAATACACCAGTTACAATTTATAGTACAGGAACGTCACACTTGCAATATGAAAATATATTATCTACAACAACTGTCAGCTCGGATTCAGGTCAAAATTATTTTCCTATGGACTTTTGGACTCTTGCACAACAAGGAATATATTCTGCTATAACAAACGAAAATTTTTATTATAGCGTAAGTGGTGGAGGCCATCAGGAAAGTGTTTTTTCTGGCGGATATTCAATATATGGTATATGTATTGAACACGGTAACGTGCAACATTATAATCCGTCAGACATAAACTCCACTTCACGTGGCTGGATGATTGCAAACAATGCAATATTAAATGCAAATTATTTTTCCTTGTATATCATGGATGAATTCAATGATGCCAGCATAAGCATGGTTGATGTTGGTCTTGGACACGCTGGAAGTGCGCTTACTGGTTTACATGGTGTAGTTAATGTAATATCATCGGCAATACCGTTTTCAGATGGCATGCCATGTTTTGTTTCGAGAATAGGGAGCCCTGGGGAATTTTCTGTTGTACCACCAAATAGTACACACGAGATATTTCTTAAAAGTACAGGTGAGATAGCATCTACAAACAGGGCAAGGTCGTTATGGGCAATGTTTGATGACAGCAGTTCGCTATATTACAATGACATAGAAGGCAAACTTGGGTTTACACCAAACGACATATATATAGCTGGTGATTTATCTAATAAATTCTGGTTTTCTGACGGATACCAACAGGACGGAGACAGGATGATTCTTACAAGCGACATGCTTGGATATGTTGGAACACCGAATTATTTTGTCAACGAACTGGCTTCAACAAACTGGACATATTCAAACTATACCACAATTTTGAGCTATTCTTTTTCATCTGGAAGCGGTGAACAAATGATTGCCAATATTGAATTGGCAGCAAACACCAAATATATTGTTTGTTTGCCTAATTTTCTGACTGTAAACCCGACATACTTTAATTTAAAAGCCAGAATCGGAACAAACAATATGTCCTGTAGTTTATTGCATTTTTATCACGGTCCATATTGGGACAAAAACTCTGGCTATTATATTACCAATAGCGAACAAGAAAAATACTTATGTACTGGCGCATTGTTGATTAAAACTCCAAACACCAACCTATCACATTTAAATGTGTACATTGAGGTCATTGATTGTTTTAGTCCTATTGATAATTATAATAACAAAGTATATTTGGAAAGTCCGCAAACACTTTTTTACTACCCGATACTCAAAGATAATTATCTTGATGCCGATGGTCCAAGACCTATTGATGTTGATGATATGTGACAGTTTTCAATCTGACACACATTCCGAGTTCTTCACGTATTGATTTTGCAATCTCATCAAACATTGTTTTGCATAAGCAAATGTTGTTATTGTGTGTTATGTCAATAGACAATGAATCCAGGACAACTATCTTCCGCATTGAATCATTATGCAACAAATCACATAAAATTTTATTTGATTTGACCTCAAGTATTCTTAACGTCATGTTCTCAATATATGCCTTTGCAATCCGATTGTTATCATATAACAACAAATCCACAAAGGCGTAATTCCTGAGATTCTTCTGTTGTTTTAAATATGGCTCGTTCGTGAATTTTGATATTATTTCATCCCAAGTTTTTCCACCGATGTCAAAACCATAATAATTAAGAGTCTGAACCGTTGCTTCGCACATGTCTATAACCAAATACTTATGACCGTCAACTGGCTCTGGCTGTTGGTCAATATCTTTCGGGCATTTTTCCAGAAACTCATCAAGATTTACACAGCTGTTTATATATTTGTTTACCGAATCTCCAACAACATATATGTCATTATAAATTCTCAACCAATCATTATCTCTTACAGAACAATAATCCAAAAATTCGACATACAAATCTTCAAGATGTTTTTCTTTTACAAAATCACATCTCATTTTTTTTGATAATTCCGTGTTATATGAATCATCATTAAGCAAAATTCCATGATGTAATAAAAAAATCGAATCAAATTCAAATTCCGATTCGATTTTATGGTTTTTAATATTTCTAATATTAAATGCTTTTGTTTTCAATTCTTTAACAATGAATTTATGTGTGTTATTGCTTCATTCTTATAACATTTCGCCTCCAAGATTGCATTATTGATATCTTCCTGGCTTTCTTTTACTTCATACTCAAGTGAATCACACATTATCAGACAACCACCGTCTTTCGTCGCATGCAAAACCACAATATTCTCAGCATTGAATTTATATTCCGTGCTTCCGACATGCAAATACAAATACGGGGTTATGTTTATACCAATTTCTATAGATGTACCTCCAGCTTCCATTTTATTCAATTTTTGTGAATACTATTGGATGGTTTTCATAATAAGGCAACGCCCTAATTGTATTATAATCAATAAATTCCATCGCTTCCTCTGGCTCCATGCCATCGTTTTCCACAAGATATTCAACCATCAGGTCGTAATCATAAACAGCCCTGTTATCCTCGGAGAAACCGACAAATGCTGTATCGTAACATGGGTCTTCAAATAACAATACTTCATCGTAACCCATTTCATAAATTAAATCCTTAATCTCCTGTTGTTTCATTTTAACTAAAATTATATAAATTATCCTTGTCCTCGCATGCAATTCCCTTTTCAATCAATCCAAAACAATCAAGAAAGTGTGATTTAAGAAAATCCATGTAGTTTACAACATCCTCGTTTACAACTGACATTTGGCTTCCTCCATATATGACTTTATCTTGCAATTCGCAATATTCAACCTTCTCTTTTTCTGTCATGCTTGAAAAAGGTCTAAGATATAACTTGATATTCTCAATATCAACATAGTCATTATCGTGAAAAAAATCCACAGAGCCGTCAAGCTCTTGTATTGTGTTTATATTATTGTACAAATGTTCGACAAATAAGGTATCAAGACGTGTAACTAATCCTTCGTACTCAACATATGCACCATATGGGAGATATTCACACAACGCTTTTGTTAATAATGTTTTATCTTCTTTTTCCATGTTTTAAATTATTGTCTCTCCGTTTAATTATTTCAGTACCATCATCTTCCTCTTTTTTGCTGTTCTGCTGTTATAGTGAATGCGTTATGCTCATATGGATTATCATATGGATGATTGACCAAATAATTATTTCTTTTAAATTCTCCAAATTCAATCATAATGATAACATTTCTTTTAAATCTTCTATAATTGTTTGGTTTTTCTCGTTACACTCTAACATATTGACAAGCTCAAGCAAATCTTTCTTTTCTTCATTGAATTGCTCGTCTTTCCATTCTGCCATTTCTAATGCAGCATTATAAGCAGCTATTTCTTCATCGTTCGGCAAATAACGGCTTGTTGCATAATGCTCACTAATCTCATCTGATTTTTCTTTATTAGTCATATATTTCAATTCAATGTTATTTTCACTAGGTTCACCACTCGCTTTCCGCAAGTCTCTTCGTAACAACAGCAGTACATCCTAATATTTGGTTCTTTTCATTTTTAAACCTTTTTTGGTCTTTGGGCTTTTATTCTTTTACCACTTTTCAAATCGTCTATACAAATTTGTGAAAACTCTAATGCGCGTGTAAGGCTTTCTATTGTATCATATCCATCTGGGATTAGATATGTTTCCACATCCATTCCAAGTCCCCAATCATAATCATTAAGAATGTTTTGAATATCCTCAATCATTCTTTTGTCGTTTGGAACAATATAATTGTCATATGTCATGCAACATTGTTCTGGCTCAATTCCGCCGATATTGATTTTTACACGATGGCAATCATCTCTGTCATATAGGTAATCCAGAACATCATCGGCCATCGTGGTGACTATCATATAATCTCTTTTAAGATTAAGTGGTTTTTTGGTTCTGTCGTATAAATTTACTGTTGGCATAATATTGTGCATTAAATTTAGTTTGTCATATAATGATACAAATTTAATTTTAAATAACCAATTTTTATTTATTTTAATAGTGCGAGTTAGAAAAACTTTCTCAATAGCTTTTTCCACCACAATTATGTTCCGTAGACATATACTCTAATCCATTGAGCTATGGGGAGTATTCTATTTTGTTTTATTCTGCTCCTTATCAACCATACCAACAATTTCCAATGCTTCAAGCAATCCTTTCTTAATTCCTGAATACCAATTAGACAAATTTCCAGCATAATAATTCCGTTCATCGCGAAGCCGTTCGCAAATATCCTCGTTATCGTATTTTTCAATACGCTCACGTATTAATTTCATACATTCTTGTTTTGTCATTTCTTACAAATTTTGTTAAACATTTTTTTCCACCACGGAAGGTTGTCCTCGTACCTTCGTTTTTCAATTTCATTGTACGCTTCCATAAGTTCTTTCGTTGTTACCATATTTTCCTTCAGCACTTCAGGTGGAATTGGAGGGCACACAGCCAGTCTCTGACAACCAATAATTCCATTATCGTAAGTCTCTGCATATTCAGGTATTTTTGTTCCAGAAAGTCCATAAATTTTATCATCTTCTTTGGTTTTTTCCGAAACATTGTTGAGTGAGTTGCCGTTGATATCAACTTCCTCAATCATAAACATTTCTTTACAGTCTGGACAGTCACAGTACCTGAATTTCCTGATTTCATGCCCCTCCATAACCATCATGATTGGCGTCGCAATCGTATACGTATCCGACAAGTCAGCGGTGAACTCACACCCGCAGTTATAACAAGTAAGTCTATACGGTTCCTTGTTTTTTATGTTTCCGTGTTTGATTATTTCCATTTGACATTAAAAATTGTTTGTTAAAATAGATTCAATTGTTTCGATTGTTTGTTCCTTCCGTTGAAGTCTGTCGATTTCCGATGATATGTGTTTTCTCATTGTTATAATTTCTTTAAGCACCTCAGCTGATTTTTTCATTTTGTATGCTTTTTCGTCCAGATTCATATCTTCCTTATATAAGGAATAGTGTGTATAACCAAAATTATCTAATATTCTAAGTTCAAAATAGTTGTCGTATTCGTCAACTTCACCCGTATCATTCTCGATATAATATCTACCGATTTCCTCTTGGCCGAGCAGTTCGTTGTATAACAAATCCTCACAACACTCCAAATCACTCTCATCCATCAAGGATTCGACATAGTCATATATTTCACCATCCCACTTTCTTAGGTTGTCGTATTTTTCAATAAAAGTTTCCGCATCCATAATACTAAATTAATTCTTTTAGTTCAAGAAGTGGCAATTCGCCAATTTCTTTATAATAAAAATCTTTTAAATACCAATTGTTGTGCCATTTTTTTGATTTTTCAATCAAATCGTTTGCTTTTTCAATATCATCAATATAATCAATCAGCATTTCTGCGCTGATGTCAACACATTTGTTTTTGATGATTTCATACTCCGTTTTCGCCTTTTCATACTTTGCCAAATCTTCTTTCTTGGTTTGATGACTTGCTAATATTATGATGGAATCTAAACCATAAGCAAGGAACATAGCGCCAAGAACACATCCAGGCCATTTGCCATTAATGTAGAAGTATAAAAGGACTGTACCCGCAATAAATGATATTATTAATAATGCTATATACATGATTTTTAATTATTTTTTTACTATTTTTTAGTAATAACTTAATCCTCGTATGGTGAAAACAAAACATCCTCAAAATTCGGGACCTTACCTTTGTTCAAGCAACGTTGGATGTATCTTCTATCTCTTCTCGGCAAAGTGTCAAATTCATCACCAATTGTGATTTCCACTACATTTCCGTTCGCATCAGTGCCATATTTGAATATCTGTTTTTTATATTCTTCAAGTGTCATGAGTCAAATTTTTATATTTTATGATTTATGCTGGAGAAAACCAACGACTTTAGTCGTTGGATGAATCCAGTTATTTAATTATACTTTTTTAAATTAAAAAAAACAAAAAAAAAACAGCACTTGTTGTTCTTTTTGCACGTGACGTACTATTTATTGTTATAAATATAACAATAAAATGCTGACATACAAGTACAAGCTATATGCATCCAAAAAGAACAAACACATCGAAACCCTTATGCGTGAGGCTTGCTTTGTATGGAACCATTGCCTTGCCCTCCAGAAGAAGTATTACGAAATGTACGGCAAGTATGTAGGCGGAAACAGGATGAAGACACACTTCGCCAAGAGGTACAAGATGCGGAACCTTCACTCGCAAAGTGTGCAAGAGGTGATTGAACGCCTCGACTGTGCATACCAGAGGTTCTTCGCCCACAAGTCCAAGAGACCCCCGAAATTCAAGAAGTTCTCGGACATGTCGTCCGTGGTTTTCAAACAGGGAGGGTTCAAACTGAAAGGCAACAAATTCACGATAAACAAACTGAAAACAACATTCAAGTTCTCTTTGAGCCGTCCGCTCAGGGGAGAGACAAAGAGGTTGTCGGTCA